CTAATTTATCGGATTTATAGTAACCACTAGACTCTTTTAATTTCAATTTTTATTATTTATTAAAATTATAGTAGATGGGTTTATTATTTACTTTATAAATTAGATTGAGAGCAGACCTTTTTTTTAAACCCCATAGCTTATCAATTTATGTTTAGTCAAAAATAATATATATTTTATTATAATGAAAATAGAAATATTAAAAGCTATAATAATTAATCGACCTTCTAAAACGATAAAATCACCCTATATGGCAGATGTAGAAATAGATGATGATATTCAATTAGTACATAGTCCATCATTAGGTTTAGGTGGTTTAATAATTAAAGGTGTAAATGTTATGGTATCAAAATGTATTAATAACTGTAGAAAATCAAAATATACTATTGAATTAGTTCAAACTACTAATCCTAAAAATAAAAAAATTTGGATTGGTGCAAATCCATTATTTGCAAATAAAATTTTTAATAATTTTTTAAATAAATTTAATGAATTTAAAAATTATAATATTGAAAAACAAGAAGTAAAAGTATTAAATAGTCGTTTAGATTTTCTATTAGTTAATAATAAAAAAGAAAAATGTTATGTTGAAATTAAAAATGTACCACTTATTGAATATAATAAAGAATTAAATTTATTATCCGCTATTTTTCCGGATGGTTATAAAAATAGTAAAAATATATGTATTAGTGATAGAGCATATAAACATATCGAAGATTTAATTAAACTTAAAAATCAAGGTTATCGTACAAGTTTAGTTTTTATAATTCAAAGAGAAGATGCTGATAATTTTAAACCAAATTATTTAAGAGATAAAAATTATTCAGATAAATTAAAAGAAGCTTTTGATCACGGAGTTGAAATTTATGCATATAAATTTAAATGGTCAATTAAAAATAAAACTGCTACATGTACATTTGTAGAAAAAATTCAAATAAGTTTTAATTAAGAATAAATAAATTTAGGGGTAAAACTATACGAGGATTAAGCAAATCTCCTAAATAATCATTAGTCTTATTCTTCACAGCAAGGTCTAAAGGTAATTGACCATTACTATCCTCTATCATTACTCCACCTGGATAAACTTCAACCAATGCTTGAATTATTTTAATTGAAGCCTTATTTGCAACCGCAGTATGAAGTGGTAATCTTTTTTTAATACCTGCTTTCATCTCTGCGCCTTCAGGATATCTTTCTAGTAACAGCTGAAAAATATTAAACGGAGTATTTCTCTCAACAGCAAAATGAAGAGGTAACTTTTTTTGGTGATCTTCTGACATTACAGAGTTTGGGTATGCATACAATAATTCTGTAATAATATTAAAAGGCATCTTATTAATAACAGCAATATGAATAGGTAATTTTTTAAAATGATTTTTGTAATTAGCACCGTTAGGATAAGCGTTTATTAATGTCTGAATTATATCAAAAGAAGCGTTGTTTTCAATTGCCATATGAAGTGCTAAACTATCATAACAGTTTACTTTAATTGATTCTGGGAATTCATTCAAAAGTTTCAGAATTATTTCATGTGGAGCATTATTTTCAATAGCATGATGTAAAGGTAGCCGTTGATAATTATTTTTTTCTTTTACACCATGAGGATATAAATTTATTAATGTATGTATTACTTCACATGACGCTTTCCCTTTAATTGCAAGATGAATAGGAAGATTATTTTCCCAGTCTTTCTTACTTATTGCTTCTGGATAAATAGCAATAAGGGTCTGAACCAATTCTAAAGAAGCATATTTAGCAGCAAAATGTAGAGGTAACATTTCAAGAATTGCCGTTTCTTTGACACTTTGAGGATAGGCATCAATTAACATTTGGATAATATCAATTGATCTATTTGACGTAATCGCACAATGGAGAGGTAAATATTTACTAAAAGTGGTTTTCACTTTGACACTATCTGGATATGCAGTCAAAAGAGCTTGAATTACATTAATTGAAGACTCTCTAGCAGCCCAATGTATAGGCAATCTATCTTCATACAAATCTTTAACTTTTATAGATGCTTCTTCTGGATTATTTTCTAGTAATCTAATAATCTCTTCCGCATTTTTACCATTTTTAATATATTCAATCAAAGATAATCTGGGGCGTTTTATATTTGGGTCAATAATATCTTGGTTGATACGTTTTAATTGTTCGTTCATACTATTTTATTTATAAATAATAATAATAAAATTTCAATTTTTATGTTATAAATTAAAAAAACTTCACTATGTATACAATGAAAAGTTTTGATAAGTTTGAGTTCTTCTAAATTGAATATTGTTAATCATTTTAGGATAAGTAGATAATAGTCTCTGTTCTTCTTCTTTTCTTTTTTTTTCTAAAATCTTTTCTTGATTAGCTCTTTTCAATATTTGATCATATTCTTTACGGGCTGCATTCCCTTTAAATCCTAGTTTAAATATTGCATTCATTTCATTTACATAGTTTGGTTGTATATATTTTGTTGCCATAATTATAAACTTAGATAATTAAAAGAAAAAAATTTCAATTTTATAATTTATACAGTTTATAATTTTCAACTAAGATACTTGATTCATATAATTTATTTTTTGGATTCCTAATAATACCTTCTCCTTCTATATAGTCGTAACTACCATAATAACATAACCCATCAATATTAATATCAATAAACTTGTCACTTTTATAACAAATTGTTAAAAATGTCATTTTTGTTTTATATGTATTATAAATACGACCACATGCAATTAAACCTTTAAATTTAACATTTGCTAAATAATTATTTACAAAATCAACTTTAATATAACTTTCTATTAAAAATTCATTTGATGTCCAATAACCATATTTTTTATATTGTTCAATTTTATCTAAATTTAAATCAACCTCTTTTAATTTATATTTACTAAGTAATTTATTATCTTTGATATACCATGGTTTTTTACCAATACTTAATTCTAAATGAGTTTTAGCACATTGAAAATGAACCCATCTTCTGTACATACTATTACAATGATTTAATGTAGAAAGCCAAAACAATTGTGGATTATAATGTTTTTGATAAGTTAACGCTAATACTAATTTAGCATAAGAATATGCATGACTCTTACAAAAACTATACTTCTTTAAATTTTCTAAACGATTCAATACAAACTTTGAATCATTATTATCATATAAATCATCTAACATACTTTTGAATATATTCATTTGTCTATATTTATTTTTGGTAAATGCTTTTCTATACGTATCTGCAATTGCTTCTGGGCATTTAATTAAATCTCTAATATAAGTAATTGCATCATCGTCGTATATTAAATATTTATGAATACTATTATCAATTACTAATTTTTTTAAATATTCATTTTTAAAATCTTGAGCCATTGGTCTAACTAATGCCAATGCTTTTGCAATATCGTCAAGACATTGTGGTTTCATAGAAACAAATAATTTTCTCATAGCAGGACTTTCTGCAAAAGTTATTCCAATATTTTTACCTTTCGATAATATTTTAAAAATATTCAAATCATTTCTAGGATAATCTTCAATATCTAATTTAGAAATATCAAATAATTGTGCTAAACCTCTATTTGATAAAATATCTATTTTGAATAATCCATTTTTTTCAGTATCATCTTTATTATATTTTATTTGTTTGATATTAGAATCATCTATTTTTGCTTGTTTCAAATATATTTCTTCTGGTACTTCATTTTCAAAAATAATAATACCTCCACAATGTAATGAAAAACAACGAAATGTATCTAATAGTTCATTCTTCTTTTCCTCTATATCTTTTTTAAGATCATTATCAATTCTTAGTCTATTATATTTTTTAATATCTGCATATTTTATTGTTTTATTCTTGTCGACTTCTTTAATAGCTTTCCTTAATGCAGATTTTTCACGATACATTAAATGATTTGATATTCTAGCCATTCTTTCTGGGAAATGTTTATTTATTCTTTCAAATATTTCATCTCTTAAATTATATGGAAAATCAAAATCAATATCTGGCATTGAATCTCTTAGTTCGTGTAAAAATCTAGCCAAACATATATTTTCTTTAATTGGATCTATATTTGTAATTTTAGTTAAATAACATACTAATGATGACCCAGCAGACCCTCTTATTATATGTGGTATATCTTCGATTAAGTCCATAATTTCTAATATATTAATAATATATTTTGCAAACTTTTTCATTATCAATAATCCAAACTCTTGAATTAAGCGAATATAATATTCATCATGATTAGGAATTTTCCTTTTAAAATTTCTGATGATTTTTATAATTTTACGATTATGATATATATCATATAAATGTTTTTGAGTATAACCTAATTTTAGAAATAACTCTTTGTCGATTAACATTGTTCTATTGTATAATTTATCATTATTAATCATACATCAGAATGACTAATAATAATAATATATTTTATCAATATTTTTATTTCAAAACAATACCTAGAATTCTTTGATATAGTAATAATCCTGCATCTTGTATAGGTAAAATATATGCAAAAGTATTTCCAGTATTATTATGAGAATGCCATAATCCTGGTGGTGTTATAAACATTTCTGATTCTTTCCAATTAATTTTTATAGGATTTAGTATATTACCATTTTCATCTAATTCATCCCCAACCAAAGTATAAATATTTTCACTATCTGAACAAGATATACATAAATCTAAAGCGACTGAATTATGTTTATGTGGTTTTTGAACAGTATTAGGAGGTAATTCATTATAAAGTGCCCACATAACTGGAGTTATAGTATTGATTCCTAATTTTTCAGTATCAATGTTGCTTAATAAAATTCCTTTTCTATTATTATTTGAATTTGACAAATTATTTAAATTTTCTACTAAAAATTCTTTAGAATAAATTGATGTTTCAAAAACTTTACGTTGTGGTTTTGCTCCTAAATAGTTTAGTAACGGACTATCATTTACATAATAAATTTGTAAATCTTCATTACTAATATTTTGAATATTCATATTTGTAAAATAGGGAGTAATTAAAATATCTCCTTCGTTTACTGACATATTTTTATCATCAATAATAAATAATGCATTATTTTTAATAACAAAAAATAAATTTGAAGTTGAAAAACAATCTGATAAATTAATAGATTTACCAGTTTCAAGTTTTATAAAACTAGCTAATAAATTAGGTGTTGTAGCAAGAAAATCAATATTATATAATTCAGAATTATCCATAATAGTAATTCCATAATCACACTCATAAATATTTTTTTTTTTTATTGGTATTTTTGTCAAAATCGGGTTAACATTTTTTTCATACTCATAAGCAGAAATATAATTTGTCATATTTAAAATATTATATTAATTCTTTAAAATAATATTATAAAAAATTATATAAGAAATTAACATTAATATTTTTAATGGATAAAATATTTACTAACAATAATGTTTCAGAAAATAATATATTAGATAATTATAAACAAGTCTTAGAACCTAAAATTACTGAAATAAAATCATTAGATAACTCATTACTACAAAAATATGATGTTAAATTATATGGTAGCGATAGAGATACATATGATATTATTAATGATTTTTTAGAAGAAAATCAAAGTGAACGCGCCTTCTATATTATTGACCTTGGTGCACTTACAAGTTCCTTTTCTAATTGGATGAAATTATTACCAAATATTAAACCATATTATGCAGTTAAATGTAATCCCAACCCAGTAATCCTAAATGCATTAGCATCTCTTGGTGCTAATTTTGACTGTGCTTCAGAAACAGAAATTAAATCTATAATTGAAATTACTAAAGATCCAACGCGAATTATTTTTGCAAATCCTTGTAAAATGTCATCTCAAATTAGATACGCCAGAGCTAATGATGTAGATTTAATGACTTTTGACTGTGAGGAAGAATTATATAAAATAAAATTATATCATCCATATGCTAAATTAGTTTTAAGAATAGCAGTAGATGATAGTAATAGTAAATGTAAATTTAATAAAAAGTTTGGCTGTAAAGTAGAACAAGTAGAAGAATTATTAACTATTTGTAAAACATTAAAATTAGATGTGGTTGGAATCAGTTTTCATGTTGGTAGTGGTTGTTCATCAGCTAATACATATTATGAAGCAATTGGTGATTGTAAAAAAGCATCTGATATTGCTAATAATCTTGGAATTACAATTAAAATTATAGATATAGGTGGTGGATTTCCAGGAGTTGACAGAAATATAAGTTTTGAAGATATTGCAAAGTCTATAAATGAAGGTATAACTTTTTATTTTGCAGATCAAAATATTCAATTTATTGCAGAGCCAGGAAGATATTTTGCTGAACCAACACATACATTAGTTTTAAATGTTATTGGTAAAAAAAAAATAATTGATGAATCTGACGAATTAACAATTGTTTATTATTTAAATGATGGTATTTATGGTTCATTCAATTGTATATATTTTGACCATTCTAAACCAGTAATTTTACCATTTAACGAACGTGATGGTAAACTACATAAAAGTAGATTATTTGGTCCAACTTGTGACAGTATAGATTTGATAGCAGAAGAAGTATTATTACCAGAATTAGCTATTGGAGAATGGGTTTATATTGAAAATTTTGGTGCATATACTGTAGCTGCTAGTTCTAATTTTAATGGATTTCATACGAGTGTTTGTAAATATATATTTAGATCATAAAACATATAAAAAAATATTAATTTAATAATTAATGAATAAATTAAATTTGATTACAAAAGATTTAGGTGAAGTTATTGGATTAACTGAATTGGAAACTTTATGTTCTACTAACCAAACTATATCAGCTTATTGGGGAACTGCACCAACTGGTAAAATACATATTGGTTATTTAATTCCAATGATTAAAATTGCTCATTTAATTAAAGCTGGTTGTAATGTAACAATATTGTTTGCTGATTTACATGCATATCTTGATTCAATGAAGACATCATGGGAATTATTAGATTATAGAACACAATATTATGAAAATATTATAAAAGTTTTATTAACTTGTTTAAATGTAGATCCAGAAAAAATAAAATTTGTAAAAGGATCAAGCTATCAATTAACACCCGAATATACTCTTGATGTTTATAAAATGTTATCAAAAATAACAGTAGATGCAGCTCAAAAAGGTGGGGCTGAAGTTGTTAAACAATCTGATAATCCTTTAATGAGTGGTTTAGTTTATCCAATTCTACAAATATTAGATGAAGTTTATTTGAAAACAGATATTGAATTAGGTGGTATTGATCAACGGAAAATCTTTATGATGTCCAGAGATCAATTACATAAAATTGGTTACAAGCCATGTATTCATTTAATGAATAAAATGTTACCAAGTTTAGGTGCAAAAAAAACAAATGAAAAAATGAGTTCATCTGAAGTAAATACAAAAATAGAACTAACGGATACGCCAAAAGAAATTAAAAAGAAAATAAATAAAACTTTCTTAGAAGAAAATAATATAGACTGTCCACTATTTGAATTTATTAAATTTGTAATATTCCCAATTCTTGAACTCAAAGGAATTGATTGTTTTACAATTAACAGAGACGATAAATGGGGCGGACCATTATATTTCAAAGATTATAATTTATTAGCTAATGAATATTTAGAAAGTAAAATATCAGCACCTGATATTAAAGTAGGAGTTATTGATTTTTTAAATGAACTACTTGAACCAGTAAGAATATATTTTGAAACTGATATGATGACTAATCTAGTTAATAAAGCATATCCTTAATTATAAAATTACATAAAGAGCAAAATATAATTATTATAAATGAATTTTATAAAAATAATATTTTTTTTATTATTTGTAAATAAGAATACTACAGCCTTAAGACTTCCAATAAATTTTACACATACTCATCGTAGTTCTTTAAGAATGATTAATGATAATAAAATAATTAATAAAACAAAATCATATCTAAAACTAACTAGATCTAATAATATTTTACCAACAATATTATTAAGCTTCACAGGATCATATATAACTTCAACAAATAATCTAATTCCAAAAACTATTGTAACTGTTTTAACTATGTCTTATAGCATGATTATTAATGATATTTTTGATTATGGTTTAGATAAAGTAAATAATCCTGATAGACCATTGGTTTCTGGAAAAGTTACATTATATGAAGCGTTAACATTAATGGTAATTATTTTAAAAACTATTGATTACGTAAGTTATTATTATTTACCAAAAAATTTACAAAAAATATTAGAAATAATGGTAATAATAGTTAGTTTATATACACCACTACTAAAAAGAATACCATTTATAAAAAATCTAACATGTGCAAGTGTTATTTCATTTGCAATATTTTTCTCTGGATTACCATCAACAAAAAATAGACCTCTATTATATATTACTAGTATTTATATTTTTTTAGGATCTCTGATGAATGAATTATTATTAGACATCAAAGATTACTATGGTGATAAACAAAATAAAATTTATACTATTCCAGTTATATTTGGTAAACATAATACTTTAAAATTATGTTCTACCATTCTTAGATTTAATATATTGTTTAATAGTATTATTTTATTATCATTTTATAATTTATTTATAATGTTACCTTTTTTAGTAATTAATTTTAACTATTATTTTAGATTAAATAAAATAATAAATAATAATTTGGAAAAACTACGGCTTTACAATTCCATTGGAATATATTACGAGAAAATTCTACAGAATTCCAACGATATAAAAAATATTGTAAATCAAAGTAATATTCCATTATTTATGTCATTAATTTACTTCTGTTATATAAAGTAATCAATTACAATTCTTGGATTTAACATATTACGACATATTACAAAACGTACAGAAATTACATAATCTTTATTCAATTCTAGTTTTAACTTTTTATCATTAATTCTATTTAATAAAACTATGATATCTCCATCATATTCAATTAACGGGTTAGATAATACATCCATGATTTTGTGATCATGTGAATTAATTGCCCATTTTAAATACAATTTATTATCTACATTATTATAATTTAATCCATATAATTTACAATTATATGTATCAAATCCTGTTTTGATTAAACTTAATAATTTAAATTGATTATTAAGCATTTTTACTTCATATAATGATTGATTTATTTCTTCTAATTTAATATCAAATTTAATCAATTGATCATCAAAGAAATAATTATACAGCCTAGAATGTGTATATTGATCTGGAAATCTTCTTATTGGCGATGTGAAATGAGTATAATCATAAATATTTATATTTGAATGCTTATTTGTATTATCATTCTTTTTATATGATGCAATAGAGTCTTCCTCACATACTCTATATATACTATCTTTATCTTCATTTAAAAGATTCCCAATAATATGATTGGCTATTGTCATTAATAGTGATACAATATAATGAGAATTTGATAAATGATCTTCATATGCAGCAAATACATTAGGATATTGATCTTTTCCAATAGCGTAACAAAATTCTGAAATTCTTTGAAACTGTAATCCAATATCTATATCATCATATGTATACGATACTTGATTATTAATTATTTCAGGAATTATTTCATATTCAGAAATATTATTATCATTGTTAATATTCAAATAAATTGACCAAACATATCTTTTGTTTTTAGGTGTTAATGACAAAAAGTTATCAATAATTATATCGGGTATAATTCCATATGGTTTATCATATGAATACACTGTCGAAAATCTATTTTGATTAATCAAATCTTTATCTAACAAATTAATAACGTATATAAAATCTGTTATATGGATTCCAATTCTGTTTTTAGAATAAGATATAACATCATCTATATCTCTACAATTCGGAGGATCAATATTACAAATTATATCAAAATCTTTTGTTGGTAATTTATGATAAGGAGATGGTTCATTAAATTTATGTCTATATAACTCAAGATCTATTTTAGTTTTAATTGTTTTAATTGTATACCCATTATAAGATAATAATCCGTGTGCATATAATTTTGCAATATCTAGTGGATTAGATCTTGGATCTAAATTACCAATAATATTAACAATTTCACCATATGGATAACCGTCAATCCATGAATTAAATTTAATAACTACAATTTTATTGGGTTCAAAATTTTTATCTTTTGCTTGAAAAGGAATCAGAAAAGGTGGAAAAATCTTATTAAATGGTTTAAACATTTTATAAGGTTTCTTTTGTTTCGATAATCCATAGATTATCTTATTATTTACATCTAATACACCACTAATAAGTAACTCACTAGAGTTACTATTAATAATAGATACTTCATTATCATGCGTGTATTCTATTTCATCTCCATGGAATACTTTGTATTGATTAATAGGTTCAAATAATTTAAATGTATAAAAGTCTATTTTCATATAATTACGTATTAATTTAGGTAATAAAAAAAAATTTCAATTATTTTCTAAAAAACCATTAAACTCTTCAATAATTTGTTGATTATCATAATCACCGCGAGCTATTTTAACTATTATACGAATATTATCATTTATCGGTATTAGTTTATAAATTTTATATAATCCATTACATCTTTTTAGAGGTAATACAACGGATACCCAAATACGATCCATATATTTAGGACCAATTTCAATTTCAGGAATAAATTTAATTAAATTATTTCTATTTTCTAAAAGCTTTTTTGGTATTTTTTTAATGTTTTTCAAAAATTTACCATTCTTAAATACATAAGTATTATCAAATTTAAGAATATAATTTACTACATCAAGAGGTAATTTATCCATTAATTAAATATATAAATTAAAAAATTTGAAATATTTTATTTATATACTAAATATTTAAGTTTTAATGGAAAATAAACAATTGAGCTTTTTAGCTAAATATACCCAAATAGATAAATTTCAATCAGATGCATTCGATTTGATTGAAAATTATTCATCAAGCCCTTCAAACATTATTATAACTGCACATACCGGTTCTGGTAAATCATTGATTGCAGAATATGGTATCTATTATACTATTATAAATAAAGATAAGAAAGTAATTTATACTTCACCTATCAAATCATTAAGTAACCAAAAATTTCATGATTTTAATAAAAAGTTTAAAGAATATAATATTAGTATTGGAATACTAACTGGTGACATTAAATTTCAACCAGATTCTGATTGTATTATTGTTACTACTGAAATTTTATTGAATATGTTAATTAAATATAAATCTGGACAACTATCCCCAGGTGATATTGATTTTAATAATATTGGATTAATTGTATTTGATGAATTTCATTATATTAATGATATTGATCGTGGAAATGTATGGGAGCAATCAATAATGTATATTCCTAAAAATATACAGATTATTGCATTATCTGCTACATTAAATCAACCTGCTAAAATTGGTAAATGGATTGAAAGTATCCATGAAAAACCATCACATATTATTTCAACGACTCGTAGAGTTGTACCATTATATTTTAATTTGTATTATGCATTTTCTCAGGGACTATTAAACAAATTACCAAAAGAAAAAAAAAATATTATATCTTTTAATAAGTTAGTTCAAATATCTGATACTGTTAATAACAGATTTGATGAATTAGCATACACTAAAATTATTAAATTTGATTCAGACTTTAAGAAAACAACTAATTATAAATGGTTTGCAAAGTCAATTATTAATGAAATGCTAAAAAAGTTTTATCATGATCTATCAAATGGTGAAGAACTAAATATGTTTCCTATTCAATTCTTTATTCTTAATAAAAAAAAATGTTTAGAATTAGCAAATAATATTAATATTGTTTTTATTACAGGAGAAGAACAGGTTAAAATAGATAGATTTATTAATAAAATGATTAGAGATCATAAGTTAGAATATTTAGAAAAATTACCTCAATTTATGTCAATTAAGAAATTAGCAAATAGAGGTATTGCAATTCATCATTCTGGATTACATCCTATTTTTAAAGAAATCATTGAGATTCTTTATCAAGATGGTTTAATTAAAGTTTTATTTGCAACAGAAACATTTTCTGTCGGACTTAATATGCCAACTAAAACTGTTGTATTTACTGAATTAACTAAATTTACAAATGGTGGTTTTAGACATTTTGAATCACATGAATTTATTCAAATGGCCGGAAGAGCTGGGCGACGTAATATTGATACAAAAGGATATGTGATATTGTTACCACAATTATTTCGTAATTCAATTCCAAGTGTAAATATATCAAATATGATTCATGGTTCACCACAACATATTGAATCCAAGTTACATATTAATGAAATTTTAGTTCTAAGAATGTTGAAAAATAATTCAACACTAAATACTTTAATTGATAATATTAAAATGTCATTATTGTCTAATAATCTTGATTTGCAATTAATTAGACAATCTGAAATAGTGACTAAAATTAAAAGCGAATATGATTTACTAACAAGTGACAATCATGAAATGATAAATTTGTATAATTATTTGACACAACCAATGATTAAGTTATCAAAGAGTCAAAATATAGAATTACAAATTTTAAAATCAAATCAAAGCTTAGTAAAAAATTTAGAATTATATTCCCTTTACAAAAAAGAAACTGGAATTTTAGATAATATGTCTAGATATTTGGAAACTAATATTCAAAATATGCTAGATTTGTTAGATGAAAATGATATGATTACATATGAAGATGATAATATAATTTTAACTAATAAAGGGATTCTGGGTAGTTTTATCATTAACGCAGACCCAATCATTATTGTTAAAATAATATTATCTCCCTTTTTTAATACACTTGATAATTATAATATAATTACTCTATTATCTACATTAACATTTAGTGATAATCTAAAAGATCCTTTAACATTAGATTATTATAAAGATAATCGAAATTTTATATGGGTAAATTATATAGAATCATTCGTAGAAACATATTATGATAAATTTAATTTTGATTATGTTTGGCTATTAGATGAATTTATAAGAACAGGAGTATATTCATCTTCAGAAGAAGATGAAGATTATCTAGGGGAAGGTAATTTCATAAGATCATGTTCAAAACTACTAAATTTAATTAGTGAATTGAGAAACATGGCTGAACACACATTAAATTATGATTTAATGAGAAAAATGGATGAATGTAATATCATTTTACAAAAAGATTGGTTGAAACCAATGTCTATTTATTTATCTTTGTAATGTACATATATTCTTAGCAATTGCCTGATTATAATTTTGAAAAAATTGAACTAATTTATATAAACAAATAATAATATTAATAATATGATCAATTTAAATATAATTTTAGTAATGTTTATCATAAGTAATATATTTTTTGTGTATGAATCTTATAATAATAATAGTAATAAACAAAACTTAAGAAAACATAATTACACAGAAACTATAGTAACAAATATGTTAGTAAATAATACAAGTAAACAAAATCCAAGATCATTAAATAATAATACTTGTAGAAAATATTTACGTAGTTCGATAAATAATAATAATATTATTTATAATTCTCACGTTTCGGCTGTAATACCAGAATTTACAAAAACCGTCAAATTACACCAACACAGATTAAGAAAAAAAATAGTTGGAAAATATTGTATTAATCCAAATATAACTATTAGTATCAGTGAGTTAGTACATTTATTATTTTAATTTTAGGCTTAGGTCCCATCTAATTTGTCGTCATCATTAAGTGTCTTTATATCATTTGTAAAATCTTTATCAGATACCTCTTTTAAATTGTCTTTTTCATTAGCTACAATATTTAAAATTTCAGTATTTGGATCTTGTGGAATCATAAAATTAATATATTCTTCTTGCCTTTCAATAAATCTCCATATTTTCTTATATTCACTAGGTAAAAATTCACGCGAATAATATTCTTTTTGAAAATTATATTGATTTATCATTAAATTGTAGTACCCATTTATTACAGATAGTTCTTTTACTATCTTATTTATTGTATTTTTTGGATTTCCTGTACGACTATAAACTCTTTCTGCCAATGCATAAGTTTTAGAAATAAATGATTTATTACGAGTTTGTATTTCTTCTTTTAATAATTTTCCAAAACTGCTATTTTGTATTTTTGGATCTTTGTTTAATTTTTCAAGTATAGTTGTGGGTGATAAATTTAAAAGATACAATGTAAGCAATTTTATTTTATCATACAACTGGGAATCAATTTCTTTATTTTTCCCTAATTTTCCAATAAGAGTATGATGTTTATCATTTATCTCATTTTTTTCTAATACATCATTTGGTGCAAAAATAAAATTATCTTTGTTTGAATCTTTATTATATGATTCTATCTGATGAGTTGCATTTGCTTGTGCAGTTTTAAATAATTTATTATATTCATTACTACTAATTTTTTCTTTATCTTGTATCTTCGAAAATTCTTTATGGTTGAAAATATAAATAAAAAAAATCTCAATACTTTTATCTATTAATTCATTTAAACGATAACAATTTATTATAATATCCATAACATCATGCATTAATTTTATTAGACTTTGATTTGCTTTGTATAATTCTGTTAATTCATATATTATTAATAGTAATACAGCAATCGCTGGTCCTGATGGTGTTGTTAAACCAGCTGCTGTTAATGTAAGTAGTACAGCTTTTGCTACTAATGCTGTTCCACTTAATACAGCTGCTGCTTTTATTGTATTATTTATTTCTGAAATAGGTAAGTTATCAATTGGATTTTGGACTTCTTTATCTTTAGCAATTGGATTTTGGACTTCTTTATCTTTAGCAATTGGATTTTGGATTTGTTTAACTTCTTTATCTTTTTTACTAAAATAAGACATTCCTCCTACTTTATTGTTCATAGCTAATTCCTGTTGTAAAATTAAATATTTATTTTTATATTTTAAATATTTTAAATAATAGTTCATTAATATAAAATAGATTTTTTTTTATTGTACCGATGTGTTACAATTTACCACGTAAATTCTAAACCCATCTACTAGAATTTTTATAAATAATAAAAATTGAAATATTTTTTTCAATTACTATATATATAAATATTATGGCTTCCAAGAAAACAATAAAAGTTTATAAAATGACCGAAAAGTTCTACGCATTTAATACCACTACTGGTGAAATTTCAAAAACACCTCATACTGGTTACGCAATTATACCTCACACTGCACCACAGGCTCCTAAAAAAAGTAAGAAACCAATTGTTGATCCATTTGCTGAAGATTATATTGATGATGAGTATGATCGCTACTGTGAGAGTCTGGTTTCTGATCCAAAAAGCAAAAATCATCAGTCAAGTGGACCTAAAAGTTGTTACAGTACCAAGCATGTTAATGCAAAAGTTTCTACAATGAAAAAGTAAATTAATCTGAATCAGTAAGATAGTAAAAAGAATCTTTTGAACTATCTGAATCTGTATCAGACAAATCATCTTCTAATTCTGGAATATTTGGTTTATTTGCCCAAGTATCCTTAACAACGCTTTTATTGTTATAACTAATTTCATTTATATTTGTTAAATAAATCTTTTTAATATTATCTATATATGATATGTCTTTCAATTCATTGATCATATTTAATAACTTTTTTTGTTTTATCTTTGATACAGAATCTTTTATTTTATCATATAATGAAGTCATAATTTTTAAAGCTGAAATTAACACTGTATCATAGAAATCTTTTTTATTCTTTTTTTCTACTTCATTTTTATCAACATTAAATACGTTAACATATTTGCCTTCTAAACTACTATTATAAAAATTGTGATTTTCTGGTATATTTTCATTGAAATTTACATATTTAATAGCATGATGAAGACAATTTTTCTGTTGACGGAAAATATCTTTTATGTTTTCATAAGTTAATTTACTTAATGATTCTTCACCAACTTTATTTATTATAATTGTATTATTAATTGTACCATTATTAATATTATTATTTTGGGTATTATTTGTGGTTATTATATTATTTTTTGGAACTATCTTATTGTTATCTTGTGGGATTATCTTAATATTACATTTTTTTTCATGGGACCATCTTGATTGTTTATTATAATAAATTTTATTACAATTTCTACATTCATAAATTTTTTGTATTATTTTATTTTCAATTTGGTATCCATTTTTCTTATCAGACTGTATTAGACCATTGCCAGACTTTATACATTTAATAGTATCTAACGTTTTATGAAATTTATGGTTGTGGTTCCATAAGCTTTGGTAAGATTTATAATTTTTATTACATATATTGCATTTAAATTCCATTACACTCATTTAAGTATATATAATATATAGAAATTTTATTCTTATATGTTTTTTTAAAAAAATTTAAACTTTATATTTTAAACTTTTTTAAAATAATATTTTAAATTCAGTTAAAAAATTTAATTGAATTTTCTATAATATCAGTAAACAAAGATATATCATTTTCAACCGGTAAAACAAACCTATCTCTATTAGCTTTTTCACGATATTTATCTAATTTAATCAGTACCATATTTTCTACTTTATTCATATATTCTTCTTGTTTACATTCTTTATAATATACAACTTCATGTTCAGCAGTTTTATTATATGTACTTAATCTATTTTTTAAATTTGTAGCTTTTCCAATTATATATATTCTTTTCTTTATATTATCTTCAGTTGTTATAATATATATAACATTCTTTCCTGAATATTTTTTTCTTTTTTGTTTTTTAACAAATATATCTTGTAATAACTGTATTTTTTGTTCTTTAGTTTCTATTTCCTTTTGTTTACTACCAGCAGAATTATTATTACATATTTTTTGTAGCCATTTATTAATTTGTAGTCCAAATTTAGGTGATATCCAGTGAGCTAATTGAATTGCAAGATCTGGATGAATCCATAATTCTTCACTATTAAGATCTATTAATTTTGAATCAATAATGTTATAGTCACTAGTTATATCATCAATTATTTCTTTTGTTGATTCCAATAAATACCAATCATTAAATTGTTTTTCACCAGCTTGACATAACTGGTTAGCACTTATATAGTTATCTTCAATTCTAAAAAAAATATTAATATTATTTAATGTAAAACTAGATGACAAATTATTTCTATTATCTAATTTATTTTTAAGTTCTTCAATAGATTTATTTTTATCCAGTATTATATTTATTAATTGATTATTTACTGGATTTACTTCTTTGATCTGTATAATATCATTTTTTATGATTTCTAAATTTTTATATAGTATATTTGAATTATTTCTATTACCTTTAATTGGTGTTAATTTATTTTCTAAATCAACTATTTTATTTTGTAATTGAGTTATAATACTTTTTTTAATTTTACAATGTTTATTTTCATGTTGACATTTATTAGAATTAGATTTGAATATTTTTTTACAATACTTACATTGAAGGTTATTTTTTTCACAAAATATCAGACCAATATCAGACTTTAATAGACCATTATTCTGATGTATGTGACCATTAGTAGACTCTATCAGACCAAAATTCGGATTATTATTATGATATTTACTGTTGTGATTCCATAAACTTTTGTAAGATTTATAATTTTTATTACATACTTCGCATTTATATTCCATTAAATTTGTTTAATTATATACTATATAATAGAAGCTTTATTCTTATATAGTTTTTTTATAAAAGTTTAAAAAGTTTACACGTTTAAACTTTATATTTTTTTTTTCCCCATAATAATAAATAAAAAAAATATTAAATAAATCTATTTACCGCTCGCCATACGTCTTCTCATAATTGGCCACGGTTCATAATTTAATTGGAATTTCTGATATGCTTTTTCATAAGCATCATCATTATTTTTTTCTAATAATTTATATTCTTTGGAATCAGAAAATGCTTGTTCCATTTGTTCCCAATACGGATCATATGGATTTTCATCAATATAATCGTCACATTCTTTGCAACATCCAACACCTTCAACATCCTTGTAATCACCAACAAAGTTTTTACAAGTAGGTTGACCACCCTCACATCTTTTACGTCTTGGTTTTCTTTCCATGTTTAAATAAAATCTATGTATTAATTAATTTTATCAATTTTTATGTAATCATGTTCTGGTTAATAATGTTTAACGAATTCAATTACACAGTCATCAAATAGACTATGATTTAAATTTATTAAATGTAAATTTTTTTCAACATTATCGTAGTACCATTTATTATTAATTAATAATTTGTGATTATAATAAATTTTTCTTGGAGGAAAATAATAATCAACAAAAGTGATATTATTAATAATAGGTATATCTACATCACTTATTTCAACAGGATAACAATAAAATTTAGAATGTTTCATTCCAAAATAAACTTTAATTTCTTCATTATCATTATAAATCATACCATTTCTATTATTATCATTATAAATAGTTAAAGATTGAGATTTAACACTATATGCTATATCTTCTGTAAATTGATATAAACTTTTTATATTTAACGAATTTATTAGTAGAAATATTACTTGCAATACTACTCTGTTCATTATATTTATCTTTATAGGTGTAATTATAAAAATAATCAATTTTTTGTAAAGAATTAAGTATATAAAAAGAAATAAATATAAAATAATATAATGACTATTTACAAAATCAAAATTAATAATAGAAACTATATAGATTATAATTATTACGATTCAAATGGGCAAGTTAATATAGATATCAACCCAGTTGAAAATAAATTATTTAATGAAGATACATTTTATATTAACAAAAACAAAACAATAACTATAGTAAATTCACCAATTAAAACATTTAATGAAATTCCCGGTGTATTAATTTTAAATAATAATAAATCATTTGGTAGAATTAAAAATAAACTATTATATAAATGTATACCTAATGATAAAACATTGCCATCTTTTTTAATACCATACGAAATAAAACATGTTGGATTTTCAAAAGTTTTAAATAATTTATATATTTTATTTTCATTTGAAGAATGGTCAGGGAAACATCCACAAGGTATTTTAAAAAATGTCTTGGGAAATGTTAATGATCTTAATATATTTTATGAATATCAATTATATTGTAAAAACTTAAATAATTCAATAAATAATTTTACAAAAAAAACAAATGAAGCTTTGGTTATAAATAATTTATTTGATTTAGATCTTGAGAAAAGAACAAATATTTATACAATTGATCCAGATGGTAGTTTAGATTATGATGATGGTTTTAGTATAATTCAAACTGATAATATTATTAAATTAAGTATTTATATATCTAATGTTTCAATAGTTTTAGATAAATTAAATTTGTGGTCTTACTTTACAAATAGAATTTCAACAATTTATTTACCAAATAAAAAAAAATCTATGTTACCACCTATCTTATCAGATGATTTATGTAGTTTGAAAGAAAATACAGATCGTTATGCATTTACAATGGATATATTTATAAATGATAAAGAAATAATAGAAATAAAATATAGTAACTGTTTAATAAATGTTACTAAAAATTATTTTTATGAAGAAGAATCATTACTAAATAATTCAGATTATATTTTATTATTAGATACAGTAAGAAAATTATCAGTTAATCCAATTAATGATAGTCACGATGCAGTAGCCTATTTAATGATTTTAATGAATTATCATTGTTCAAGGAAAATGAGTGAATTTAAAAATGGAATATATCGTGTAACATCGTTTAAAGAATCTGATAGTAATTTAGATTTATTGCCAGATAGTATAAAAACAACTGTTAAAACATGGTTATCAAACTCTGGGAAATATATTGAACATACTAATAATTTAACACATAATATTTTAAATCTAGAATCATATTTACATATAACTAGTCCAATAAGAAGAATTGTAGATTTATTAAATATGATAAAGTTACAAGAAAATTTAAATATGATTAATTTATCAAATGATAGTAAAATATTTTACAATAGTTGGATAAATAAAATAGATTTTATAAATGATACGTTTAAAGCCATTAATAAAGTTCAAAGAGATTGTTCAATGTTAGATTTGTTTACAAATCTTAAAAATAAAATATTTGATGGTTATATAATTAATAAAGAAACAATAAATAAATATAATGTATATTTGCCTGAATTAAAACTATTTTCAACAATTAATTCATTAAATGAAATAATAACCTTTGAAAAAAAACTTTTCAAATTATTTTTATTTCATGATGAAAATCAGTTAAAACAAAAAATAAAACTACAACTATGCGAATGATATCGTTTTACAACCATGATGAAATAAGTTTAGTTAATTCAGAACTAGATAGTATCTTCCTAAGAAGATATGCCGTGTTTTCTCTCTTCGTAATATCAACTGGGACAAGAGCTAGATTGTCTGAACACGATGGTAGAGATAATAACATTCGCCTAAATATATTTTTGTGTCGTAAAAATTGGAAGCCATAATTGTAAATGACCATCAATAAAGATCGTCTTCGAGCCCATCTTTCTTTTCTCTCTATAAAAGATCTCAAATTACCAGTCATATTATGAAAACTACGATATGCCCCATCTCTCCAACAACTTTTGTCCATAAAAATTCCAGCCACATTTGTAATTGTAATCGGAGTATTATATGGATAACGTATATAAATTTTTCGATAGTCATATTGATCATCTGGATCATCTGAATATGTAAGTTCAATTTCAGGGTGGTGTACAAAAAATTCAGGAGGTATACTGACATCTACTTTACACTTTCCTATAATAAATTCACACTCGTCTAAATGGCCATTAGTTGATAAATTTAATAATGCAGTTTCACCTTTATGGTTAATCGCATTTATATCTGCTCCTTCTGAAACTAAATTTAATAATCTAGTTCTAAAAGTCGTTATTTCATCATCTTCATCGCACTCATCCCAATCAATCGAACAAAAACCATGCACTAATGATAATATTGGTGTATTACCATTTTCGTCTCTACTATTTGGGTCAAAAATTACTAGTTGATTTGAAGGTTCAACCAAACCATTATCTGGGTAGATGTTACTTATATATGCCATCAAAATTTGATGATATAGGTAGAAAAAAAAAAATTCAATTTTTAATCATAGAAAGTTTATAAATATATATAGTTTGTATTTTATCATCACTATAATCTTTAATTTTATTAAATGGTTCAATATCATCATTAATTGTCAAAAGTGTAATTGATTCTAAACTATTGTGTTTTTCCATAATAGCATTTAATGCAGAGCTATATGTGATAAATACATTTGGATACGGTATACCATTTTCAATAACAACATATGCTGTTGACATATATACATATATAATAAATTAAATATTTAATTTATTATTTATGATAGAAATGATATACAAAATCAATTATATTAAACATGTAAGAATAAAATAATTTACGATCAGTTGAATCTAATTGGTCTATTATAGCTCGATGAATTTCCATTTTTGTAGGTTCTACTAAAATTAAATTAGTAATATTATTTTTATGTAAATATAATTTATCCGTTGTCCAGTAATTATTATAATAAGATGTTAATATTGTTTGATTATTATTTAAAATATTTTTTTTAACTATAAAGTAATTTTTAATAGGAATTAAAAATAAATTTATTAATGGTAATAAATTAACGTAATACATCTATAATACAATTGAAAATATTTAAACTAATTATTTACTTCTTTTGGGGAATAACAGGAGGCGTACCGATGAATACATTCGTTGGAAGCTTATCGCCCCAGTAAATAACATCAGTTGCTGCACCAATTGTCTCCATCTTCTTAACATTTGCATACTCTGGAATGTCGTAAAGCATTCGCAAAGCCTTTGCTTCCAACTCCATCTTTTCTGCGTTTGCAGCAGCTTCAAGACGAATCTTCTGAACATTAGTCTGTGTAGCCTCTATAATCTGAGCATTTTCAACAGATCTCTTCATACGTTCAGCTTCAGCATTCATAATCATAACTTCGTTAGCTCTAGTAGTTGCTTCAGCCTTCATCTCATGATCCCGCTTTGCCACTAGTGCTTCAGATGCCTTTTCAATTTCAGTTCTCTTCATTTTCTCTTCGGTTAGCATCTTGTTCGCCTTTTCCTCAGCTAATTGTAGACGCTTTCTCTTTATTTCATCTGGCACAATAATATTAGTAATCCGAACATAGTCAATTGTAATACCAGAATTAATTTTATCAACTTGTCGTTGAATTTCTTCCTTCAACAAATTGTCAAGCTTTGCAAAGTCGAAAATCTCAATTTCATCAACTGATCTTTCAGCACACACTTCTCTCATATACTGAGCAAGAGGTCGTGTAACCAATTTCTTATCATATTCAAATCCATAATCTCGCAGAACCTGAATAAAAGTAAGGCTGTCTGTTGTCTTATCCTTATTTGTAATACTAATTCTATTTGCAATTTCAATATCTGGCACAGTAATATCTACACCTTCCTTTGAAACACATTTTGTCCTATAAACATGATCCGTATCTTGATTCACCTTAACCAATTCAATGTAAGAATAAATCGGAAGGTAAAGTGTTGTTCCTTTAATAAGTTCATTCTGAATCTGACCATTTACTACATAAACCCCAACGTAACCCTCTGGTATGCGTGTGAAAAACCCATTAACCCCAACCAAAAATCCAATAATAATAATGCTAGTAAACATACCAATTTAATATAATAGTCTAAGACTTTTATTTTCAATTTTTATCAATGGCTATTAATTCAAAAAATATTTTTTTTTTGAATTATATTTATGATAGCAGTCGTTCATAATTGAGAGCAGACAATTCGGTCATAATTTATGTATTATTATTTACATATTGTTCAATAATATTGAAATTTACAGTTGATTCACCATGCCAGTACCATTTATGAAATATAACTTCATATGGATTTATAGAATTACCAAAAAAACTATTATTTCTTGATCCGTGTTCATTATTATTAAGATTATAATTATTTTTATCTGTCCAATCTATACCCTGATATTTACGTAACATACAATCTATAGTATAACCATTTTTGAATATACAGTTAGATAAGCCATATTCTCCATTAACTATTGCACTATATTTATCTATATGATCACAAAAAATTGTTTTTTGATTTTTTAATAAATCTAAACCTATTTGATCAACCATAAAGAAAAATCCTTCTACTTTTGGTCCATATCCTCCTGCATCTGAATCATTTAAACAAACAATAGTAGTTCCTACTAGTTTAACACGATCATTTATTTTTTTAATAAAAATATTAGTCCAATGATTTTCAAAATAATGAGGTAATATTGGACCAATAACACCACTATTCATAAAAAAATAATAATCATATATTTTTTTATTAGTATCGATATAATCTAAAGCACAATTATGACCGCCAAAATCAAAACCTTCGTTCTTTCTTTTTATTATTTTAACATTTTCTAATGTAGGAAATATAATATCATTACTAAAGTCAAAACCATTAATAACAATTATATAATCAATATGTTTTCTATATTTTATTTCATTATTAACAAAAAACTTTAAATTATAATTACTTGAAGTTGAATTATAATATGTATATATAATAATAGATTTTATCATTATTATATATATTATTTTTTTATTATGAAAACGTTTAATTTCCATGCGAATGTTTAATATAAAACATTGTATTTGAATGTGGTTTGTCACCTATTATTTCATTATTTGGTAATGTATATGGTATTAAATTTGTTTTTTGACAAACATATGGAAATCCAATTTGATCTTCTGTTGTATATTTCAATGTTTGTAAAAACCACATATCTAAAAAATTTGTTACTTCCATATCTTTATTAAGAAATGCAACAAAACAAGTAATCCATACACCAAAATGTGGAGTGTGTGAATTCATATTTTTAAAAAATAAATCAGTATACCCATCTTTAATATAGTCGTTATATTGTTTACGTACATCTTGATATGGTTGTTGTTGATTATTCCAATATGTATTTGTATATCTATCACATGAAGCAGCATCTATAACTTCATTATTCAGAATACCATTTCTCCATTCATGGTGCCAAGTAATTATTTTTTTATTATATATATTATTTAATAAATATTCACTTGTTTTATCATATATAATTTCAATTGTTCCATCTAACCATACAATTACATCATACTCTTTTAATCTAGGAATATTTTGAAATGATTGTTTATAATATTTAGCTATATTAAATGTATGTTTATTATTACATAATGAATTAATATATTCGTCATTGTCTATTTTACTTTTATTATTTAGATGATATGGTATAGTATCAATAATCCACCCATTACTAACTATATTTTCATTATCTGTAAAACAAATAAAATCTGTTCCAACAGTTTGCTCTATAAACTTTTTACATGTTGCTTCATAATTTCCATAAATAGCAGTGATAAAACATATTTTATTCATTTTTGTAATGTATTTTTCTTTTGGATATTCTATTTTATAATGATTTATTAATGAATCATGAACGCAATAACTGTTAACAGTTTCATTAGATAATAACCACCATTCTGCATCATGACGTAGTAATGTCTCAATTTTATTTAATTTTTTAATGTAATTACCATTTGCCCACCAAAAATTACCACTGTAATGTTTACAAGGATCATCTAAATAGTTACACCCAACAGTATCATATGATTCTAATAATTTAATACAATTATTACAATTGTTAACTAAAAAATAAATCATCATATTTGTCCAATCGGCTACTTTACTATCATTATTATGCGTAATACCTTTTGTATGTAAATATAATATTTGACTATTTTCATTATATTCACAAAATGTTCTAATTAAATTTATTGTTTGTATTTCAAATAATAAAATATCAATAGAATAATTAATTATTATGATTTTATCATTTGGAAACATATTCTCATTTAATTTTTCACCAATATTAATAATAAAAATATTATCAAAATATTCTACTAAATTATTATCTAATATATTTAAAACAATTTCATTTAATATCTTTAATCCATATTCTTTAATATGACAACTATGAATAAAACAATATCTTTTTTTAATATTATTTATTTGATTAAAATATTTAGTGTATTCGTAATTATAGTTTGTAATTTTATGTATTACTGGAAAAAATGATAATTCATTAAGAATTTTTTGTTTTTCTTGACGAATAATGTCTATTCTTTGTGACCACCAATCTTCATCAATTGCTTTTTTAATAATTTGATATGATTTTTCATAATCATTTATATCTAATAACACATATGCCAAAGGATTAATGTAATCTGATAAATTTGGACAACCATAATAAAATACTAATGATTCACATAAAATAGGTTCCCACAATTTCTCAGTAATAAAATTTTCTTCATAATTATTTTCAATCATAAAATAATATTTATATGGTAACATACCTTTACTTTTATCAACATATGGGCTTACCGGTCCTTTATAATTTCTAAAATTATGATTATTATCTTGATTATAAATATTTATAACAATATCATTTTTTGATTCAATATATTTTAATAAATCAATTCTAGCGACATGTCCTTCATCAAAATATTTTGAACTACATATTGATGATATTTGATTAGTTTTTTCTATTTTCAGATTTACTAATTGTTTATATGTTAATTCTAACTGCCAAAATGCATTATTATGGTGTTTGGTTTTACGCCCACGTACTTCTAAGAAATCTTTTGGATCAGCCCATGATCCCCATGATTTAACTCCCCAAATTTTTGTTGGATCTAAAACCCATGGTTCCATTTGAAATATTATTGTTTTCTTTGGATCATAGTATTCATTAGTAAGGGATTTATTAATTATTACATAATAATCAATATTTTCATTTGACCATGTTATTTCTATATTTTTCCATTGATAATTGGTTTCGCACATATTTGACCATTCTTTACATAACTGTTCTGATGAACACCAGTTACATAACATTTTAACACGGAACAATTTAAATTTGTGTTTGAATTTACAAATTGAATTTACTTTGTTAGAATTTATATAATCATCATAATATTCTTTTTTAATATAAATACCATCATTTTCTTTAAAATATTGTGTTTTAATTAATTTATTTAAATCTATTTCATGTTTTAAAAATCCAAATGTATTAAAACCTACACATCTATAATCTTTTTCTGCAGAATTAGTTAAATATTCTAAAGAAGCTCGTTTATAAAATCCGGGTAAATCATTACCTGGATAATCCAGTCCTTTTATAAAAATAAAAGGTGAATTATTAATTTTTCTTTTAAATACACACATACAATCAACCATATTAGATCTTGTTGTACTTTGATCATAATAGAATATATCATATTTTGATTTGATATAATCTACATATTCTTTTGGAAAACAAGATAATTCTTTCCATATATTAAATTTATTATTCCAAATATCTTCAATAATATATATTCCATCGTCTGTTAAATATTTTTCTAAAGCCATAAATGATATAACTTGATGTTCAATCATATGAGATCCATCATCAACTATTACATCCATTTGAACATTTATTTTATCCATTAAATTTTGTAATTGTTCAGTATTACTTTGATCACATACAAATGTTTTAATTCTCGGTTCTTCAAATAAACTTTCTTCAAAAATATCTATACCATATATATTTGCATTTTTACAATACTGTGACCAAGCCCGTAAACTATTACCAGTTTTATAATTATGATTACGAAGATGAGCCATTTGATTCTTTTCAATGCAACCAATTCCAATTTCAAATAGATTCTTAATATCATGTCTTCTTTCATCTAAATATTTTTCATAAATAGGAATATAATTATGCAAATATTTATTACATTTATCTAAAATAAAATGCTCTGCTAATTCATGTAAAGGTAATTCATCTAATTTTTTTTTATTTTTTTCATAATAATCTTTTTTAATATATATACCATCATTTTCTTTTAAATAACCTGTAAATACTAATTTATTAACATCTATATTACTTTTAAAGAATCCTAATGTATTGAATCCTACACAACCTTTGTCTTTTTCAGCAGCATCCATTAATATTGGAAGCGATGCTTTATTAACATACAAATCATTACCTGGATAATCTAGAAATTTAAAAAAAACAAATTTATCATTTTCTATTAAATCAACTAATAACCATTCAGATCTTAGTACAGAATTTAATAAACATCTATTTGTAATATCAGTATTATTAAATACATAAACTATTGTTGAATTATCTTGAGACCATTTTAAAAATGCAATCCACCAATGAAATGTTGAATCACTTAAAATAAAATAATTACACATTAAACCAATGCTCATTTGTGATATATCATCTTCATTAACAACTATAATATTATATTTATCTGAATTATCAATCATACAATTAATATTTTCAGTATCACTTAATACATATATATTAATTATTTTTTCATTATTAGAATTTACTATTTTGTCCAATACTTGTTTATATGATTCTTTTGTAAATCTAGAATATTTAAATCCACCATCTATTCCAATTCTAATGCCTAACATAACATTAATTTCATCTTTATTAAATTTATATTTATTAATTAAATCTATATTTGTAACTAAGTTAAAATAATTTAATAATTTATCCTTAACATCAAAAAATAAATCTACATTTTGACAAAATCCACTAATTACAATATTAGTATTATTATTTAAATCTAATCTATTTAATGTAAAACAATCATTATCCAATACTTTGCAAATAGGAACACTACTGGATACATCAAATTTATTTAATATAGTATTTAGATATGAAGTTTTTAATTTAGATTTTCCAAATTGGTTTGCAGTACCATTATTTAATGTTTCACTATTTTTATTCAAGATAATGTTATAATTATTATATTTTTCTTTATAATAAATAGCAGTTGCAATTTGAAACAAATTATTACCTAAACCTGATATACCATTTATATATATATTATTATTGTCTTTAATATTTGAAAAATCTAAACTATCAGTATTTGTTTGAATATCAGTATCTATTTTTTTCCCATTTTCATTCCATACTGAAAATACTAATTGGGGTTGGCATTCATACGATGGTAACTCATTCATTATTTTATTTAAATAGTCTATACCGTGTTTAATTCCATTAATTTTAATATAATCACATAATATTTGTGCACCTTTTTTATTAATTGAATATGCAAAATAACCACCAATATATAAATCATTATTAAATGGAACAACTTTTATATCACCTGAAAGATTATTATAAATATCTGAATGGTGATTTCTTTTGTATTCGAACATGTGATAACCAATAAATAGAAATTCTTTTTCTTTAAAATCTAATTCTAATTTTTTAAATTTATCTTTAAAATTTAAACATAATGAAATATCATCTTCCATAATTACATAATATTCATTATTATTATCAAGTAGTAATTGTTTCCATAAATTATAATGACTTAATGCACAACCAATAACTCCTTTTCGTGTACCAAAATCATTCCCTTTAAATAATGTCTTTAATTCTAATGATGGTTGTAATTCTAATCCATCCACTGCTTTAATAAACTCATATTTATCACTGTTAATATTTGCATCAGTCAATTGATTAATTACATTTTGTTTTCTGTCAGAACGTCTTTCTAAATTAATAATTTTAATAAACTTATTTGAAACTTTTTTTTGAAATTGACCTTCATCATTTAAATCATATGCATTTTTAATATTTTCATTATTTTTATCTTTAGTTAATCGACCAATATGACGATTTGTTATTCTATTAAAAAAACCAGATTTATAACCAGCATTTGTCCATTTTCTTGCATAATCCATTTCAAAAAACTGATTACTAGAATCAAAATTACCTAAATCTAATATTGTATCAACATCAATTAAAGATGGTCTGAAACTATAATGTGGCCAATAATGACAATTTTGATATGGATATGCACCTTCTTTATAATCATGAACACATAAATTATTATCATTTCCTTTAATGTGGCCATAAATATTATAACCTTCAATTACTTCAGCATAATTACGATTAAATAATATTTGTTTAATATTATCATTATTAATATATTTTATTGCAGTTTCTATATAATCCATTTTTGTATGAAATAAAAAGTCATCTTCCATATGTATCCAATATTTTGGTTTTAATTCAGATAATTTATTCCAAATAATATTCATACTTTGACGATGTCCCTTTTCCTCATAATTTTTCATATAAAAATCAATCCAACTATAATTATTTTTCATATTATTACGATCATCATCTGATGAATTATCATCAACACAAAACCAATAATCTATTTTTCCAATATCATTCCAATTATTTAATATTGAATTTACTGTTTTACAAAATAAATCATAACGTTTGCATGTGGTAAATGAAATAAATATAGTAACATCTGATTTATTTTTTAATAAATCTACTTTTTCTTTATTATATTTAGTCAATAAAGAATAATTCTTTGTAAATAATAAATTCCATAAATCTGTCATTTCTGGTATTATATTTTCACTATTTTTAAAAATAATAGTATCTATTGCATAAAATAAAGAGAGATTATCGTCATCATTATTAATATTATCTTTATATGATAATAATTTTACAATTATCATTTTTAATAAAATAAATGGTGACTCTTGACCAGATATTGATTTGTTTATAAATATTTGTTTGTAAGAATTATAATCATTAACTTTTAAACCATATATATTTAATAAAATATCTGCATTTAATCCACACTCAATATATTTTTGAATAATATTTATATTAAATGTTAAATTAAAATTATTTTTATGCAACAAATTTAAATATTCATCACAATTTTTAAAAAATGATACTTGAGTACTCGGAACTTTATCAATGAAAAATTGTAAATTTGAAAATAAATTATTTACCCACCATTCACCAATACTTAATGGTTTTTTATTAAAAATAATATCATACATTTTAATTCCTACTTCATATTTTTTAACTCTTTCAGATACAATAACCATATAATAGGGTAAATAGAATTCATAATCTAATGGTGTTGCAAATAAATAATTTGCTAAATTAAAATTTAAAAAATTATTTTCAAAATCATTTTGAATTAAAGAATAAAATGAGAATGCTACATCATTTAAACCATTAATACAATAATGTTTTACTAATTGATAAATACATTCTACACGTGTTTTATCATATTTATAAGATTCAATTAAATAAAATATTCCTGTATCTACATTTTTTTTTGCTTCGTATAGATTGTATATATTCATACAAGATACATATTTTTCTTGACCCCAATTATCTAACGTTAATACTTTTTTATAATATTCGATTGCTTTATCTGTCATATTAGCATCTCTATAACTTTGTGCACAATAGAATGCATAGCGATTATATATTGGATCTTTGTTTTCATAACATTTGATAAATGCCTTTTCTAATATTTCTGCATCTTTTGCATATTTTAATGGGTCTTGACTACGATTTCCAGTTCTATTAGATGAAAAATAATAATCGCCAACAATACTAAATTCTGAATTACACTGTTCATCACATGCAGGATATTCATGTAATACACCTACATATTTCCACTTTTTACGATTATTAAATAATTGAGAACGTGAATAAGAAATACTGTTAACATTATTTGAAAATGTAAATTTATATGAATCATGTACTAATAAATTAGGTAATTTGAAATTACCAAAAATAATATCATCTGCATCCCAAACAAAAACATAATCTGTTTTGTTATAAGCACCTTCTAAAGCTTTTGATCTATTATAACCAAAATCTTGCCATTCGCTATCATAGAATTCTCCTGGTACACATTTTCTTTCAAAAAATTTACTAATTATTTCTTTTGTATTATCAGTAGATCCAGTATCTGATACAACCCAATAGTCAAAATTAATATATGAATATATATTTTCTAAAGTTTTCTCAATAATATGACTTTCATTTTTAACTATCATATTTAAACATATTGTTTGTTTTGTCATTATTTATATTATTATATTTTATTATAAAAAACGATCTTAAATAAATATTTATATAATAATAATATGAAATATGAACTTTTAACAGATAGTGATATCATACATAATAAATTTATGTATGATCCAGAAACAATTGAATGGAATATAATAAACTCATTTTTAAGTTTAAGAAAACTAGTAAAATATCAAAAATTAACTCCTTATATTTGTGCAAAATATGTTGTTTTTGGCGGTAGAAATGAAATGTATGCTGATTGTACTGAAGATGCTTGGATATCTACTGATGAAATACCATATTATCAACCACATATCACTATGGAAGAAATGTATGTGGCGCATAAAATAGCAAACGAAGAAGATGCACAAGAAGACGAACAAGAATTAATGTCTAGAGAAGATAAGAAAAAATTAAACATGAACAAAAATTAATGTCTAAAGAATATAGAATATTAAAGTAACAATTGAATCATATTTGCTCTATCTTCGATCGGCAAATTAGATCTTACAAAAGACTGTACCATAGCAAATTTAACTTGATCATCTTGGTTTTGAAAAGATGGGATAGTTTTTATCATCATCATCATATTTTCAACCGTAGTTGGCAACATAATGATTCTTTTAATCATTTCTAAATCTAGATTTTCAACTTGTTTAGATTTCGGAGTTACAATTGAAGAAATTCCTGGAAGTTCATTTGATGAAATATCAAGATGTGGTTTCTCTGAAGAACTGGTAGTATCTTGCTGAAAACTTGAACTGGTAGTATCTTGCTGAAAACTTGAACTGGTAGTATCTTGCTGAACACTCGGACTAGTATCTTGTTGAACACTTGGACTAGGATCTTGTTGAACACTTGGACTAGGATCTTGTTGAACACTTGGACTAGGATCTTGTTGAACACTTGGACTAGTAGGATCTTGTTGAAGATTTGGATCTTGTTTATCAGACTGAAGTTTTTGTAAAAATGCAGTTGCCATAGCTTCAGCTGTGTTTTGACGTGTTTGTTCAGAAGTTGCGCCTGAGAAATAACGATTATTTTCTCTTCTGTTTTCCTCTGCAAAATTCAAAGGTCTAGATCTCTTATTATCACCTTCATTGTAATCAGATTTTCTTTTCCTAATAAGAGCATCAATAGGTCTGTCTAAAGGATACAAATTTTTAATTTTGTAAATTACTATATAGATACCAATATTACAGGTATCAATATAATAAAAAATATTTCTTGGAATTGTATTTCTATCATTCAGTTTATTTTTAATAGTAGCAGCATGTAATTTAGGCAAATAAGTCGGACTATCATAATAAGTAAAATTAATAAAATAGGTACCTGTTTTATAAATAACATCATTTGTTTTAAAAAAGTGATCTGTCATATTAACAATATCATTTTCTGAAAAATTAGATTGAAAACGAATATTGATTGTAATATTTTGAAAATTATTTGGTTGGTATCTTTCCATAGCCATACTAAAGGTAAATATCTAGTAATAGAATAATTTTCAATTTTTCTATAAAAATTGTACCGATGTGTTAGAATTTACTTTGTAAATTCTAAACCCATCTACTAGAATTTTATTATTTCCTAAAAGAAATTATAAAAATTGTCTGTTCTCAATAGAATTTGTTTAACAAATTCTATTATGAACGACTGATCTTTATAGAAGAATCAAAGATTCTTCTATAAAAATTGAAATAAATAGTGATAGTATTAAATATGTATAATATAATGAAGTGTAACTTATGTACTAAATTAAATATTAATATTAAAACTATTAAACCAAATGAATTTGAAGAATTCGATTTATTAAAAGTTTTGATTCAACATGTTGATGAAGAAATTAGGCAAGAAACATTTGATGATCAACAAAATGTACAAAAGAAATTTGGTAATTTAATTACCCATTGTTGTCCAAAAAAGTATCCTATACCTTCAAAACAAATTTTAGTAGATGAATATAACAAACGCAGAGCTAATAATACTATTATGAAAAATGATATATTTGAAAAATTAATTATGGAGGTTACTAATGGCGAAGTATGTGTTTCTGTACCATCTAAAGCACTAGACAGTTGTCCATTTAATTGTGCATTTTGCCCAACTGGTAAGAATGAAGATGGTTTAGTTGTAGCTAAAAGTTATACAATGGGTCAACCAGTTTTTTACAATTTGGTAAAAAATGAAAATAATTTACATAAATACTTGTTACAACATATGGTTCTATTATATTGTACACGATGGAATATGACTAAGTTAGCAATGCGTCATCTAGGTGGAACATTTAGTACTTATACAAAGTTATATCGTCTTCAATACTGTAGAGATATTTTTTATATTACTAATATTTTTTCAGATATTATTAATGACCCAGAGTTATTGTCTATTGCAAAGGAATCACTACAAGGTATATTTGATCCTGATAATATTCTTATTAACAAAGTAAGAAAACCATTTAATTTTGAAGAAATTGAAAGACTAGAGAAAGCTTTAGACAATGCTAAAATAATTGACATTGAAGATAATAATTTAGAATTCAATAAACATAAACATTTTGTTGTAAGTAAACTTGAAGATTTACTTGAACAAGCTTATAAGAAATCATTACAATTAGAACAAGAATATAATGTAACCGCACGTGTTAAAGTAGTTGCATTATCGGTTGAAACAAGACCTGATACTATTAACAATACAAGTGTTGCTGAATTATTAAAATTAGGTGTTACAATTGTTGAAATTGGATTGCAGTCACCTAATAATGAAATTCTGAAAATTAATAAGAGAGGACATACTGTTGAAGATTCAATTAGAGCAATAAGAATGTTAAAAGATAATGGTTTTCATGTTCATGCTCATTGGATGTTTGATCTATGTGGATCTACAAAAGAATCTGATTTAGAAGGTATAATTGAAATTACGCAAAATAAGAACTTAAGATGTGATCAAATGAAAGTATACCCACTTTTAGATGCTGAAGGAACAGAAACTACTGAATGGCGAAATAGTAAAAAGTATATTTCATATCTTGAAAATGATTACGATGGATTTATTAATAATATGGTTCATTTGATGAGCACCATTGATAAAACCACACGTATTGTTCGAGTACAAAGAGATTTACCAAAGAAATCAGCGAAAGTTCCAGATGGTTATACAAATAACCAGCCAACTAATTTGGAACAAATAGTAACTAATAAAGTTTATGAATCTGGAAAAACTAGAGAAGATATTAGATATCATGAGCCAGGAACAAGATATGCTAATATTGAGGATATTAAGTATTCTATAACTATCAATAAACCAGACGGTGGTATTGATATTTATATTGAAGCTTTTAGTTATGTTTGCAATGATGTCAAAAAGAAAGTTAAAGATTTTCGTATTGTTTGGGGTTATTGTAGATTACGAATTGTTAATGAGAATACACGAGTAATTAAATTCTTCCAAAATGATAATAAATATGGTCGTATTCGTGAATTGAAAGTAAATGGAAGCGTTGAATCTGTAGGTAAAGATGGTAAATCAGTTCAACATAGAGGAATAGGTTCCAAATTACTTAAAATTGCTGAAGAAATGGCTTATTATAATGGTATGACCCATGTTACAGTAACATCTGCAGTTGGCGTAAGAGATTATTATCGTCTAAAACATGGTTATGAATTAGACGATTGTGGACTAATGTGGAAAAAACTTGTTAATACTAAAAAGATTAACTTGAAAAAAATTAATGAAAATGAATTTATAGTTGATGAAAATAAGTCTGATTTAACAAAATATTTGTCCACAGGAGCAACTATTTTGTCAATTTCAGCTATTGTATTTATAATCTATAAAAGAATTCGTTTAGTTAAATATTAATTTTTTTGGATTTAATATTTCAGTTTTATATAATTTATACCACCAAGTTTCAGCAATATTTTTATGATAATTTATATTAGTTTTAATCATTACCACAATATTATAAGCATCGCCTTTATTACCAAATTTTGGGAGGTTTACAATTTCAGATTCTGGTTCAGCAGGTAGTGAATACATTCTGTTAAATATTTCTTTATTTATATAATAAAAAGTATTTTGTTTATAAACTTTATTTGGATCTATTGATTCAGCTGTTTTAATATATAATGTATCATTTAGATTTATATACTTTGTTATAATATTATATATTTCAATTTCAGTTTTATTATTTTGTTGATATAAAATACAGTTTTTAGAAATAGTTTTATTGATTATTATTAATTTTGATTTTAAATGATTAATTTTACTAATGTATTCAGTAAATTTATTAATACATTTAATATTATTATTTGATTCTATATATATTAAAGTATTTGGCTTATTTATTTCTATTTCTTTTTCAAAATCACCTTCAAAAGAAATAAATGTATATATAATAGTTTTATCTATTATTATAAAATCTGGATCATCTTTTCCAATATGATAAATAAATGTTTTTATTTCTGCCTTTGATAATGGTTCTATTTCTGTGTTTGATAATGTTTCTATTTCTGCCTTTGAGAATATTTTACTATTATTAAATGTTATACTTTCTAAATTATCAAATATTTTTTTAATAATATTTATATCCATAAATTTCTCTGGAATTGTAACTTTTTTTAATTTATTTTTATAGAAAGCAAAATTACCAATTAAATTAACTTTTTCAGGTATAATAATTTCTTCTAATTCATTTCCAGAAAAAGCATATTCGCCAATTTTTAATAAATTATTACCTTTTATTTCAAGTTTTCTTAATTTATTATTACAAAAAGTGCAGTTACCTATTTTAGAAACTCTATCAGGTATAATAATTTCTTTTAATAAATTATAGGAAAATACAAAATCGTTTAACTCTGTTAGATTTGGTGGTAATACAATTTTTTCTAATTTATTAAATGCAAATGCACTATTACCAATATTATTTATTTTCGGAGGAAAAGTTTCTCCTAATATAATAATATCATTTTCTAGTGTTCCAATTTTACTTAAATGTAAATCAGCAAATTCATATTCATGTATATGGTTAGTATTACATACAAATTTACTAATAGGATATCCACAATTATTAAAATTAATTAAATTAATAACTTCTATTATATTCCCTGCTGCATCTACAATAATTTCGTTGAATATATCATTTATAATTTTTCTTGTCATAAATTTATCAGGAATATTTACTTTTTGTAATATATTATTTGAAAAAACTGATTTACCGATACTAATTTTCGTATTTAGAATGTTTAAAGATACTATTTTATTATTTGAAAAAGCTGAATCACCAATAGTAGTTACTGACTTTGGAATTATTAGTTCTTTAATATAATTATTTGAAAAAACTGATTCTCTAATAGTAGTTAAAGTATTGGGAATTTTTAAAGATACTATTTTATTATTTGAAAAAGCCGATTTACCAATACTAATTCCATTCTCTGGAATTTCCAATGATACAATTTCATTATTTGAAAAAGCTGATTCACCAATAGTAGTTACGGACTCTGGAATTTTTAAAGATTCAATTTTATTCTTTGAAAAAGCTGATTCACCAATAGTAGTTACTGACTCTGAAATTTTTAGTTCTTTAATATGATTATTTGAAAAAACTGAATCACTAATAGTAGTTACAGTATTGGGAATTTTTAAAGATACTATTTTATTATTTGAAAAAGCTGATTTACCAATACTAATTTCAGTCTCTGGAATTTCCAAAGATTCAATTTCATTATATGAAAAAGCTGATTCACCAATAGTAGTTAAAGATTCTGGTAGTTCCAATTTTATTAATTTACAATCCTTAAAAGCAGATTTTTGTATTTCTTTTATCTGTGTACCAAATATTACTTCTTTTAAATATAAATTTTCTTGAAAAGCGCTTTCTTCAATAGTTATTATATTCTCTGGTATAATAATTCTATTTAACTTTTGTAATTTTTTATTATATGCATCTTTTCCAATTACACAATAAAATGGTTCAATCATATTTTCTGATGGTGTTGCATCAATGTGTGCCCTTTTTGGAGTTAATATAGCATTACATTTAGTTGAAATTTTTTGAGCCTCTTTTTTAAAAGATTCAGGAGTCGATATTTTTTCAGCATCTTTGTTTAAAGATTCAGAGGTCGATATTTTTTCACATTTTTTTCCTTTATCATTAATACATATATTTTTAGTTGATAGTCCCACGCCAAATATATTTGCCCACTTATTATTATATATTAATTTTGGATTAATTTTTATAGATTCTAAATGATTACCTGAAAAAGCATTATTACCAATATTTTTTACAGTGTCTGGAATTACTAATGATTTTATCTGATTATTTGAAAAAGCATTATTACCAATACTTTCTACAGTGTCTGGAATTACTAATGATTTTATCTTATTATTTGAAAAAGCATTATTGTTAATAATTTTAACATTTTCAGTAAATTTAATTTTTGTTAATCCTTTTGAATCATATTGGGATGGTCCTATTATTCGATCATCAATAATTATTTCATCAGAATTTGCACCGCCAATATGTTGCTCTTTTAATTTTAAATATTTTTTTTTATATTTTAAATATTTAAAATAATAATTCATATACTAAATTTAGATTTTAATTCTAAAACTATGTCAAACATATTTTATTTAATAAAATAATTTGTGTATATCATTGTTAATAACAAATAAATTATGTAATTTATCATCACATAAATATTGTTTTTCTTTTATACATTTCTGATTTTCAATGTCTATTTCGACACCCCTAATACTTTTTATTATTTCTTTTAAGTTATTAATTTCATCGTTAATTACCGTTAATGATTGTTTATTATTTTTAAATGTTTCTAATATCGATGATTCTTTATCTAATAATAAACTTACTTTATTATGTTTATCTTTGTAATTAGTTAAATTTAATTTAATTCTATCAACATTTTCCATAATTTTTTGTTCATATAATTTAAATTTTTTGATTCTTTGTTCAGTTGTAGCACCTTCACTAAATTTAGATAAAATAGAATTAAAATCTTCAATAGAACTATTGCATAATTTTATTTTTTTTAAATAATATGGTTTTAATTTTTGTAGTTTATTTAATTGTTCTTTTGATTCTGCAGATATCTGTCCTAAAACAGTATGAATCCATTCATTATATTTAACTAATTTACGTTGGTTTTGAATTAAATCCATATAACTTAAGTTATAAAATTAAAAATTATTAAATCAATTTTTCTAAATCAACTTAAAAGCTATAAATAATATTATGTATAATGTTTATAACTTTTATTTATAAAATAGGTAATAATAAAAAAACATATTACGGTAAATATGTTTGTGATTATATGTCTGATGATCATGAAGGATTAGATAATGAAATTGAATCTACTGTAATTGATGGAATCAATTTATATAGAAAACAAAAAGGTCTTCAAAAATTAAAAAAACAAATTTATATTGGTATATTGTCTTTTTCATCAAATAAATATATCCCAACTTATTCAACAGATAAAGAAATAAAATGTTTTGATTTTTATCATAAATATTTTAATCATACTAGTGAAACATATATTAATGGTCGAAATATTTAAGTCTTAATATTATAATAAATCTTATTTAAACATTTATTACAATATTTTGTTATATGACAAATAAAGAATCTTCAAAAAGTACTGGTAAATCAGTAGCTATCGGAATCGATTTAGGTACAACCAATTCATGTGTTGGAGTATGGAAAGATGGTCGTGTTGAAGTTATTGCAAATGATCAGGGTAATAGAACTACCCCATCGTTTGTAAGTTTCAGTCACGAAGATAGATTAATTGGTGATGCAGCTAAATCGCAAGCATCATCTAATCCAAAAAATACAGTATATGACGCTAAACGTCTTATTGGAAGAAACTACAATGATAAACATATGCAAGATGAATTAAAACATTTTTCATATAATGTTGTTGACAAAAATAATAAACCAATTATTGAAGTAGAATACAAAAGAGAAAAGAAGCAATTTACACCAGAAGAAATTTCATCAATGATTTTATACAAAATGAAAGAAATTGCTGAATCATATCTAGGTGATACTGTTAAAGATGCTGTTATTACAGTACCAGCATATTTCAATGATTCCCAAAGACAAGCTACCAAAGATGCTGGTGTAATCGCCGGTTTAAATGTTCTTAGAATTATCAATGAGCCAACTGCAGCAGCTATAGCATATGGTCTTGACAAGAAGGGACCATCAAAAAATATTTTAATTTTTGATTGTGGAGGTAAACGTTCTGCTTCCTGTGGTGTAAACCCACTTTATTAAGAAATATGTTCTTGATAAAAATCTGGTGAATTGCTGGAAACTCCTAAAGCTACATCTACCACAACATAATGTGAAAACATAAGTGTGAAGGTTTAAGAAAGATTAGATATATGGACAATCAGCAGCCAAGCACCTTTAAAATGGTGAAGGTTCAACGACTAGGCTTAAACGCCCACGAGTGCCAGAGTTTAATTAGTTAATTAATTTAAAGGTAAATTTATTTAAATTATAAATGAGAGAATTAATTTTAAGTTCCATAACAGAAATGAAGAAAAAAAATACAAATGAAATAATACCAATTATTAAAAAAGAATTAAAATTTGAATCAAGTAAATATTCATCAATTAAAGAAAATATTTGGCATGTTTTTATTAATGATATACAATTAAAAAAAACATCAGAATATGTAATTAGTTATAAATGTTTAACTTGTAATCAAATTAGTACAGTCGCAACAACACAATTTTTAAGAAAGATTAGACAATGTAAAAAGGGATGTTATTTATGCAGTAACATAAATAGTTATAAAAAACTGGATCAACCACTACCAGTAAATAACAGACCCCTTAAAAAAGAAATTATATCATATCAAAAAACACATGAAAATAGTTTAATTGAATTTGAAACTTTTCCTGACCTATATAAAAATTCATTTTTACTTTCACACTTAACTAACGAAGACTATAATAGAATTAAAAAAAATATTATTAGTTTTTGTAATGGTAAGTTGAAAGATATTAATGATTATGAATTTTGGTCAGTTTATAAAGTTAACAATCAAATGAAATTTTCATCTGTATTATATGATAAAAAAAATGATATAATTTTTAAATCTAATCAACCAATAATAAAATGCGACAATTGTAATAATAATTGGAGATGTAAATCATTAGAAAAATTTAAAAATTCACATAAATTATTATGCCCAGATTGTTTATTATGTAATAAAACATTCAAAATACGACCTACAAAAAATATAAACAATGAAACTATTTTATACCAATCTAAATTAGAAATAAAATTTATAAATTGGTGTAATTCAAATAATATTGTTGTTTATAATGGTCCAAATGTTGATTACAGACATAATGATAAATCTCATAAATATAGAGTTGACTTTAGAGTCAACGATATATTGATAGAGATTAAAGATTTTCACATCTGGCATAATAATCAAGTTAAAAGTGGATTATGGGATATAAAATTAAATGCAGTTGATAGTTATATTAACTCTAATAATTTAAAAAAGTTTCTATTCATCACACCTAAAAATTGGGATGAAAAATGTAACGAATTAATAAAACTAATTAAATAAGATATAGTCTGACCTTGTATGAAAGTACAAGAAATTACAATTTAAAATTTGTAATACTAACAAGTCATGGGAACTCATGACGTATCCATCCTAAATATTGATGAAGGAATTTTTGAAGTGAAAGCGACTGGTGGCGACACTAGATTGGGTTAATTTATATAGAGAGTTATTATTATAATGCAAACAAAAAATGTTCAAAGTGATAAATGAACATTAAAAAAATAAAAAAATTTATAATAACTTTTGACTCGGCTCAATTAAAAGAGGGAGAATTGCTGGAATAACCTTAGAGCTTAAAATACCACAACGCGATCGGTAACGATGAACGTGACGGTTTGAAAAATTTTAAGATTGGTCAATCAGCAGGCGAGCTTCCATTAAAGTGGAAGAAGCTTCAACGACTAGAGAAAGTAATCTAAGTCTTAGTTTGTAAAATCAATTACAAATTATAGATATGATAAAATCTCCACGAGTACCCTCCATTAACAAAATTTGTTAATGAAGATATAGTCTGAACTTATATGAAAGTATAAGATGTTACTTCAGGAAAAGACCTGGAGATTGATTTTTTAAATCAATGGATAAAGAGCCTAACGATAACAAAATGGGAGAAGATATAGATAACATTTTGGTTGATCACTTTGCAACTGATTTTAATCGTAAATATAAAGTAGATATGACAACTAGTGCAAGATCTATGAGAAGACTTAAAAGTGCTTGCGAATCAGCAAAAAGAACACTATCAACTGCATCCGTTGCAAACATTGAAATTGATTCTTTGTTTGATGGACAAGATTTAAACACATCAATAACAAGAGCAAAATATGAAAGTTTATGTAACAGTATTTTCCAACGTACAATGGAACCAGTTGACCAGGTTCTAAAAGATTCTGGTTTAAGCAAGAGTGATATTAATGAAATTGTTCTTGTTGGTGGTTCTACACGTATTCCTAAAATCCAAGAATTATTGTCCAGCTATTTCAATGGTAAAGAATTAAATAAAACAATTAATCCAGATGAAGCTGTTGCTTATGGTGCTGCTGTTCAAGCTGCAATTTTATCTGGATCTACTGATGAAACTCTGGGTGGATTACTACTACTTGATGTAACACCATTATCTCTTGGTGTTGAAACCGCAGGTGAAATAATGACCCCGATTATCCCAAGAGGTTCAACAGTACCAACTAAGAAAACCCAAGTATTTTCTACTGCTGCTGATAATCAACCGGGATGCACTATCTGTGTATTTGAAGGCGAACGTAAATTTACAAGAGACTGTAATCAACTTGGTAAATTTGATTTACGAGGTATTCCACCAATGCCTAGAGGTATGCCTCAAATTGAAATTACCTATGAAGTTGATGTAAATGGCATTCTTAATGTTTCAGCATGTGAAAAGAGTAGTGGAAAATCTGAGAAAATTACTATTCAAAATGAATCTAGTAGATTATCTAAAGAAGATATTGATAGAATGTTATCAGATGCAGAAAAGTTTAAAGAAGAAGATGAAAAAGCACATAAACGTGTTGAAGCTAAAAATAAACTTGAAAATTATGTCTACAATATTAAATCAACCGTTTTAGGTGAAGATAAGATGAAAAAATCACTTGGTTCCGATCTTGATTTAGTAACAACCACTGTAGATGATACTATTAAATGGTTAGATGATAATCGCGATGCAAAAACTGAAGATTATGAAGCTAAACAAAAAGAAGTCGAAGGTATTTTGATGCCATTAGTACAAAAAGCATACAAAACTAATGAACCATCAATGCCTGGATCAATGCCTGAACCAGGTCCACAAGTTGATGAAGTAGATTAAATATTATAAAAATTATATTAATACTAATATAATTTCTATAAATATATAATATGAAGCTTGCTATAATAATAATATTAATAGTTTTAATAATTATAAATTTTAAATATTATGAAAATTTTACAGTTGAAAATAAACTATGTTGTTTGTATGCATATTATGAAAAAAATAATCAATATAAAGAAAATTTACAATGTTTTTTAGATAATGCAATATTAGATGATGTAGATTATTATATTATACTTAATGGTCCATGTTCAATAAATATTAAAAAAAAAAAAAATATTAAAATTATAAAACGTGAAAATAAAGGTTATGATTTCGGTGCTCATAGTTATGCTGTTAATAATTTTATAAAAAAAAAATATGATTATTATATTTTCTTAAATTCTTCTGTTAGAGGACCATATTTAAAAAATAATATAAAATGGTATCAACCATTTATTAAACTATTTAATAATAAAGATATTAAAATTGTTGGTACAACTATAAATATTTTTGATAATAATGAATTTGATAATAAATTAAAAAATACTTTAGCTGATATTTATAATCATTCAAAACCATATCCACATGTGCAATCAATGTTTTATATTATTGATAACGAATATTTTAATTATCTTATATCAATAAATTTCTATGATGAAGTTAGATTAAATAGTATAAATAATATAAATGAAATAATACTTTATTATGAATTTGGCTTATCACAACATGCACTAAATAAAGGATGGAATATAAATTGTATTATTGAACCTTATAGAGATTTAGATTATAGAATTATTGATATAGATTTTAATCCATATTCTAATGGTGGTGATATTTATTATAAAAATGCATATTTTGGGAAAAATATTGATCCATATGATGTTATATTTTTTAAAAATAATAGAGATTTTTAAATAGGAAGATGAAATTTATAATACAAATGCTTAACATCTGTTGGTTGTGCTAATCTAATTTTTTTTTCACCTGATAAAACATATAAAATTCCATCGTATTCATCCCAATGTAATCCTGAATTAACTGGTTTATTTAATGTTAACCATAAATTACTATTATGTTCATAGTCTATTTTATGTTGATTTTTATCCATATCTATAAAATTGTTTATTTTTTTATAAAAATCAGGAAATGATGGATTAGAAATTATATTATTTTGTCCAATATATAAATAATATTTTTTATTGTCAGCTAAAATATCTTTTAATAATTTAGCTTTCATTTCTTTATAAATATTATTACTTTTAAATACTGGACTACAATCAATAGTATCACTATATAATGCTCTAAATTCAACATCTGATAAAGTATTAATAAATTCATTATAATTAAAATCATAACTAACACCTTTACCTACAAGAGGTCTGCTATTAATAATTTTATTAAATATAAAATGATTTTCGTCACCAACCATATTCTTTAATTGAAAACTTAAAGCTAAAGTATTTGGTTCTGTATATACCCAATGATGCCAAAATTTTGGAATTAATAAATATTGACCTTCTTTTAAATTTACTTCTATAAAATTACATTTTTTTGCATTTGGATATGAATTATAATCAATTGGATAATGTATTATTGAACTATGATTATACATTGTATTTTCCATTTATATTATATTATAATATAATTAATTTATAGTAAAATCTATATATAATTATATGATTTATGATTATATTATAATAGGTGCCGGTATTGCTGGACTATATGCTGCGTATAAAATTAAAAATAAATATCCTAATAAAACATTTTTAATTTTAGAAGCTAATTCTAAAAAATATATTGGGGGACGGATTTGCCAAGAAATTTTTGCTAATCATTTAGTAAATACTGGGGCTGGTATCGGTAGAAAAAATAAAGATAAATATTTAATAGAATTATTAAATGAATTAAAAATAAAATATACAGAATTTTCAAAAGAACCTGAATATTCATTCGAACCAGTTGATTTAAAAAAAATAATAGTAACACTAAAAAATAAATTTAATGAATTAAATAAACCTAGAAAAACATTCAAAAAATTTGCTGAACCTATACTTGGTTCTGAAATATATAAACAATTTGTTAGAACTTCAGGATATACTGATTTTGAAAATGATGATGTAGAACATGTGTTATATATGTATGGATTAGAAGATAATACCTATTGTTGGACTGGTTTAGTAGTTCCATGGAATCAATTAATAATAAAATTAATAGATAAAATTAATTCTATAAATATTAAATCAAATTCTGAAGTTATTAAAATAGAAAATAATGATATTATTTCAGTATTTACTAAAAAAAAAAAATATAAATGTAATAAATTAATTGTTGCAACTACAATTAAATCATTAAGAAAATTATTTAAAAATCCTATTTATAAAGAAATAGAAGGACAGTCTTTTATTAGGATTTATGCAACTGTAGCAAAAAAATATATTCCAATTATGAAAGAAAAAGTTAATGGATCATTAATTGTTGATAATAAATTACATAAAATTATTTCGTATGATCCAGATAAAGGATTATATATGATAGCTTATAGTGATAATAAAGATGCGATATCTTTGAAAAAAAATGCAGATAATAAACTATATCTTGAAGATTTAATAAAAAAATCATTAAATATAGAAGATGTTAAATTAAACAAAATAGTAGATTACTATCATGAAATTGGAACACATTATTATAAACCATTATCAAATAAGTATAATTCTAGACTAGAATTTATTAAACAAGCTCAAAATCCAGATACTAATATTTATGTTATTGGTGAAGTAGTTAGCGAAAATCAAGGTTGGGTTAACTCTGCATTAGATACATACCACAAAATTAGTAACTAATTAACAGTATTCTTCAACATTAATATTTTTAATTTCACAATATTCAATTACTAGTTGCATCAATGCTTGTAATATTGCCCACACATTTTCTCTTGATTCAGGGTCTAATTTATAATAAATTTCTTTTAATCTAAGAATTTCAGACAATGTACTATTTTTATCAATATTAATTACTTGATTATCTATATTATTTATTTTTTCAATATAGTTTTGTTCATCCGTAAAATAACTTTCATCTTTATTAAATATTTGTTCTTTGTGAGGAATCAAACATTTAATTCCTTTTTCAATTCCAATTAATGAATTAAATTTTATTAATCTTTTATAGTTATTATAATATGTGGTACCTACCAACTCTGAAGTTTGTGCCAAAAATGATTCGATTATCAAATTAAAAGATTTGATTTTATCAACTGCCATATTATAACTTATATTAAAAAAATCTTTAAATAATAACGCAATATAAACTAAAAATTATTTTGGTTAAATATTGTTAAGAGTATATTGTTTAAATTATTTGTATCATTTTGTTCTGTAAATGAAAACATTGGTATATTTAAAACATTAGATATATTTGTATTCATAGGCAAATTAATTAGTTTCCTAGAAATGGTATGTTCAGTGCAGATTTTATCAATTTTATGTTCCATTTTTATAAAATTATTTTCATCACTTAATACTATATTATTATGTAAGTAACTAGATATATCAAATTTGAATTTCTCATTTCCAAAATTTAGTTTAATTTTATGTGAATGATCATAACCAATAATTGGAACTAAATTATTTTTAATATTAATTGTAATTAAATCTAATTTAATAAGGGACCCATTAAAAGTAATAAATGGTTCATATGTATTTTTTTGTAAATAAATTATTCCAATACCAACAGTATCACCTTTTGAACATATAGGAGCTATTTTTTTAAACAATATTTGATTATATTGAAATGTACCATCATCTAAATGATATCCAAAAGATTCTGGATACCACCCTGGATTTGAATTAATAGGCATATTAATAGTTGAATATCCAATAGAGATGGACTCATTCACCCAACCTTCTCTAGTACTTTCTAACAATTCTAATTCATAATAATATACATTTGAATTTAATAACACTATTTCATCATTTTTATTTATTATTGGAAATGTAAATGGTATAGGATCTTTACCATATAAAGGTAATAATCTATTAGCAAATAAAATCCTATTTAATGTTGGTGTTCCATCAAAACTATATATATTTCCATCTGCTGTAATTTTATTATTTAATATATAACCATCGTTAACTAATTTTGTTGGTAATGGATAAAAGCATTTATATGTTAAATAATAATTGTTAATAATTATATTATATTTATTATTAAAATTAAAAAACGTGTCTAACAAATATTTTATATATTCTTCAAACAACTTTTTATTCATTTTATGTTTAGACAAATGTAATATAGTATTCATTATTATAATATAATATAAATTTATTTTCTATAACTAATTAATGTTATTATTTAATAAATTATTTTTAGGTGGGGGGTCTGAAAAACAATGGACCGTATTACGTCATAATGGACCGTTATTTCCACCTGAATATTCTGCTCATAAAATACCTATAATAATTAATAATCAAAAAATTGAATTACCTATTAAAGCTGAAGAATATGCAACAATGTTTGCTAAATTTATTGATACTAAATACATGGATATTCCAAGTTTTAAAAAAAATTTTTGGAAAGACTTTAAACCAACTTTAGAAGATATAAATGTTACTTCACTAGATCAAATTGATTTTACATTAATTAAAGAACATATTGAAAAACAAAAAGAATTAAAATCATCAATTTCAAAAGAAGAAAAAGAATTAAATGCGAATGCTTTTAAAAAAGAAGAAGAACCTTATATGTATTGTGTTATTGATGGTAGCCAACAAAAAGTGGGAAATTATAAAATAGAGCCACCTGGTATTTTCTTAGGTAGAGGATCCCATCCAAAAATAGGAAGAATAAAAAAAAGAATTTATCCTGAAGATATTACTTTAAATTTAGATAAAGATGCACCTATACCAGAACCATTACCTGGTCATAAATGGTCTAAAATTATTCATGACCAAACTGTTATATGGTTAGCTACTTGGAAAGAAAATATTACTGGTAAAAATAAATATATATTTACATCGTTAGAATCATTTTTTAAATCAAAGAGTGACGAAGAAAAATTTAATTTAGCAAGAAAATTAAAAAGAAAAGTTAATTCTATTAGAGAATCTTATGAAAAAGAACTTTTAGAAGATGATTTAAAAAAACGCCAATTAGCAACTGCTCTATATTTTATTGATAATTTAGCCTTGAGAGTTGGTGGTAAAAAAGATTCAAAAGAACAAGCAGATACTGTTGGTGTAACATCACTACGTGTTGAACATATTAATTTACTTGAAAATAATATTATTAAATTAGATTTTTTAGGTAAAGATTCTGTTAGATATTGTAGAAAAGTTAAAGTTCATACCGATGTATATAATAATTTAAAACTTTTTAGCAAATATAAATCTAAAAAAGAAGATTTGTTTGATTTAATTACATCTGCTAGTTTAAATGAATATTTGGAAACATTTATGGAAGGATTAACAGCAAAAGTTTGGCGTACATATAATGCATCATTTATTTTTCAAAAAGAATTAGATAAAATAACAGGCAGTAAAAAATTAGATTTATTCACTGAAAAAGAAGAAAGATTAAGTTTTTTAATTAGTATATTTAATCAGGCTAATACTGAGGTGGCGCTCTTATGCAACCATCAAAAAACTGTAAATACTAATTTAGAAACTTCCATTGATAAAATTGATTCTAGATTAAAAGAACTAAAAAAGAAGAGAAAGAAGTATGAAGAAACAAAAAAAACAGAGAAAGTTAATAATATTAAAAAGAAAATACAATTATTAAAACTTAAAAAAGAAAATAAACTAAAAATGAAAAATGTATCATTAGGTACTTCAAAACAAAATTATATAGATCCTAGAATTATTTTTGCTTTTATTAAAAAGTATGAAATACCACCAGAAAGATTATTTACACAACAACTATTAACTAGATTTAAATGGGCTAGTGAAGTCCAATCAGATTTTAGATTTTAATTGAATAATTAAATCACTAAATGATGAATATCCACTTCCCTTGAAATTATTGGAATAGACACACATATATAAATCAATTATACTTTCTTCTAAACTTGTTTTTCTTAATTTATTATTATCTTGTTCATATAATAATATTTTAATTCTATTCTTATATTTATAATAAAAATTATCATATGTGTCTTTATTATCAGTTGCAATATATAAATTTCTATTATTATCTTCTATAAATTTAATAAATTCTTCATCTGTAGTATATAAATTATTTTTAGTTGCAAGATTTATATGATCAGTACGACGTATATGAACTGCAATATAATTACTTTCTAATAATTTTATATAATTATTTATTACATTCATTATTGACGGTAAGGGTTTTAACTCTGAATAAATAAATACTTTAGATGGATCATATTCAGGGTGCCATGAATTACCTAAATATTTTATATTAGATAAAGCATATTTATTAGTTTTTTCAAATTGTATATTTTTAATTGGTTCAAAATAATCAAGAAAAAATCCAGCACATTCTATTGTAATCGGCCATATAACAATTAACTTTTTATTTTGACTTTTTGCATATTGATAATATGAAAATGTTACTCTTAATTTATTACATAATCCATTTGTTGGATATATAATTATAACTGAATCATAAATAGATTTTATAATACTATTACGCATAATTATATTTTTCTTTAATTTATTCATATATTATATATTATATATTCTATTTATATATAAAATGAATATAAATTTTTTATTATTTTTATTAATCATTGTATTATGTTTGTATTTTCAAGAACTATATGAAAATTTTGCAGAATTAGAAAATAAACCACTTGAAACTACTTTATTACAAACATGCCCAGATAATTATCTATTAAAAGATGATTTATGTTATCGAGACTCTGAATTTATATGTCCAGAAGATTCGATCTATATTGATGGAGGATGTTATTCTCCAGATTTTATAGATTCAAATAATTGTCCTGAATATTATCGTTTAATTGATAATAAATGTTACAAATATTCTGGTATACCTAGTATATCTAATGATAAAAATGGTATAATACCAAGTACAACTTATAGTTGTTCAGATGGATTGAATCCAGTTAATGGTTTTTGTTTACCTCCCAATTTCACTAATTTCTAATGGAAATAAATTTATAAAAATGTCATTTTTGTTTCTTAGTAATTTTATTTTATTTATTAATTCATATTTAAAATTCCATGCAAATAATACAAAAGTTAAATCATGCTCAATAGTTTTAATATAATTAAATTCTTTAATATCTATATCAAGATTATCTATTTTTTTATTAATTTTAATTGGATTTTCATCAATAATTATATTTATTTTAATATTATTAATTAATAAATCTTGATTTATAAAATTTAATATTGTTATACCTTTAGCTGATGCTCCTACACCAATTATATTATTATGTGATTTTAATAAATTTATTAAATTATCTTTCCATAAACATATATTTTTTGCATATTTAATATATGTTTCATACTTAAATAATCCAGAATCCATCTCATATAGACACCGATCTATTATATTATCATTAGGATTCATTATCAAACTTTTTTGTTTTATATGAAATAAATAACTAGAACCATGTACATCTACTATTTTTACATCATTCAAATAAAATTTTGATTTATTTAAAGCTAAATTCATACTATTAATATTAAAAAAACTTAAATGTTCATGATAAATTGTGTCAAATTCATTATTTTGAATCATATTACATTGAGATGTTTGAATATATATATTACTTTTTTCATCAGTAACTAAATAAATGTTATTTAAAAAATCATAAATATCATCTACATGTGCAAATACGTTAAATGCAGTTACTATATCAAATTTGATATTGAAATATTCAACAGCTTTCTTGTCAAAGAAACCACAATATATATTATGTTTTTTAATTTTATTAACAATATTTTCGGCAGGATCAACACCATAAGTTTCACATTTTTTTTCTAAAAAACAATCTAATAATGAACAATCGTTACATGCAATATCAAGAACTTTTTCTCCTGCCAGTGCAACATTATTAACAAATTTTTTAAAATATGTTTTCATAGTTTGTGATGTACTACTTAAATATAAATAATTCTTATACATTATAATTGGATTTAAAATACCATTTAATTGTAAATGATAACAATCTTCACAACCATTTAAAATTAATGGACAATTTAATAATTTCCAAAACTTATCATTTAATCGATTTGGCGGTGGATTATTATTAAGATCAATTATTTTAAATAATTTCTTAGAATTACAAACACGACATTCATGTTTTGTTTTATAAATAATAATATCATCATATTTTATTTCTTTAATATTATAAAAATTATTAGTAATTGTTGCTACTAAATTTTCTAATGTTCCTGTTGGTATCCATCCTAATGATTTTAATTTTCTAGTATCTAAATAAAAATCATAGTTTATTGCATTATTTTCTTTATAAATAATTTTTACATCAAATAGATTTGAAATATAATTACCCAAATCTCCAATCGTTGTATTAAATGAACTAATATTGTAAACATCAAACATTGATTTTTGATGTATTAATATTGTATTGATTCCAGATAATAAATCATCAAATGAAGTCAAACTTTTTTTTAATTCTGGATTCATTATTTCAATATAATTATTTATTAAAGAAAAATAGATCATTCTATGGATTCCTCTAGTTGCATTTAAATATGGTGAAGAACCATATAATGTTCCTAAGCGAATAATTATTTTTCTACCAAATAATTTTTTAAATTCTGATTCATTTTTTTTTATTTGATTAATATATTCATTATTACTAATATTAAATTTAGCATCATTTTCTGAATATTCATTTTGTGATGGATTATCATAAATAACTGCTGAACTAAATAATATTATAGTATTACTACAATTAAGATTCATTCCTTGTAAATCATTTATAATAATAGAAATATTTTTATAATCTGCACAAATGTAAAATATACAATTTTTGTAATTATTATTTAATAAAAATTGATCATAGTATTTACTAATTATTTTTACAGGATTTATTAATTTTGAACTTAAATAAGAACCTAAGAATCCTTCGGCTCCTATAATTATATGTCTAATAGATAAACAAGTTTCCATTAATACTAATAATTTATATTTTTTTAAATCATAAATTATTGTTATTTATTTTTTAGATTTTTTTGATGATTTCTTTGATCCCTTCTTTTTAGCACCACCTTCTTTACCAATAAATGGAGATAAAACTTTTTGAGCAACTGGAATAAATTTAAGTAATTTTTTGTGAATAATTAAAAGATCTTTTTGTTTATCTTCTTCTTTAATTTGATCAACTTTAGCTTTGATAGAATCTCTTAATTCATCTAAACTATCTAAATATAAACTAATTTTTTTTTGTTTATACCCATCTTTTTCTTCATCACTTTGACCAACAACAATCATCCACCCGAAAACTTCCATTTCATGAGCATACCATTTCATTAAACCATGATAGGTAGTTTCAAACATTATATATTATATATTATAATTTAGAAAAAATTAAACTAAATATATTTTAAAATTTATAATAATTGTAAATCAACGTTTATTATAGAAATAATATTATATATATAATATTAATGAATGCCATTTGTTTTTTTACTTTTAGACCACCAAAACAAATCTTTGATTTTGCTAAAAAATTAAAGACACATGAATATAATATTTTTGTTTCAATTAATGATAATAATTATATAATACCTGAATATGATGAAAATGCAATTACTATAATAAAATTAGATGATATTATAGTTAAAGATGCTGGATATTTTAATTCAAATAATAATATCAGAGGACATGTATGTTCAAGAGATAAAGCATTTTATTATTTTAATAAAATAAATACAATAGATTATAAATTTATATGGTTTATTGAAGAAGATGTTTTTATACCAACAACGAAAACAATAAATAATATTGATATTAAATATCCGTATGGTGATTATTTATCAAATTCTTATTTTACTGTATGTGATGATATAGATAAGTATAAAGATACATTAAATATTAATTTAGATTTTCCAATTGTTACTTTTAACAATAATTATTCATTTCATGAATCATCATCTTTTAGAGAATATAATTTGATGCACTATTTTAACTTACCATGGTTAAAAAGTATGTCATGTGCTATAAGAGTATCTAAAAATTTTTTAGAACATATTGATATTTTTGTTAAAAAACATAATACTTTATTTTTTGATGAAGTATTATATCCAACAATATCATTACATAATAATTTAGTTATAGTAAATCCAATTGAATTAACACCAATCGTATATAGATGTGATTTTAATAATGTAGATAATATAACAAATTATTTATATTGGAACTTTAATGATATAAGAGAAGACTATTTATTTCACCCTATTAAAGATTTAGATTTACATCAAAAATTAAGAGATGACCATAATTTTAATTAAATATAAATCAAATATATTTTTACGCTTATAAAAAAATTATAATATATAATAAAATATATGCTTCATAAATGTATTTTTTTAATATTATCTTCAAATGATAATCCAATATATGCAGAATTAAAAAAGTTACATGTAATTTACTTAAAAAATTATGTTCCTTTAATTAGATTTTATTTTGTTGAATTTAGAAAAGATCAAGAAGAAATTGTTATTGAAAACGACAATCATATTTACATTCAAGGTGAAGAATCAATCAATCCCGGTATGATATTAAAAACTTGTAAAGCTATAGAATATCTTAATGAGCATTATAATTATGAATTTATAGTTAGAACTAATTTAAGTACTTTTTTTTATATGCAAAATTTATTAGAATATTTACTTATTATTCCATCAACAAATTCATGTGGTGGATTTAATTATAGAAACTTTATAACTGGCACCGGAATATTTTTAAGTAGAGATGTTGCTAATCAAATTGTAGAACTATTTTTAAATTATAATATTATGGACTATAATGAAGATCTTATAATTAGTGGTATATTACATAAATTAAAAACACCATTCTATAATTGTAAAAAATTTTATAAGTGGGGATTAATTATTGATGAAACTACCGAAAATTATGGTGAATATTATTTTATGCCAACGAACGGTGAATTTAAAGATATTGATTTTCCAAATAGTATTCTACATTTTAGAATAAAAAACTCTTCTAACCGAGCATTAGATATACAATATTTTAAACTATTATTGAATAAAATTTATAATATTATAGTTTAAGGATTTAATACCATATATTTATAATTCATTTTGACAAATGAAAATGACACTTGATACATATTTAAATACCTTAGATTTGAATATTACACATATTAATCTTAGTTCATATAATTTATCCATTATTCCAAATTTAGAAAAATTTAATAAATTAGAAACATTAGATTTATGTGATAATAAATTAATCGAAATTTATTCATTACCAAATACAATAAAGAAATTATTAATTAGTAAAAATAAAATAGAAAACATCAATCAGTTGCCATATAATTTACAATATTTAGACTGTGCATACAATAAAATAATTGATTTTAATTACTTACCAGATAATATAGAATATTTAAATTGTTCATATAATAGAATTAAATTTTTTAAAAATTTACCTAAAAATTTAATTGAATTACAGTGTTCACATAATAAATTATTTATTTTAGATAATTTACCATTACGGTTAGAAATATTAGAATGTGCAAATAATAAAATAATTGAGATTGAAAATATTCCAGAAACATTAAAAACATTTAATTGTTCTTCTAATAAAATATCAAAATTAGAAAATTTATCAAATAATTTAATTTATCTACAGTGTAATAATAATAATTTATCAAAGTTATATTTACCAATAAATTTATCACATTTAGAATGTAAAAATAATAACATTGATGATTGTTATTTACCAGATAAACTTTCATTTGTAAATATAGATAATAATAAAATGAAAAAAATAAACATACCAAATAAATTAATACATTTATCCTGTGATAATAATAATTTACTAGAACTTGATCGATTACCAGATACAATAACTTATTTATCATTATCAAATAATAAAATAAAAAAATTTAACATACCACCTAATACAGAAAAATTATTTTGTTCAAATAATAGTATTGATAAATTAGATCCATTACCAGAATCATTAAGTATTTTATCTTGTATTAATAATAATATAAAACAAATAAAAAATATACCATTAAGTTTAAAAGAAATTTATATTAATGGTAACCCAATAAAAGAAAAAACCATAGAAAAATTAAAACTATATGTTGATATTGTTTATGAATGATTATAATAAAGTTTAATTAACTTTATTAAAATTGTATCAATGGAGATATTATTATTTCATCTGGTTGAGGTATTAATTCAACTGGTTGAGGTATTAATTCAACTGGTTGAGATATTACTTCATCTAGTATATCTTTTGGATAAGATTCATTATTAAATAACATGACTGTTTTTTTCTTCCAATCAGTATCTATTTCAATTATGTTATTATTCATAATTTGCTGTAATGGTATCCAACAATGACCTCTTTTTAATTCAGGTGCTTGATTCCATAAAGTGTCACTATATTCTTTTATTTTTTTTATTAATTTTTCTTCATTATCTGGTATTATTTTTAGTAATTCATCTATAATATCAACTACTGATCTATTTTCCATAAAATTATGATATAATAATAATTATATATATATTCAATTTTTATATATATGGATTAAGGAAGGTTCATTTTACATAATCAATTATATAAACTCATAATAAGTATTCAAGTTTAAATACTAGACCTTTTTATTAACCGTAAACTATAACAATTCCTGAACCGCCATTATAACCACCATACTTTAATCCTTGTGTGTTGGGTTTGGCAGATCCGCCAGTTGAACCAGCTCCACCGCCTCCACCTGTATTAGGAGTGCCGTCAGAACCTGCAGTATTATTCAAACCGCCTTTGCCACCACCACCTGCGCCACCATTTCCACTAATTCCACTTGGGTATCTACCACCACCTCCACCACCTGCATAATATGTGGCCGTACCAGTAATGCTACATAGATAACCAATACCGCCATTGCCACCATTACTATCACTAGTAGCACCCACCCCCCCAGCACCACCGCCTCCACCTGATGTTTCGCCAGTACCTCCATTTCGTCCACCTCCAGCAAAACCGCCAGAATAGGTTGCACCACTTATTGGTCCTTGTATAGAAGAACCACCTGTTGCAGTATTAGCACCTCCACCGCAACCACCGTTAGTAAAAGCACATCCACCACCTAAAGCAACATAACTTCCAAAAGACGAATCTCCTCCGTTATTTCCATTCCCCCCATTCCCAAGACCACCTAAACCAACTGTTACACTAACAGACCCAGCTGGTACAAAGACACTGGAAAAATAGACAACCCCTCCACCACCGCCACCGCCACTACCATTAGCACCACCCGAACCACCGCCTCCCACTATTAAAATACTATAGTTTTTACCAGTTGACGTAAAAGTTCCTGAAGAGGTGAATGTTGTCAATACAGCTGCAAGCGTTGTCACTGAAGCCGATGCAGAAGATGCAGTTGAAGTACCTCCCGAATTAGTTGCAGTTACAATAAATGTATAAGAAGTGCTTCCTCTTAAATCATTAACAATAATAGGACTTGCTGAGCCAGTACCAGTAATAGAACCGGGAGTACTAGTAACAGTATATGAAGTTATAGTTCCAGTTCCAGCTGGAGGAGTAAATGCTACAGATACAGAACTAAAAGATACAACTGTTGCTACTACTGAAGTTGGTGCAAGTGGATAAGTAACTATTGTATTTGATGATGCTGAAATCATAGATGTACCAATACTAGTAGCTCCCATAACAGTAAATGTATATGCAGTATTACTAGATAGACCACTTACTACTATGGGTGATGAAGTACCAGTATTAATAAATGATCCAGGATTACTTGTAACGGTATATGTAATTATATTTACATTACCACCAATTATACTAAATGGCACAGATACAGAATTGGTACTTAAAGCAGTTGCTGTTCCAATAATAGGTGTATCTGGATATGTAACAATCATATTTGATGAAGATGAAACTGTAGATGTACCAATACTTGTACTTTCTGTAATAGTAAATGTATATGCAGTATTACCTAATAACCCTGAAATACTAATTGGTGATACTGTTCCAATAGCAGTTATTGATCCTGGATTACTTGTTAGTGTATATGTAATTGGTTTAGCATTACCACCAATACTACCAGTAAATGATACATTTACTAAATTATAAGTAGCTAAAGTTGCTACTACTGAAGTTGGTGCAAGTGGATAAGTAACTACTGTATTTGATGATTCTGAAATTATAGATGTACCAATACTAGTAGCTCCCATAACAGTAAATGTATATGCAGTATTACTAGATAGACCACTTACTACTATTGGTGATGAAGTACCAGTATTAATAAATGATCCAGGATTACTTGTAACGGTATATGTAATTATATTTACATTACCACCAATTATACTAAATGGCACAGATACAGAATTGGTACTTAAAGCAGTTGCTGTTCCAATAATAGGTGTATCTGGATATGTAACAATCATATTTGATGAAGATGAAACTGTAGATGTACCAATACTTGTACTTTCTGTAATAGTAAATGTATATGCAGTATTACCTATTAATCCTGATATACTTATTGGCGACATTGTTCCAATAGCTCTTAAAGATCCTGGATTACTTATTACATTATAATATAAAATGGGATATGCATTACCTCCAATATTACCTGTAAATGATACAATAGCTGAATTACTTGCAGCTAAAGTTGCAGTACCAATAGTTGGTGCAGGTGGATTAGTAATTACTGTATTTGATACTGCTGAAATCATAGATGTACCAACACTTGTAGTTCCAACTACAGTAAATGTATATGCAGTATTACTTGATAGACCACTTACAATTATAGGTGACGAAGTACCAGTATTAGTAAATAAACCAGGATTACTTGTAACGGTATATGTAATTACATTTACATTTCCACTAATTATAGTAAATGCTACCGAAACAGAATTAGAATTTATTGCAGTTGCTGTTCCAATAATAGGTGTACCTGGGTATGTTACAATACTATTTGATGAAGATGAAACTGTAGATGTACCAATACTTGTACTTTCGGTTATATTAAATGTATATGCAGTATTACCTATTAAACCAGATATACTTATTGGTGATACTGTTCCAATAGCAGTTATTGATCCTGGATTACTAGTTAGAGTATATGTAATTGGTTTAGCATTGCCTCCGATAGTACCTGCAAAAGTAATATTTGCAGTTGATGAACTTGTTGGAACAGCAACTAAGCTTGTAGGTGGTTTTGGATAAGTTATGATATAATTTGATTGATTCGAATTTGGTGAAAGACCTACATTAGTATTTTGTTTAACTGTAAATGTATATAAAGTATTACTTAATAATCCTGATAAAGTTATTGGTGATGTTAATCCTGTATTACTAATTGAATCAGGATTACTTGTAACTATATATGATGTAATTGAAGTAGCATTACCACCAAGATTACCTGTAAATGATACCGAAGCAGAATATGGACTAATAAATGTAGCAGTGCCAATAAGTGGTTCTGGAATAAAAGTAGTAATACTATTTGATGGTAATGAACTTGTTGTTGTACCTATACTAGTAGTTGCAGTTACTGTAAATGTATATGATGTTGTTGGTGTTAATCCTGCAATATTTATTGAATTTGTTGATCCAGTTGCTATTATAGATCCTGGATTACTAGTTACAGTATATATAATTGGACCTTTATCGGTTGTAGATGCGAATGTAATATTTGCTGTTGTACTACTAATTGGAGTTGCAACTACAGATGTAGGAGTAGTTGGGAAATTTGGTGAATATGGATTAAATGATGTTTTAATAGTTAAGTAACCAGTTACAAATGTAATATTATAATTTGGTGATGTTAAACCACTCGGTATTATAGTATATCTTCCTGGTGCTACTGCACCTTGTGATGTACCAGTATATATAATACTACCAGATAATGATATTACTGAATCAGTTCCTAATAAGCCATTACTATAAAATCCATTTCCACCGTAGAATGTTTCAGGTATACTTTTAAATCTTATATTTGATATTACTTGATTGCTTAAATAAGTGAATATATTTATGTATAAATTGGTTCTACTAGGTTTTAAAACTGTTCTGATTAATACACCATCTTTGTAATAATAAACATAATTATTTTGATATGTTATTGTAAATTGTGTTGTTGATAATACAGAACCAATATTAATTATAGAATTACTTGTATCAAAAATAGTTGCAATATTACCTGATATAGTTTTTATTAAATAATTACTGTAAACTAAACCAGATAAACTTGATAAATTAGAATTTATCTCTGATAATCCTATTGTACAATTATATGGAGGTGCATTAAATGATAATGAACACATACCTGAATAACCTTCCAATGACCAAATACGGTTAACAGCATAATCTGGATTAATTGATGTAATTGTATTATTGTTAAAACTATAATTTAAACGATTATAAATCAATGTATAGTTACTGATATCATTATAATATATTACTGTCTTATTTTTAGCGATTATAAACAATGGCGCCTTTACAATTTTTAATTGACCTGGTATATAACTAATATTATAATTATTAGAATAGAAACCATATGGAATTATAGAATAGTTTCCAACGTTTATACTATTATAATATGTTCCACTTAATGTTAATGTTCCTAATAAATTATTTATATTATCATTACCTATTAATCCATATACTGAATATGTTGGGGTGTATGGTAAATTATCATAAATCTTAATTGCATTATTAGCAGTAATAACTAATGGTGCTTTAATTATTGTAATAGTTCTTGAAACATTTATAATATTATAATTATTACTAAATAAACCACTAGGTGTTATAACATAAATTCCTACATTTAATGGTGGATTACTATAATAATAAATAACTATACCAGATACACTAGTTACACTATCATTTCCAGCAAATCCAATATAATTTAGACCATAATTAGTAAATAATGAATTTGAATATTGTAAATTTGTTGTATTTGGTGCTATTGTTAAAGTAGCTTTAGTTATCGTTGTTATTCCACCAATATAAAATATATTGTAATTATTACTAATTAATGATCCAGGTACTACATTATATGTTCCTACATTAATTAAATTATTACTATTTATAAATTGTAAGAATTTTTTACAAGCAATACCATATGGTACTGTTATATTATTATTGATATTTAATGGCGACCAATTAATACCATTATTTGATGAAGCATATGTATTAGTTCCAACACCACCTGCTATATATTTAGTACCGTTATAAGCTATACTTAATCCATAAGAACTAAAGATAGTATTACCTAAACCAGTCCAATTTATTCCATCGTAAGAATAAGCAATTGTATTAACAGTACCTTGTCCAACAGCAACAAATTTAGTTCCATCCCAAATACAATTATTACCTGAATCACTAAAAATACTAGTTCCTAATCCAATCCAATTAATACCATCGTATGAGTATGCCATTGTATTGATCGAACCTTTGCCAAAAGCAACCCATATCAAGTTATTCGTAACTACTGTTATACCCATATTATCAAAAATTATATTACCCAATCCTACCCAATTAATACCATCGTATGAATATGCAAATGTATTATTACCTTGACCAACTGCAACATTAAATAATTTATTAGTTGCTATTTCACTTACAAAACTACTAAATATAGTAGAACCTAAACCAAACCAATTAATACCATCTGATGAATAAGCTAACGTATTATTACCTTGACCACCACCTAACCATAATGTTCCTGTCCAAACTATTGTTAAACCAACTTGATTAAATATTAATGCATCTAATCCTGTCCAATTTATACCATTTGATGAATATGCAATTGTATTATGTCCACTTCCAACGGCCACCCAATAAATATCATTATATGCAATAGCACCTCCACCTGATGTAAAAATATCATTAGGCCCGATATACCATGTAATACCATCAGTACTATATGATATTTCACCAATCCCACTACCAACTATTATCCAATTAACAGCAGTTGGAACAATTTGACTATTATAATTACCATAAACAGAATAACTTATTATACCGGATAAAGAATTAAGTACAGTATCTGGTCCAATAAAATTATCATATTCTACACTATAATTACTGAATGTAACAGCATTATAAACTTTATTAGCAGGAATATATTTTATAGTAAATGGTCGTTTACTAATAAATCCCATATAGGCTTGAATTGGTATAAAATAATAATTAAATGAATCACTACCAGTTATTACAAAATTAGAAATATCAATTAATTGATTACCTGATAGTATAGATTTAAATATAGTTGTATAACCACTAATGGTAACATTATCTGGGCCAATTATACCACTTAATGTAGCTGCAAGATTATATTCCAAATATGTACTATCATATACTTTTGTTCCATTAGAAAATTGTATTTGCAGTAATCTTTTATAAATTGAACCACTGATAGTAATATTTGGTATTGTATAATAATTGTTAGCTAATGGACCATATAACCTAATATTAGAAATATCTATATATGTACTATTACTTACAATTATACTACGATAATTACTCAAATATATTGCTGATAAATCTACATATAACCAATCTGTATTAACAAATCCAGATAATGAATAATATACAGGTGCATTAGATAAACGATTATATATCTTTCCTAATGAAAAGAAAGTTGGTGCTAATAATCGTTGATATATATTATTATAGGTGATATTCATTGGATTAATGTAATAGTTAAAATATGATAAACCAATTAATATAATACTACTAATAGTAACGGTCTTAGAAAGACCAGCATTTATATCACTAAAGTTGGCAAAATAATTATTGGAAATATCAACGATATCACCAGGTATAATACCAGAAAGTGTATAACTTAATATAGTACCTAATGTTCCATCATAGATCTTTGGTATACCAGTAAATTGAACAACTACTAGTTTCTGTAATATATTAGCTAATGCCGTAGGTATATATAATTGATAATTATTATTAGAATTTATAGTTATTGTATTTGATAAAGTAACATAAACTGTCTTATTGAAACCAAAATTTAGAGTGTCAAATCTGGCAGTATAAGTAATTACATCATTTAAAATTATACCAGAAATATTTACATAAGCTAATGTTGTTTGATCATAAATCTTATCAATTCCGGTAGTGTATAAATATTTCTTACTAATAGTACCACTAATAGTTATATTTGGAATTGTATAATAGTTATATGCTAATGAACCATATAGCACGATGTTTGAGACATCAATATAAATACCACTATTAACATTAACATCACGATAGTTACTTAAATATATTCTAGATAAATCTACATTTATCCAGTCGGTATTAACAAAACCAGATAATGAATAATATACAGGTGCAAATGAATTACGATCATAAACTTTTCCTAATGAAAAGAAAGTTGGTGTTAGTAATCGTCTAGTTATATTATTATAGGTAATGTTATTTGGATTGATATAGTAATTAAAATATGATGATCCAACTAAAACAATATTACTGATTGTTACCGTTTTGTTGTTAGCTACATAAATATCACTATAATTAGCATAATAATTATTAGAAATATCAACGATGTCACCAGGTATAATACCAGAAAGTGTATAACTTAATATAGTACCAAGTGTTCCATCGTAAATCTTTGGTATACCAGTAAATTGAACAACTACTAGTTTCTGTAATATATTAGCTAATGCCGTAGGTACAATTAATTGATAATTATTATTAGAATTTATAGTAATTGTATTTGATAAAGTAACATAAACTGTTTTATTGAAACCAAAATTTATAGTGTCAAATCTGGCAGTATAAGTAATTACATCATTTAAAATTATACCAGAAATATTTACATAAGCTAATGTTGTTTGATCATAAATCTTGTCAATTCCAGTAGTGTATAAATATTTTTTACTAATAACACCACTAATGGTTATATTTGGTATCGTATAATAATTATTAGCTAATGAACCATATAGCACGATGTTTGAGACATCAATATAAATACCACTATTAACATTTACATCACGATAGTTACTTAAATATATTCTAGATAAATCAACATTTGTCCAGTCCGTGTTAACAAAACCAGATAAAGAATAATAAACAGGTGCAAAAGAATTACGATCAAATACTTTTCCTATTGAAAAGAAAGTTGGTGCTAATAATCGTCTTGTTATATTATTATAGGTAATGTTATTTGGATTAATATAATAGTTGTAATAATTTAATCCAGTTAATACAATATTACTTATAGTAACTGTTTTGTTATTAGCTACATAAATATCACTAAAATTAGCATAATAATTATTGGAAATGTCGACGATGTCACCTGAAATAATACCAGATAAAGTATAACTTAGCTGGGTACCAAGTGTACCATCATAGATTTTTGGTATACCAGTAAATTGAACAACTACTAGTTTCTGTAATATATTAGCATAATTAAGAATACCTTTTAAAAAGGACGTAGGGATAGATGAATAATAAGGATGATTGGTTGGTAAGTTGGTTTGCAGACCCCATTTCCAGGATAAATAACTTTCTACTTGTTGTCTTTCTAATGTAGATAGTGAACGATTAAAAATTACAACTTCTGAGATAAAACCAGTAAAAGGTTGTGGATCCCCAGTATTTGGATTTCTTGCCACTGAATAATAGCTTATGTTAAAATTTCCAGTAGATGAATTGCTGGCAATAGACGTAGAATTACCTTGTTGTACAGTAGCATATTGATTTGTACCATCAAACCAACATTCAAACAAATAAGGCGTACTCATGTTTGTTGGGTTAGCTGATGTATATGTTCCATTACGATATGGTCCAATACCATTATTACTTTGACGGAGAAAACCAAAATAACTTGCATTATTATGATCATCTACACCAGGACCTGAAGAAAATCCTATAACACGTCCTGACCCACCAGATGATGGACTAATTGAACATACAGTAAAAACAGTCAATTTATCAGTTGTAAGACTTACATTACCCGTTAACCATTGTGTATTTGTAAATGTTAATGCTGGATAATTTGTCTTCAGTCCAGAAGTATTATAAGTAATTGGTGTATTTGCAGTTGCATTTCTACCATATCCTGATTTATCATACCATGTACTAATAGTGCTACCATTTGTTGGTATTAACGCATTATTATTAGGATCAAGTGCATCTAACCATAATGAGCATCCTGGTATAGATAATGGTGTAAACATTTGATTTGGATATAATTGGTAATTATTATTTGAAACTAAAGCATTAGATGCATAAATATATCCACCTTTGTGAACTGCACTAATATATTGACCATTATCTGATATTGCAACACTTGCCCAATTTTTAATTCCAACTGAACTAATAGCAGTCCAAGATTGACCATAATTAGTTGATACCCAAATATAACCAAATGTATTATTTCCAACACCTGCTACTTGAAATTTACCAGTTGAACTCATAGCTACACAAGAACAATTTGTACCTAAATTTGTAATGGAGGACCATGTTTGTCCATAATCACTTGATATCCAAATATAAGTACTTGATGTAAAAGTTTGATATTGTCCAGTTGAAGATATTGCGGTACCACCAAAACTACCTGTTGTACTTTTAATTGCGGTCCATGTTATACCATAATTATTTGATACATATATACTAGAATTTCCTGCTAATTGATATTGACCAGTTGAATTCATTGATACTGTACTCCAATAATAAGTTGTCGGGGCTGATGTATTTTGTGTCCAAGTTACACCATAATTACTAGTTGTCCAAATTGATGCATTCCAAATACATATTGTTTGATATTGTCCATTAGCTGATATAGAAATACTTCCTACACCATTTAATGTACCTGGAAAAGTTTGTTGTGACCAAGTAACACCATAATCATTAGATGTCTGGATTGTTCCTGCACATGCTACTTGATATTGACCACTAGACGATAAAGCAACACTTGACCATCCATCAGTAGTACCAGTTGATGCCCATGTTATACCAAAATCATTAGATATATAAATATAACCACCTTGATCTACAGCAGTTTGATATTTTCCATTAGTAGAAAAAGCAATGAAAGCCCATGATCGTGTTGTAGATGCAACTGCAGAAGATGTTATTTTAACCCAGTTTTGACCAAAATTAATAGATAAATCTAATTCACTACTTATTGGAACTGATGCTGATAAAGTAACATATACATTTTTACTAAGACCAGGATTAATGGTATCAAATCTAGCAGTATACGTAATAATGTCACCTAATATTATACCAGAAATATTTACATAAGCTAATGTTGTTTGATCATAAATCTTATCAATTCCGGTTGTGTATAAATATTTCTTACTAATAACTCCACTAATAGTTATATTTGGTATTGTATAATAGTTATTAGCTAATGAACCATATAATTGGATGTTAGATACATCTATTATTATTCCACTATTAACATTAACATCACGGTAGTTACTTAAATATATTGCTGATAAATCGACATTTATCCAGTCCGTATTAACAAAACCAGATAAAGAATAATAAACAGGAGCGAACGAATTACGATCATAAACTTTACCTATTGAAAAGAAAGTTGGTGCTAGTAATCTTCTTGTTATATTATTATAGGTAATGTTATTTGGATTGATATAGTAATTATAATAATTTAATCCAGTTAATACAATATTACTAATAGTAACTGTTTTGTTGTTAGCTACATAAATATCACTATAATTAGCATAATAATTATTGGAAATATCAACGATGTCACCTGAAATAATACCAGATAGTGTATAACTTAATATGGTACCTAATGTTCCATCGTATATCTTAGGTATACCAGTAAATTGAACAACTACTAGTTTCTGGAATATATTAGCATAAGCTAATTGGTTTATTAGTTGATAATTATTATTATTGTTTTGTAAATAATTTCCCTTAAAATTATATAATGATGTAACTTCTGACGCTAGTAACATTTTATTATAAATTCTAAAATCATCTACATAACCCGACCAATAATAATTATTACCTGGTGAATCTGTACCTATTGTAAACTGTGTTCCATTTGGAAAAGTAATAGCATTAAATGTATAACCTTGACTATTTATTAATTGCCCATTCATATATAATTGTGCTGTTGTACCAAATATAACACAAATATGTATCCAAGTATTTATATAGTAAGTATTTGCTGGTATACTCGATCTAAAATCAGCACTACCATTCCCATACACATAACAATAAATATGATTTATATATAAACCATTATTACTACCATATTCCATCATAATTGTACTACCACTACCCGGATTTGTTGTTATTGAATAAACGCTTCTAATATTATTTTGTGTAGAATAAGCCCAAAACGCAATTGATAATCCAGCACTAGTATAATTGGAAATATAACTTGATGTAAAGCAGTATAAACCATTATTGGTATTTAATGATCCGTTTCCAATATTTGAAAATGTAGATTTGGCATTACTATTTGAAAATAAACCATCATAAGAATTGGTTGCTCTATTTAATAAGTTCATACCGCTTATATCTACACTATCAAATGTATAGTAATATTTTAATGATAAATCAGTATTTAATGGAAAATTTACCAATAAATTTGATAAAGTAACATAAACAAGTTTTGCTTGACCAGAATTAATTGTATCAAATCTAGAAACGTAACTAATTACATCATTTAAAATTATACCAGAAATATTTACATAAGCTAATGTTGTTTGATCATAAATCTTATCAATACCGGTGGTGTATAAATATTTCTTACTAATAACTCCACTAATAGTTATATTTGGTATTGTATAATAGTTATTAGCTAATGAACCATATAGCACGATGTTTGAGACATCAATATAAATACCACTATTAACATTAACATCACGATAGTTACTTAGATATATTCTAGATAAATCTACATTTATCCAATCCGTGTTAACAAAACCAGATAAAGAATAATATACAGGAGCGAACGAATTACGATCATAAACTTTTCCTATTGAAAAGAAAGTTGGTGCTAATAATCTTCTTGTAATATTATTATAGGTAATGTTGTTTGGATTGATATAGTAATTATAATAATTTAATCCAGTTAATACAATATTACTAATAGTAACTGTTTTGTTGTTAGCAACATAAATATCGCTATAATTAGCATAATAATTATTGGAAATATCAACGATATCACCAGGTATAATACCAGATAGTGTATAACTTAATATGGTACCTAATGTACCATCATAGATCTTTGGTATACCAGTAAATTGAACAACTACTAGTTTCTGGAATATATTAGCTGTCGTTATTATACCATTTATATTAGGTAATATTTGATAAGTGTAGTTATTATTTAAAAAATAGCTTATTGGTGGATTATTATAATATGGATGTGTTGTTGGTAAATTTGATTGTAACCCCCATTTCCAGGATAAATAACCCTCAACTTGTTGTCTTTGGTCAGTAGTCAAACAGGTGTTATAAACAATTATTTCTGACATAAAACCTCCAAACCAACCATTATATTGACTCTTAATGTCGGTACCAATTGAAAATGCTGATATATTAAAATTTCCACTAGTTGCACTTGAAGTTATAGCTGTACTTGCACCCAATTGAGCAGTAGCATACTGATATGATCCATCATACCAACATTCAAATAAATAAGGTGTTGAATAATTTGGAGGTGCAGTTTGTAAATAAGTAACAATATTATTTCTAGTTGGTAGAATAGATTTTTGTGTATCACGACCAAAATTCATATAAGAATTATTACTCCAATCATCTGTATTTGGTGAAGCTAAACTTATAATTCTTCCTGCAAGTTGTGACGATGAACTAAGTGCACAAATTGCAAAAATTGTCATAGTATTACCTGTAATAGGGACTGAACCAAATAATGATTGTGTATTTGCAAAAGTCAAAGCAGGTTTACTATTGAGTCCTGATATATTGTATGTGATTCCTGTACTTGCAACCGCATTTCTATTAGCACCAGATTTATCATACCACGTAGTAATTGTACTACCATTACTTGGTATTGATAAATTATTAAATGGATCTTGTGCATCAAACCATAATAAACATCCTGATATCGATGATGGTGTAAATATTTGATTTGGATACAATTGGTAATTATTATTAGAATTAAAAGAATTACGTGGTGTTGTTGGTTTTGTATATAATATATTTACATCGTTTGATGATAATACTCTGTTATAGAAACGAAAATCATCAATAAAAATATTATTAGGATAACCAAATCCACCAGGACCTGAACCGCCTAATACAGGACCATCATATCCTGGACTCATACCAATTGCATTACAATTAAATATTGTACTAGATAAAGGGTAGTTATTGGTCCAACTGGAATTATTATACACATTCGAATTATTAATATATAGATTAACAGCACCTGAAGAAGTTAGAGTCCATACTGCATGATACCATGTATTTGTAACAAGTATAGTTGGCCAAGCATATGAATTATAAGAAGTTCCATCTAAACTTACTATTGTTATATTAAGCTGATTATAAAGTCCATTATCATTATAATTCATCATAATACTTCCATTATTTGCTGAAAATCCTGGTACAAACTGAAAAATACGTTGATATATAGTGCCTCCTGTAGCAGGTAATTTAAACCATAATGAAGCAGTAAATCCATTATTAGTTAATTGAAATATTTTATTAATTGCTACCATACTGTAACTATTTGCTGAATTAACTGAATTAGTTATATTTAATCCACCATCCCCCCATTTATAATTAGCGGAATTTCTAGTAATAGCCCAATTGGTTCCTAATAAGGATGCATCATATACAGGATATCCTGTTGCCATATTAGCTAACATTGTTACCATAAAAATATTAACATTATCAATACCGGTATAATAAGAACTATTAGATATTGCAGTAATAGTGATTGTATAAGTACCTGCTACTGATACATAGAAATATATAAATGGAGAATTAGTTTGACCACCAAAACCACCACTAGTTACTATCCAGTTTTGATTAATAGCTACATTTACACCATTTATAACACTTATATTTATATTACTTGCACCAGTTGATCCTCCAATAAATGCCATTGAAAGATTATATTGTGCTGGTATCAAATTAACTGTTTGAGAAATAGATGAATTTTGATTTAAAGCAACAATTTGACGAATCGAACCTGTAGGGTTTGAAGTAATATTAGTAGTAGTGCCACCCGTACCACCTGTACCATTTAATAAATAAGGTGTTCCTGTTCCTGTTGTTACAGTCCATCCAGTTAAACTACTAGTACCAGTCGTTAATGTAGTAGATGTATTTGCACTTAATGCAGGTAAATTAAATGTCCCATATTGTACATTATATATATTCCCTGATAATGTATTACCCGCATTATAAATATCTGAAGTATCAAAACGATAATAAATAATTAATGAGGGATCATCTGCTATAATAGTATTTGATAAAGTAATAAAAACAAGTTTTGATTGTCCTGTATTAATTGTGTCAAATCTAGAAACGTAACTAATTACATCATTTAAAATTATACCAGAAATATTTACATAAGCTAATGTTGTTTGATCATAAATTTTATCAATTCCAGTTGTGTATAAATATTTCTTACTAATAACACCACTAATAGTTATATTTGGTATTGTATAATAGTTATTAGCTAATGGACCATATAGCACGATGTTTGAGACATCAATATAAATACCACTATTAACATTAACATCACGATAGTTACTTAAATATATTCTAGATAAATCAACATTTATCCAATCCGTGTTAACAAATCCAGATAATGAATAATAAACAGGAGCGAACGAATTACGATCATACACTTTTCCTATTGAAAAGAAAGTTGGTGATAATAATCGTCTTGTTATATTATTGTAAGTAATATTATTGGGATTGATATAATAGTTGTAATAATTTAATCCAGTTAATACAATATTACTAATAGTAACAGTTTTGTTGTTAGCTACATAAATATCACTATAATTAGCGTAATAATTATTGGATATATCAACGATATCACCTGAAATAATACCAGATAGTGTATAACTTAATATAGTACCTAATGTACCATCATAGATCTTTGGTATACCAGTAAATTGAACAACTACTAGTTTCTGGAATATATTTGCACTTGTTATTAAAGATGATAACTGGTAATTATTATTAGAATTTAATAAAAATTTATTAGATAGAGAAATATAAATAGTCTTATTAAGACCAACATTAATATCTGCATATTGTGCATAATAATAAATTATATCACCAGTTAAATTATTAGATAATGTTACAGTTGCGAATATTTGTTGATCATAAATTTTATCATTTCCTTGAATATATAAAAATCTCTTACTAATATTACCACTTACTGTTATGTAAGGTAGAATAAAATAATTATTGATATTAATTTGTGGGCCAAGTAAATAAATATTACTTAAATCAACTAATGTTGATAATCCATATTGATTACTTCTATAATATCCAAATATACTACTACTTAATGTAATTAATCCTAAATCTGGAGGATATAAATTTTGTAGGATTATATTACCCATACCACCATATGCTAAATTAACATTTGTACTTGGTAAAATAAAAGAAATTGTTGTCCAAGTATAACCATTATTTGATGGAATAATAGTATTATTAATAGCAGCTAAATAATTTGACGATGTTTGTACTATAGATGTAATAGGAACTGTATTAGATTGCATATTTATATTACTAGAAATTGTTAATATACCATAATTTGGTATTGGCTTAAGAGTATTTGCTGTAAGTATTGCTATAATTACAATACCATTTGAACCATTAGCATTATAACCACCACCTCCTGAACCAGTATTAGCTACAGCAATACCACCAGTTGAACCACCATTTCCACCAATACCACTACCACCTATTCCATTTGTACCACTACTTATAGCAGCACCACCACCTCCACCTGCATAAACTGTATTATTTATAGACCAAGTATAACCATTACCACCATTTCCACCAGAATAACTATTATTATCACTAGTGGTTGATCCACCTACTGATCCAGCACCACCACCGCCTCCACCGCCACCTATATGACCACCAAAACCACCAGCATTGCCATAATATATTAAAGATCCTGAACCTAAAGTTGCACTCCCGCCATTATGACCAGTTCCAAAACCATGACCACCGCCACCTGATCCACCATTTCCAGCAGTTCCCGATGTTCCACCAGTACCACCACCATATGCAGTTTCATTTATTGTTCCACCTGTTAAAGTAGTATTACCTCCATTTGTATTTGATCCACCACCATTACCAATATTAATATTATATGTTGTACCAGATATTAGGCTTAATGTACCGACACCTAAACCACCAGCACCTCCACCACCAGCACCTTCAATTCCTCCACCACTACCACCACCACCGCCACCTGCAACAATTAATACTTGTGCGGAAACATTTGCACCTATTTGGAAAGTTCCTGTTGTTCCAGTAAATTTTATCAATGTATAATTACCATAAGTTGAAATACTACCACCAGTTTGATTAAAATTTGATACAAATAGATTATTGTAATATGATAATAATGTTAATAATCTACTAGAATATATACTATAATAAATATACGTATTATCAATTAATGTATTTATTGACCATAAAGTACCACTTGTACTAGTTGCTATATTACCAGATGGATCATTTTGACTAATAGCGATCCAATTATTTAATACATTAGAATATGAAACTTTAGTTGCTGGATAATAAAATAAATTACCGGTACCATAATTCCAACTAATACCATTATAACTATATATTATTGAATTATAATAACCAGATGGCGGAGCACCTACAGCTACAAATATATTATTTGCCCATTTAACATCATACCCTACGGAAAATAAACTTAAACCATAACCAGTCCAAGTAATACCATCAGGTGAACTTACAATACTATTCAATCCACTCCCAACTGCCACCCATAATTGTAATGATGGTGACCAAGCAATACTATAACCAACTGTTAATACTGGTGTATTAACACCAGTCCAAAATAAACCATTCAAACTGGTTGCAATACTATAGTTGCCAGACCCAACTGCTACCCAATAAGATCCATTAAATAATCCATTGTTAGCAACTGAAAAAACATTTTGAGAATTATTAGTTGGTAACCATGTTAAACCATCATTTGAAGAATATGAAATTGGAACAATCCCATTACTAAATGACAATACAATATTAATTGCATTATTTTGTTGTACACCTGCATATAAATAATAACTATTAATATAAGCAATCTGTGTTTGATCATATATTTTATTTATTGAAAAATATGGTATAATTGCCTGTTGAGTTATATTACCGTAAGTTGTTCCAGATATTGAAATAACATAATTACTACAATCAAATCCTACTAAAAATACATTATTAATAAAAATTTGTTTATTATTACCTACATTAATATCTGAAAATACTGAATTAAATGTATTAGACATATAGACAATATCTCCTGGAAGAATACCACTAATTGAGTAAAATATTTGTGCAATTGTAGAATTGTTATATACTTTATTAATTCCATAAAAAGTAGCTGTTAATAATACTTGATATACATTTGCGGTAGTTATTAAATTAAACATTAGATAATTTAAAGATTGTGCACCATATATTATTGAACTTATAGTAATTAATTTATTAGTACCCGCTTTTTTATTATCAAAATATGCATTATAGAATACTTGATCACCTAATATTAAATTACTAATAGTTAATGTTGCAATATTATTAGTATCATATAATTTACTATTTCCAGTAAAGTATAAATATTTCTTACTAATAACTCCACTAATAGTTATATTTGGTATAGTATAATAGTTATTAGCTAATGAACCATATAAACTAATATTACTAATATCGATATAAATACCACTATTAACATTAACATCACGATAGTTACTTAGATATATTCTAGATAAATCTACATTTATCCAATCCGTGTTAACAAAACCAGATAAAGAATAATAAACAGGAGCGAACGAATTACGATCATAAACTTTACCTATTGAAAAGAATGTGGGTGCTAGTAATCGTCTTGTTATATTATTATAGGTAATATTGTTTGGATTGATATAGTAGTTGTAATAATTTAATCCAGTTAATACAATATTACTGATGGTTACTGTCTTGTTGTTAGCTACATAAATATCACTGAAATTAGCATAATAATTATTGGAAATGTCGACGATGTCACCTGAAATAATACCAGATAAAGTATAACTTAGCTGGGTACCTAATGTACCATCGTATATCTTTGGTATACCAGTAAATTGAACAACAACTAATTTTTGCAATATATTGGCTTTTGTAAGTAAACCATAAAGATTAGTTAATTGTGATAAATAAAAGGGATGATTTGATGGTAAACTACTTTGTAATCCCCATTTCCAAGCCAAATAACCCTCCACAGACTGACGGTTAGCATTATTAAGAACCGAGTTATAAATTAAAACTTCAGCGACAAAACCATTCCAATATTGATTACTTCCGGTTGGACAATCGCCAATAATAATTCCGGTTATCTGAGACGTTGTGCCGTTTTTTCCTGTCATTGTCGTGCCGTTTATATAAGGAACAAGTCCAGTTGTCGTATTATCATTCGTCATTTCCATCAAACATAAAGAGGTCACAGTCGTTGAAGGCGAATTAATATCTGGGCCGTGAATATTCCAACCAGAATTTGTACCATTGAAACAAGAAAACTGTGCTGTTCCTGTCGTACTACCAAAAAAAAGATATCCTCCGCTATAAGCGGATATTAATCCTGAATAAGCATTAGGTGAAGTATTATATCCAACAACAAAAATAGTATAGGACGTAGGAATTATTACTGATGTGTTTTGTAGTGAAGAACTAGAGAATTTTGGTGCACTTTTACCATTTGACATTGTAGCATACGTAGGGTTATTTGCCGCACGCAATGTAAAATTATAGTTTCCTCCGGATTTATCGTTCCATTGACTAATTGTTGGGCTTGTGCTATATATAATCGTACTTGTATCTGCGCCGTCTAACCATACTAGACATCCAGATATTGTTAAAGGTAAAGTTATAATAGGTGGTAGATTTGGATATAATTGATAATTATTATTATTATTAATAGTAACTGGCATTATAAATTTGATTATAACAATACCATCACTTCCTGCACCGCCACCATTATTTAGATTAGAATTATAATTATAACCACCACCACCACCACCTGAACCAGTATTATTTATAATAGTTTGATTTGCATTTATATAAACACCGCCATTAACTATATAATTACCAGTGCCACCTATTCCACTACCACCAACACCTCCTGTTCCAGTACCGTCACTAATAACACCACCACCACCACCTGCAGCATACCAATTATTTGTTCCAGTTATATTTATTTGTACACCAGCTGCACCATTCTTATCTATTGCATTACCACCAGCACCACCACCACCACCTGCAACATAACCACTTGCTCTAGAACCAGATGCACCTGCATAACCACCCACACTTGTTAAATTTGTATTACCTTGTGTAGATGTTCCACCTACAGTAGTGCTACCATTATTTACAGACCCACCGCCACCTGACCCACCATTATGACCAATAGTTGCATTTGATTGATTATAATTTGCACCACCGCCACCTCCTAAACCTTGATATGTTATATTATTTAACTGTAATAATGTACTATTATAAACTATATTTGATGGTGTACCATCATTTCCATCAACACTATTGTATGTTGTTTTAGCAGGTGTAGATGTTCCACCCTTACCTACATTAATATAATAAATACCAGAAGGTAAAGTAATATTTTTTTGATATACAACACCACCTGCACCACCACCACCACCAATTTCACCACCACCACCACCACCTCCGCCAACAATTAAAATATCACAAATCATTGATGATGTTAAATTTAAAGCATTTACAGTTGATGAATTTGTAAAGCTAGCATATACAGTATTTGATATAGTTGTTAAAACTGATCCACTTAATGAAATAATATTTTGTAAATTTAATACATCTGATAGAGTAACATATACATTTTTACTAAGACCAGGATTAATGGTATCAAATCTAGCAGTATACGTAATAATGTCACCTAATATTATACCAGAAATATTTACATAAGCTAATGTTGTTTGATCATAAATCTTATCAATTCCGGTTGTGTATAAATATTTCTTACTAATAACTCCACTAATAGTTATATTTGGTATTGTATAATAGTTATTAGCTAATGAACCATATAATTGGATGTTAGATACATCTATTATTATTCCACTATTAACATTAACATCACGGTAGTTACTTAAATATATTGCTGATAAATCGACATTTATCCAGTCCGTATTAACAAAACCAGATAAAGAATAATAAACAGGAGCGAACGAATTACGATCATACACTTTCCCTGTTGAAAAGAAAGTTGGTGCTAGTAATCGTCTTGTTATATTATTGTAAGTAATATTATTGGGATTGATATAATAGTTGTAATAATTTAATCCTGTTAAAACAATATTACTTATAGTTACCGTCTTGTTGTTAGCTACATAAATATCACTATAATTAGCATAATAATTATTGGAAATATCAACGATGTCACCTGAAATTATACCAGATAAAGTATAACTTAATTGGGTACCTAATGTACCATCATAGATCTTTGGTATACCAGTAAAACTAGCAACTACTAGTTTCTGTAATAAATTTGCACCTGTTGTATTATTAAATAATTGATAGTTATTATTTAAAATAGTGGCTGTTGGCGGACTATTATAATAAGGATGTGCAACTGGTAAACTGGTTTGAATACCCCATTTCCAGGCCAAATAACCTTCAACTGACTGTCTATCTGTGCTGGATAAAACTGAGTTGTATATTAAAATTTCAGATACATAACCATCCCAAAATTGACTATATGTTCCATTATACAAACATGCACCTATAACTAATCCAGTAAAAGCTCCAGCAGCACCATTAATAGTATTTAATGCTGTTCCATTAACATAAGGAGTTATAGTACCGTTATTTATCATTTCCATTAAACACAGACTAGCTACACTAGTTGCAGGACTATCATTATTAACTATAGTTGTCCAACTACCATTTCCAGTAAATGTAGAAAAGTTTGTAGTACCGCTACCAGACCCAAAAAACAAATATGAATCTTTTTGTACTAATCTACCAAAACCATTTGTACCGGTATAACCAACTGCAAAAATACTATAATTTGTTGAAATTGGTATTGTTGTATTAGAAATGTATTTTAAACCGGTCATGTTTAATGTTGGTTTCCCATTAGTCATTGTTCCATAAACAGGTTGTACAGAACTATTTGATTGAGTAAAATTATTTCCTTGTCCTGATTTATCATTCCATTGATTAATATTATTTCCTGAACTAAAACTTATACTTGTACTATCAGCAGCATCTAACCATAATGTACATCCTGGTAAACTAGCTGGTATAAAAGAATTTGGAATTATAATATTAGACAAAGTAACATAAACTGTCTTATTAAGACCAAAATTTAATGTCTCAAATCTAGCGGTATAAGTAATTACATCATTTAGTATTATACCAGAAATATTTACATAAGCTAATGTTGTTTGATCATAAATTTTATCAATTCCAGTAGTGTATAAATATTTCTTACTAATAACACCACTAATGGTTATATTTGGTATCGTATAATAATTATTAGCTAATGAACCATATAGCACGATGTTTGAGACATCAATATAAATACCACTATTAACATTAACATCACGATAGTTACTTAGATATATTCTAGATAAATCAACATTTATCCAATCCGTGTTAACAAATCCAGATAATGAATAATAAACAGGAGCAAATGAATTACGATCATACACTTTCCCTGTTGAAAAGAAAGTTGGTGCTAGTAATCGTCTTGTTATATTATTGTAAGTAATATTATTGGGATTGATATAATAGTTGTAATAATTTAATCCTGTTAAAACAATATTACTTATAGTTACCGTCTTGTTGTTAGCTGCATAAATATCACTAAAATTAGCATAATAATTATTAGAAATATCAACTATATCTCCAGGTATAATACCAGATAAAGTATAACTTAATTGGGTACCTAATTTACCATCATAGATCTTTGGTATACCTGTAAATTGAGCAACTACTAGTTTCTGGAATATATTAGCACTAGTAAGAATACCATTTATTAAAAAGGACATAGGGATAGATGAATAATAAGGATGATTTGTTGGTAGGTTGGTTTGCAGACCCCATTTCCAAGCCAAATAACCTTCAACCTTTTGGCGGTCTGATGTGCTGTTTAAATTCTGATACATCAATACTTCTCCATATTTACTGAGACCATAAGTGTTTGTACTCCCAGTACTATGAAAATCTACTCCTAATGTATAAATATTTAAATCAAAATTACCCGAAGAAGGTGTGGATGTATATGTTCCATTCAGCCCAAAATACTCATTTGTTCCATCAAAATAGCCAGAAACAAGATAAGCAGTATTCAGAGACATCGTTGGACCATTAATAGCGTTTGAGGGACCTAAATTACGTGTAAGAGTTACGTATGGTCCGAATTCGTCAGTAATAGTAAAATTGGTGGCGCTATTCCAATCAGAAGTACCATTTGTATTATTACCAGCACTCAGTATTCTAGGATACCTCGGGTTACCACTTGGATACCCAAAAGCTGGTAATGAGATTATCATATAAAATGTAAACGTGTTTCCAGTATAATTAGTATTAAAACTACCTAAGAATCCACCACCAACTGCACTAACCACTGGAAGTCCATTAATGTTATTTGTAACATACGTCGGCGTCGTTCCGTAACTGTTTGTAGTATTATTTCCTAGCCCAGATTTATCACGCCATTGAGTTAATGCAGAACCATTTGTCGGTTGCGTACCATTATTCATTGTGTCTGATGCATCTAACCATAATGAGCATCCTGATATAGATAATGGTGTAAACATTTGAATTGGATATAATTGGTAATTATTATTGTTATTAATATTATTCAATAATCTATAAAAATAATTATAATTACTTGTGTTTTCAGTTTGTGTAATTTCTCTGTTATATACCATTATATATGCGATCGTAAAATTATTTCCTTCATTTAATGTATATTTCGATCCAACATATAATTGACCAGTTCCTTGTGTTGTTAATATAGCAGTTAAATTTATCCATCCTGTATTAGATGTTCCTGGAAAGTATAAACTTGTTGATGGTGTTTGTGAAGAACCACCATTTAAATACATTTTATTGAATGCAGTTCCAACACTTCCACTATATAAGTAACTTTCAAGAATACTAGTTCTACAATCTAGTAAATATGTATTACCTGCCTTAAAATTATTTATTTTATACCATATTGAAATAGTTTGTATATTATAACTAGAAAAAGTAATAGTCGATGTAGTTATACTATTATCAAGTGTTATAAAATTATTTGAAAATGAATAAGTAGTTCCTGTTATAGTTTGTGCTGATTTATCAATTAAGTTATAAAATGTATTACCTGTTCCTGGATAACATAAAGGATTGCTAAAATCTACAAAAGCCACTAATCCATTATAAGATATTAAGTAATTATATGTACTAATTAAAATTGTGTTTGATAGAGTTGTATATACGGTTTTTCCAGATCCAGGATTAATGGTATCAAATCTAGCAGTATAACTGATTAAATCACCTAAAATAATACCAGAAATATTTACATAAGCTAATGTTGTTTGATCATAAATTTTATCAATTCCAGTAGTGTATAAATATTTTTTACTAATAACTCCACTAATGGTTATATTTGGTATCGTATAATAATTATTAGCTAATGAACCATATAAACTAATATTACTAATATCGATATAAATACCACTATTAACATTAACATCACGATAGTTACTTAGATATATTGCTGATAAATCTACATTTATCCAGTCCGTATTAACGAAACCAGATAATGAATAATAAACAGGAGCAAATGAATTACGATCATAAACTTTTCCTATTGAAAAGAAAGTTGGTGCTAGTAATCGTCTTGTTATATTATTATAGGTAATATTGTTTGGATTGATATAGTAGTTGTAATAATTTAATCCAGTTAATACAATATTACTTATAGTAACTGTTTTGTTATTAGCTACATAAATATCACTAAAATTAGCATAATAATTATTGGAAATGTCGACGATGTCACCTGAAATAATACCAGATAAAGTATAACTTAGCTGGGTACCTAATGTTCCATCATAGATCTTTGGTATACCAGTAAATTGAACAACTACTAGTTTCTGGAATATATTAGCTGTCGTTATTGTTCCGTTAAAAATTGATCCTGGTATTATAGGTGCATTTGAATAATAAGGATGATTTGCTGGTAGATTATTTTGTAATCCCCATTTCCAGGATAAATAACCCTCAACTTTTTGTCTTTGGTCAGTAGTCAAACAAGTGTTATAAACAATTATTTCTGACATAAAACCATAAAATGGTCCGTTATTATCAGTAGAGTTTGTATTGTTACCAATCGAAAATACTGAAATTGAAAAATTACCACTACTTGCACTTGAAGTTATTGCAGTTGAACTACCTAATTGTGATGTTGCATATTGATTTGTTCCATCATACCAACATTCAAACAGATAGGGTGTTAAATAACTAGGTGGATTTGTAGTTAAATAAGTAGGAGTTCCATTTCTTAATGGTAAAATAGATGTATTACTTAAACGTAAAAAAGCCATAGTAGACGTGCTATTATAATCATCCCCATTAGCTGCTGTTGAAAATCCAATAATTCTTCCGTCAGCTTGTGACGATGAACTAACTGAACATACTGCAAATATAGTTAATGTATTTCCTGTAATTGGAACAGAACCAGTTAACCATTGTGTATTCGTAAAAGTCAACGCTGGTTTACTATTCAGTCCTGATATATTGTATGTGATTCCTGTATTTGCAATAGCATTTCTATTAGCACCAGATTTATCATACCATGTAGTAATTGTACTACCATTACTTGGTATTGATAAATTATTAAATGGATCTTGCGCATCAAACCATAGTGAACATCCTGATATTGATGATGGTGTAAATAATTGATATGGATATAATTGATAATTATTATTTGAATTTATTGTAATTGTATTTGATAAAGTAACATAAACAAGTTTTGTTTGACCAGGATTAATAGTATCAAATCTAGCGACATAAGTAATTACATCATTTAATATTATACCAGAAATATTTACATAAGCTAATGTTGTTTTATCATAAATCTTATCAATTCCAGTAGTGTATAAATATTTCTTACTAATAATACCACTAATAGTTATATTTGGAATTGTATAATAGTTATTAGCTAATGAACCATATAAACTAATATTGGAAATATCGATATAAATACCACTATTAACATTAACATCACGATAATTACTTAGATATATTCTAGATAAATCGACATTTATCCAATCCGTGTTAACAAAACCAGATAATGAATAATATATAGGAGCGAACGAATTACGATCATATACTTTTCCTATTGAAAAGAAAGTTGGTGCTAGTAATCGTCTTGTTATATTATTATAGGTAATGTTATTTGGATTGATATAGTAGTTATAATAATTTAATCCTGTTAAAACAATATTACTGATAGTAACGGTTTTTCCAAAACCAGTATAAATATCACTGAAATTAGCATAATAATTATTGGAAATGTCGACTATGTCACCTGAAATAATACCAGATAAAGTATAACTTAGCTGGGTACCTAATGTACCATCGTAGATCTTAGGTATACCAGTAAAACTAGCTACAATTAATTTCTGTAATAAATTAGCACTTGTTATCATAGATGCTAATTGATAATTATTATTAGCATAGTTATAAGGATGATTAATCGGTAAGGTAAATTGTATACCCCATTTAATAGCTAAATAACCTTCCAATGATTGTCTCTCAGTTTTAGTTAAAACTCTATTATATACTATTATTTCACTAATTACACCAGTAAAATTAATACCATTATCAGCACGTGTACCGATATAAAATGCATTTGAACTTGCATTATCACCAAAAACTGATGTAATGTTTTGACTATATACTGATGAACCATTTAAATATTCATCCCAAAGACCCGATGTTACTGTAAATGAGAGTAAATTTAATCCGGTTGCTGTTTGAATATTAAAATTAGAAGTAGCATTATTATTTGTTGTACCGTCACCTTGCAATCTAATATTATTATACATATCAATAGGTACTGGACTAGAAGTAAAAGATCTATTAACTATAGTTTCAAATGTATTAGCGGCACCATTCTTTTGGAAAACTGCAAATGCAGTTATACCATTTGCAAATCCTATATTTGGATTTATAAGTGTAGTTCCTGTTAGAGATCCTGTTACCTGCCATAATTGAACAGTAGTTTGACCAGCACCTAAAAATGCTGCTATAGCTCCATATGTACCTGGTCCATTACGTTCACTTGATGAATAAATATTATATGTTCCACTTGCTAAATTTTCTCTATATTGTCCTGCACTAGAATATCCACCAGTTACTACTGTTGTATATGTTGTAAATGAATAATCTGATGGTGGATAAATAGTTGTTCCTGCATAATATTGTAAACAAAATAAGCATGGATATTGTTGATAACTATACATATAAATAAAACGATAATATGAATATGCCGTTGTATTATTTATTGTAAATGTATTTGTAACATAAACAATTTTTTGTATTGTTTGTTGGTCTAATAAAGTCCATGTAGAATTATTATTAGATGCTACAATTGAGTATCTTGCTACTTCATTTCCAGGGTTAACCAAAAATGAATATTTAGTTACAACTTGTGCCGATGGTAATTGTAAAGTAACATATTCACCTACAATTGTTGATCCACCAACTAAAGTTGTTGTAGTATTTGCAATAGTTGCTAAATATGCAGTAAAAACACTACTTGGTATTGGTGCAGATAACCCTTGACCAGTATTCATTTGAATACCTGGTAAATTATTAAATGCGTTTGAACTATATGTTGCATTTGTACTACTTGGACCATACTTTGTAGCATTTCTTCCATAACCTGATTTATCGTTCCATTGTGTTAAAGAATTACCTGATAAAACTAATGTAGATGAATCATTTGCATCTAACCATAATTGAATATTTGGGACATTTAATGGATTATTTACTATTAAACCAGATAATGCTAAATAAACAGTTTTTCCTAAACCATAATTTATATCACCAAATTGTGCAAAATACTGTATTACATCACCACTAATTGTGTTAGATAAAGTTACTGTTGCAACTAATTGTTTATCATAAATTTTATCATTACCAAATGCATACAAGTAACGTTTACTAATAATACCGCTAATACTTATATTTGGAATTGTATAATAGTTATAAGCTAATGAACCATATAACTGGATGTTGGAAACATCTATTGTTATTCCAGAATTAGCATTTACATCACGATAGTTACTTAAATATATTCTAGATAAATCAACATTTATCCAGTCTGTATTAACAAAACCAGATAAAGAATAATATACAGGTGCAAATGATGTTTTATCATAAACTTTTCCTATTGAAAAGAAAGTTGGTGCTAATAATCTTCTTGTTATATTATTATAGGTAATATTGTTTGGATTAATATAGTAATTAAAATATGATGATCCAACTAATACAATATTACTGATAGTAATGGTTTTGTTGTTAGCCACATACATATCACTATAATTAGCATAATAATTATTTGATATATCAACAATATCACCGGGTATAATACCAGAAAGTGTATAACTTAGCTGGGTACCTAATGTACCATCGTAGATCTTAGGTATACCAGTAAAACTAGCTACAATTAATTTTTGAAGTATATTAGCAAAAGTAAAGTTACTTGATAACTGATAATTTTTATTTTGAATGTTTGTAATTGGTAAATCAGAGTATTTGATAGCTATCATAACAATACCAGAACCACCTGATCCACCTGTTCCACCTCCACCATTTGGGCCACCACCACCTCCACCTCCAGTATTTTCACCACCATTTCCACCATAACTACCACTACCAGCTGTACCTGGATTAAGTCCATTAGTATCACCAGCACCGCCTAATTTCAATCCACTACCCATAACACCACCTCCACCACCACCAAGACCACCTGCCCCACCACGTCCAGTAGATTGACCATAACCACCGCCACCACCACCTCCTGCAAAATAAGCTTGAGTATAATTTTTAATACCATTAATAGTTGGTTGTATACCATTACCACCTGCACCTCCATCATATGGAGAACCACCTTGACCAGCTGCACCCACTGATCCTGCACCACCACCTCCACCAGCTGCATATTGAGCTTTAACACCACCACTATTACCAAGATTACCAGCTGCTATTGCAGCTGCTGATTGTCCTGCATTTGCTTGGTTATTACAGCCACCACCGCCACCAGAACCACCTGCTGATGCAGGTGCCCTATTTCCACCACCACCGCCACCATAAGCAGTAAAAGTAGTTATATTAGCTCCATTTACTATTTGTACAGTTGTATCTTTACCAGATAATGCAGTTGCAATATTATTTGCTTGTGTACCAGAACTACCACCAACTGTTATAGAAATATTTATTGACCCAGTAGAAAGAACAGTTGATGTTTGAACAACACCACCTGCACCACCACCACCACCTTGATCACCACCACCTTGACCACCACCACCAACTGCGAATATATAAATTTCTAATGAACTTTTATTTGTATTATTTATATTAATTGTTCCACTAGTAGATAAAAATGAGTAAACATACCATTGGTTATTACTTTGATCATATACAAAATTTGGTGCTATACTTGCTGTAATTACATTATTAATACTATTAGTATAAACACCTGACAAAGTAACATAAACTGATTTATTAAAACCATAATTAATATCAGTAAATCTAGACCAATAAACAACACTATCATCTTGAACTAACCCAGATACACTTACTGTTGCTATTATATTTGCATCATAAGTTTTATTATTACCATATGTATTTAAATATTTTGGATAAATATTACCACTAACTGTTATATAATTATATGGTAATAGATAGTTATTAGAATTTGGACCAGTTAATATTATACTTGAAATATCAACTAATATTCCATTACTTGCATTATAATCACGATAATAACCATATACTGAACTTGATAATGATACTAACCCAAGATCTGGATTATATAGTCCTACTAATTTAGTATACAATATTGTATTACAACTAAAATTATTAATTATATTTATATTTGGTAATTTAGATGATGTATTTAAATTTATTAAACTAGATGAGGTTAACACAGTATTACCACCACCAACTAAATAATTATTGTTATAATATGATGCATTAGATGATGTTAAGTTAGTAGTTATCGGTGTTATATTATTAATATTATCTGTTATTTTAACAACACCTGTAAGTAATTGTGATGTTAAAAATGATACTACAACAATACCACTTCCACCACTACCTCCTGAAGTATGTTGACCACCGCCACCTCCACCACTTCCAGTATTAGCACCACCATTACCACCTACTAATGTACTATTACCACCGCTATTTAATGCGCTACCACCACCTAAAGCACCAGCACCATTAGATCCAGCACCACCACCACCAATACCACCAGCACCACCATAACTGCCACCATCATATGTTCCACCGCCACCCCCTGCAGCCCAATAATATAATGTATAATAACTACTAATTCCAGGTAAAGTACATAATGAACCACTACCTCCATTACCTGGACCACCGCCAACAGTACCAGCACTTCCTGAACCACCACCTCCACCACCACTAGAATTACCACTATTACCACCATTATAACCTTGACTACCAGTACCACCAATACCATTAGGACTACCACCACCACCTGAACCACCATTACTACCATTTCCACTATTTATACCACTATTACCACCTTTACCACCACCAATACAAGTTATATTATTACCACTACTATTTACAAAGGAAACAGTTGTATTACCACCATTAGTATTTGCATTTCCAATTCCTGCAAGACCACCAGAACCAATACTAATTGTCATTATATCAGAACCATTTAATACACATGATGATTGAACAAATCCACCGGCACCACCACCACCACCGGGCCCTCCACCTCCTGGATTCCCACTACCACCACCACCACCAGCAATTGCTAATATATTTAATGTTACTAAATTAGAATTACTAAATTGTATATTACCACTTATACCAGTAAATATCATAATTGTATATAAACCATTTGTTACTATGGATGCACCAGTTACATTACTTAATGAAGGAGCTAATAAGTATTGATAATTTAATAAATTGATAAATGTATTTGAAAATATATTATTAAAAACATATCCAGAATATACCAATTTGGTCCAATTTATTCCATTTGTACTTGTTATTATTGTTCCAGATACATCATTTTTGTTTATACCAATAAATGCACCTAATGTTGTTGCATACGCTAATTCTGTTGGAGTAAAATATAAATTATTTGATAATGTTGACCAACTTAAACCATCGTAACTATATACAATGCTATTACCACCTACTATAAACATATTATTACCATAGGCTACATCATTAGCAAAACTTAATGAACTATTAACACCTGTCCAATTAATACCATTAGGAGATCTTGCAATAGAATATGCTCCAATACCAACAGCAATAAATAAATTTAAGGGTGAAGACCATACAATACTATTAGCACTAGTAAATATTGTATTACTAATACTAGTCCATGTTATACTATCATAACTAAATGCAATAGTACTAGTTCCAGAACCAACAGCAACACATATTGAATCATTACTAATTATATTATTAACAGTAGTAAATAATGTTCCAGCATTAGAACTTGTAGCCCATGACAAACCATTATTATAACTATATGCAATTGGTCCAGAACCAGTACCACAAGCCATTAATATATTATTATTTGTAATAGTAGGTACATATAAAGTATAATTAATAGGAACAGATTGATTTTTATCATAATATTTTGCAATATTAAACATACTTGTTACAGTTGCAGGTACAATATTACCATAAGCAATACCACTACTAGAAATAAAGTAATTAAAGTAACTAGATCCAACTAGATTAACTGTATTTATATACATTAAAATATTAGTACCCACATTAATATTAGAAAAGTTACTGGTATAGATTGAACTAATGGTGACTACATCACCTGGTATAATACCATTAATTGAAAATATAGTTTGCCCCAATGTTTGACCATTATATGTTAAAGTTAATCCAGTATAAGTTGCTGTTAAGTTTTTCTGAAATATATTAGCTTTTGCAATTGGATTAGCTAATTGATAGTTATTATTATTATAATATACAAGTGAATAAATCAATGGTACATAATTGTATAAATTTACAATATCTGTACTACTTAATAATCTGTTATATACTCTAAAATCATCTATTCCACCATTATAAAATAAATATGGTAATGCATTAGATTTACCTATAAAATTACTATTTCTTATTACTGATGCTGGATATACTTGTCCAGATATGGTATAAATTAAATTTGTATTAATATAATAATTATAGATACCAGATGGATTTAATGTCCACACAAGATGATACCAGTTGTTGTTATTAATATTAAAAGTATTCACATATTGATTTGATATATTTGATATATTTAATTTGGTTTTAGAAATAGGACCAATTACATTACTATCATATTGTATTGTATAGATTGAATAATCTGCATTTGTATAAAATCCTGGTCCAGTCCACCCATAATATGGTGCATTTGTTAAAATGAAACTACCATATTGACTTCCTGTCCATAATGCATAATAAATATATGTACCATCACAATAATAAATTACGTTACCATCTAAAGACATTGATATATAGGGACCATTAATACCAATAGTGTATGTTTGAAATGGACTATTATAAGTCGAACCATTCCAACTAGAAATGTAAATATTAGTTGATGTACTATAAATAACTTTAGAACCATCACCATTAATTGACAAATATGTAATACTTGTAATACCTGTATTAGTTGAATTCCATGAACCATAATTACTTCCAGTCCAATAGGCAACATAAATACTACCTGCTGATATTACCAATCTATCTGCATTAGCTGTTAAACAAACTCCAGTAATATTAGATGGGGCAGTTGCACTGGTAGCTGTTATCGCTGAATATTGATTATTTATCCATTTAAAATAATAACATATATTAGTTTGTGGTGCTGCAGCAACACCTATTGTTCCATCGTAAGATAATGCAACATAACCTCCTGAATCTGTAAATGATTGAGTAATATTAGAAATAACAGCAAATGGATTCCATGTATTTGTTGCATTATTAAATGTTGAATAAGTCAAACGACGAATATTATCAACAGCATACCCAATTGAAACAATTGCAAATTGATTATTACCAGATACAACTATTTTTAACATGCCGTTTGCAACACTTGAACCCCATGGTTTTGTAACTATATCAAAACTAATAGTAGAGTTAGAATAATTACCATACGTAACTGATGTATATATATAACTACTAATTGTACCTAAAATAATATTATCATTAAATTGTCCATTACCTAAATCAAATATAGTACTATAATTTTGTGATGAATTAGCTTTTAACCATAACGAAAATGAAATACCTGAATTAGTATTAACCAGTGAACTAATTGTAACAAACTGTCCATTATTTGCTATTAAATTTAATGATCCTGAACTAAATACTTGACCTGATGTAGTAATTAAACCACTAGATGATAAAACCATATTATTAGTATTATTAAAAGGATAATATAATATTAATGATGTATCAGTATCAATTGGGTTACTAAATCCAGCATAATTACCAGATAATGCAATACTTATTAATTTAGCTGATCCAGCATTAATATCACTAAATCTAGCCCAATAATAAGCTGATTCTCCAGTAATTAAACCAGAAACTGTTACAGATGCAATAGTTGTTTGATCATAAAATTTATCAATACCATATGTATTTAATAATTTTGGGAATATATTACCACTTGTTGTTACATAATTAATTATATTATAATTATTAGCAGATGGTCCAGTTAATCTTATATTTGATATATCTACTAATAGTCCATAATTTACATTATAATCACGGTAATAACCATAGAATCCACCTGATAAATAAACTTGACCTAAATCTATATTAAATATACCAGATAAACTATAATATATTGGTGCTACTTGGGTTTTATCATAATATTTATTAACATAAAAGATTGGTATTGCAGTTGCTGGTACTATATTACCACTACTTGTTGTATAGTTTATAATATTATAATTTAGTAAATTATTTGTATAGTTATATTGATTTATAGTTGCAGTATTTAATTCATATATTCCATTACTTCCAACAGCTATTATAAAACCAGCATCTTGAATACTAATAGCAGACCATCCAATACTATTATTTGTTATTGGAGACCATGTTACACCATAATTTGTGGATAAATATATGTATCCTCCATTTACAGAAATTACTTGATTCGCACCAGAATTACCAACACTAATACTTGACCATGCATAACCAGATAATGTAACTGGTGACCATGATACACCATAATTATTAGAAATATAAATATATCCATTATTAACAGCTGCACTTTGATATTGTCCAGAATCAGACATCCCTATACATTTCCAATTTTGAACTGTTGCAACTGGTGACCAAGTTAAACAATAATCACTAGAAATATAGATATAACCTCCATAAGTACATGTTGATCCATATTGACCAGTTGAACTAATTGCTGCTCCTGACCATACAGGTGCATTATTTGGACCAACATTTGACCATGATGCTCCGTAATTTGATGACAAAAGTAATTGAATATTAGTTGTTGAACCATATGTTGTTATTACATATTGCCCAGTTGATGATACTGCTATATTATTATAACCACCACCTGCACCTGGATTATATCTTGTAAAAGTAACACCATAATCAGTTGATCTAAAATGTCCAGTATTTGTTCCATTAATACCAGCGATATATTGATATTTGCCATCTTTTGACATACCAATACCAACAGGACCATCTTGTCCTAAATTAGTACTTGCCCAGGTAATACCACTATTGGATGACAACCACCCACTATTTCCATTGATGGTAAGTTGGTATAATCCAGTTAATGATTGACATATTGCTGATGAACCATAATAACCAGGAAAATATGCATTATATGGTACATTTGAATTAACTTTAATTAAAGATGATATTGTTAACAGAATATAACTTGGATTGTTATTTTGAACATAATTAGTAGCTGCATATAATAGTATATTTGATATATCAACTAAAATATTATTATTAACTGTATAATTTCTATATAATCCGTATAATGAACTATTTAATGTTATATTATAAACATCTGCATTGAACAGTCCTGATAAAGAATATGTTATATTTGGTATATTGGTACTATCATATGTTTTACTAATATAAAAGGTTGGTATTACAGTTTTTGTTAATATAGAACCACTTGTTGTTATATAATTTGGAATACTATAGTTTGATAAATTACTACCAAATAAATATATATTACTTATATCAACTGGAATATTATAACCTGCATTAGGATTACGATATAAACCATATAAACTACTATCTAGTGTTATTAGACCTACATCAGGATTGAAGAAACCAGATAAAGTATATGTTATTAATGAATACTGTGTTGTATCATATACTTTGTTAATATAGAAAGTAGGTACTATTATTTTTGGTATTATAGCTGCTGATAATGTATTATTTAATTGATAATTATAATAATTATATGTTACTTGGAAATATGGATGTGAAGAAGATAAACTTCTAGCAAGGTTCCATTTCAATGCTAAATAACCTTCTACTTGTTGTCTTGTAGATGTACTTAAACTAGTTGAATAAGTTAATATTTCACCAAAATCAATACTTTGAATAAATTCATTATTATTATATGTATTAATACCGATACCATATTTAGTAATACTTAATGATCCTGTAGAAGACATACTTTGATAAACACCATTTAATCCAAAATAAATATTTGCACCATCGTAATAACAACCTAATAGATAAGGAGTTCCTAATATCACAGGTCCTACATTTATGGATTCACTATTTCTAAATAATTGTAAAGTATTATTATAAACAATTACAAATTTATCACTATCATATTTATCATTTGTTGAAGTACTGTTACCAAAAGCTATAATACGAGATCCATTTGTTAATGAATTAAATTGAACAATACAAAAGAATGAAAATGCACTTGTAATTGTTATATTACCAGTTAAGCCAGAATTACGTAATGATAAAGTTGGATAATTATTTATTATATTTTGATTTAATGAAACGGTGCCACTAATCGAAATATTGGTTGTTGAAACAACACTAATTGGTAATATTGCAACTGCTATCTGAGCAAATGCACCAGCACGGCTTCCCATTAATACAACTGTTCCTAGACCATTTGATTTACCCCAATAAAAACCTGAATAATATCTATTTGGATCACCTGTCATTCCATTTGCGTTTGATCGCGAAATCCATGTTAAACCACCATCATTTGATGTATATCCCCACCACCCATTATAAAATACAGTCATACATAATCCACTGTTGTTAATTGCACATGCAGCCCAATTAGCATTTGATACAGGGGCATTTATTGTTTTCCATGTTACACCAGAATCATTTGAAACTGCAAATGTGGTATAAGTTCCTTGACCAGTAATCATTAAATTAAGACCATTCGGACTCATAGAAGCACCACCATATGCATAACCAGCAGGTGTAACATTAACCCATCCAGTTAAAAAATTACCACCTAATCTATTTATATAAATAGTTCTATCATTTTGTATTACAAATGCGATTTGTCCATTTGAACTTAATAATAAACCACCGTATGATCCTTGGTATCCTGTTTGTGTCCAAGTAGCACCACTATCTCGTGATACATATAAATAAGTACATATTGCTATTAAAACAGTACCGTCGCTACTCATTGCACATCTATATATTGTTGAAGGGAAAACACCAGAACCCACTTGACTCCATGTAGAACCTGTATTAGTTGATAAATATGCACTACCACTAGTTCCAACTACTAAAATTATACTTCCTGTAATATTACATGCAATATCGTAATATGTAAATACTGGTATAGTTGAATTTAATACATTGTTTATATAAACACCAAGTACATAAACATACATTATAATTGAACCACTATCATTTGCACAATAACCATTTACGCCATTTCTACCAGTATTTGTCCATGAATTTCCATAGTTTGCAAAATTATAATCATTATAATTACTAGATAATCCAGTATTAACTTTAGTAGCTGTATTTCCTGTACCAGAATCATCTTTTACAGTTAATAAATTATTAGCTGATGAATAAACAAATGAACTACTTGAATCAGTTGCATTTAACCATAATAATAAATTACTAGTTACAATATTTGCTGTTTGTGAACTATATGCAATTAAACTAGGATATATAGCAACAGTAATTGGAATATTATTACTTGAATTAGATGATGCAAAATATGCATAGTATGATAATATATCACCGCTAATTGTTCCAGAAATAGTTACTATAACACCAGATGTTGTATCGTAATATTTATTGTTACCATAAATATTAATTAATCGTGAATAAATATTACCACTAGTTGTTAAATAATTTACAATTTGATAATTATTAGCTAATGGACCAGTTAGTACTATACTTGAAATATCTACATATTGTCCAATCATTGCAAATTTACTTCTATATAAACCATATAAAGAACTTGATAATGAAACAAGTCCTAAATCAGGATTAAAAATACCAGATAAACTATAAAATATAGAAGCCACTTGTGTACTGTCATAAGTTTTATTAACTGTAAAATATGGTACTAAAGTAGCCCTTGTAATATTAGCTGATGTATAACCAAAAGTTGCTAATGTATAATTTAAATTGTTAATTGTAATTCCTGAAATACTTACTGTATTTAAACCAACATATGGACTCATGAAATTAGCAATATATGATGAAATAGAAACAACATCATTAGAAAAGATTCCAGATAATGTATAATTAATAGGTGTTAATGTATTTGAATTATAAATCATATTAATACCATAATAATTACCAGTTAATGTTGCTGGTGTTATATTTGCTGATGTAAAAGCATATGTTAAAATACTATAATTACTAGATGATCCACCATATAAAATAATATTACTAATTGTTACTAAAATATTATTATTTACTTGATTAGTTGCAAAATTAGTATAATATAAATTACCACTTATATCAACTTGATCATTTGAAATGATTCCACTTATAGTATAAATAAATGTACCTATCGTTGTTGCATTATAACTTTTATTTACACCAATAGGATTTATATTTATTAACTTAGGTATTATAGTATTAGGTAAACTTATCGAATTTACTAATGAATAGTTAAAGTAGTTATTTCCTATTAAATTAAGATTAAAAATAGAAATTAATTTACTACCGGCTGTATATTGACTACCTAAATTATATAATGAATATATTTCGGATGCAGTTAATGAACGATTAAATATTCTAAATTCATCAATATATCCACTAATATCTGCAACTATCGTATTATTTATATCTCTTCCAATAAAATTATTTATTCTAGTAATAGCTAATGGATATGAATTATTAATTCTATTAATAAATGAACCATTAAGATATAAAGATAATCCATTACTAATATCATAAATTAATCCTAAATGATTCCAAGTATTTGTTGTAACTTTTATATTTGTATTATTTAAGTTTCCACTACTATCATAACCATAACTAATTATATTATTATTACTGGAATCCGCAAAACAAAATAATGATGAATTTGTATAGTTATTGAAAGATGTTGTATATTTTGAAAAATTTCCCCATTCACACCCAACTATAGAATATACTCCATTACCAGACATTCCAACTCCATACCAATCAAGAACTGAACCAACTGTTTGCCAACTAACACCAAAATTAGTTGAAACAATATTATTTGTGTGTTTTTGTGAGATTATGCAATATTGACCAGTATAATCCATAGCAATACGTGCAGTATAAGAAATACTACTTGGAATAGTTATTGTTGTAAAGCTAACACCATAATTATTAGAATAATTAATATAATTGACTCCATATATATAAAATATAATATATTGACCAGTACCGGACATTTTAATATCAGTTACAACACCATTAAATATTGGAGGATATGACCATGTATTACCATAATCATTTGATATAGCAACCACATTTTCTGCAGCATTATAAGTAAATTTCCCACCAGCCATATATTGTCCAGTTGCAGACATTGCTACTCGATAAAATTTAATTGTACTAGTAGTAGGTGCCCAAGTAACACCATAATCAGTTGATAAACACGAATAATAATTTGTAGTATTACCCATTAATTGATATTTACCTGATGATGAAATTGCAACACCCCACCAAATGTAATTAGGAGGTCCTGATGCTTGTGTAAAATTAACACCATAATTACTAGAGTAATATACACCACCTCCTTCAAAACCAAATGTAATATATTGACCAGTAGAAGACATACCAACAGTAGCAATAGGGTTACCATAATATTTACTTGTCCAAGTATTGCCATAATCTGATGATAAGTATAATTGCCCATATTGACCATTACCATCAAAACTACCACCCGCTAATGCTTGATATTTTCCATCGTAAGATATCGCTACATCACGCCAACAAGCAAATACTGATACAGTAGTTAAAGTTGAAAAAAAGTTAGTAAAATTTGGTTTTGCAACAGTATTTTGAATACATTTAAACCATAAACTGACAGTTAACCCATTATTAGTAGTTAAAAATGAATTAGGAACTATATATTGACTACCATCACCAGATAATTTAATACATGATGTTCCATAAGCATTATCAAAACTAATTATACTATTAGCTGGTATAGTTGCATTATTAGCAATAATACCTAAATTATCTAATGTTGTATTATTTATTAATGTATTAGGTTCAAAATTGTAATAGATTGACATAGTAGGATCAACATCTAGTATGTTCCCATAATTTGAAACATAAATATTAGAAATATCAATAATATCACCAGATGCAATTCCACTAATACTATAGCTAGAGAATGATGAATATGATGTTTTATCATAAATTTTTTGATTAGAAATAAAATAAACAGTTAATGATTTAATTAATATATTAGCTTGTGTTAAAGAACTAGTTAAGATATAGTTATTATTATTATTCAAAATAGTTGTAATTTTAGGTGAATAACTATATAACAATGATATTTCTGCTGCTGTTAAAATACGATTAAAAATTCTAAAATCATCAATGTAACTATTTGCTAATGTTCCACCGCCATTTTTACCAATAAACATATTTGTTGGTGTAAAAGTTCCATTATTTGCATAATTTGTACCAGCAACTGTTTGTATTAATTGACCATTTACATATAAACTACGGTTAGTTAGTGTTGTTGTATATACAATATGGGCCCATCCATTTACATATCTTGAATTAAAAGTAGTATTTCCTGGTTGATCTGTAATATTATTACCAAAACTACCATCTGTTAAATTATAATTACCTCCACTATTTGAAAACCATGCAGATATATAATATGATGCTGATGTTAAATGATATAAGCCATTATTACCATAAGAATATGGTGTAGGAACTAATACCCATATAGAAAGTGTAAAACCATTTGTACCGATTGTATAAAGAGAGTTAACTGTTAAATAACCATTAGCCCCACATGAAAGACTACCAGAACCAAACTTTGAAGTTGTACTAGATACTGTCGAACCTGTTAATGTAGCATCGTAAGTTCCTTTTGCAAAATTATATACTTGAGATGATCCATTAACATCTTCTATATTAAATTTATAAAAATATAGTAATGATGAATCTGTATCTAAATAATTATCTTGAGTTAATAAATTTGGACCAGATAATGCTACGTTAATTAAATTTAATCCATTATTAATAGTATTAAAGTTTGCCCAATATTGAATTATATCACCGCTAACAGTTCCAGATATAGTAACTGTAGCAATAGTTGTTCGATCATAAAATTTATCATTACCATATATATTTAATAATTTTCGATAAATATTACCACTAACTGTTGTATAATTAACTATACTATAATTAGTAGCTGATGGACCAGTTAATATTATATTTGATATATCTACTAATATTCCATTTGCTACATTATAATCACGGTAATAACCATAAAATCCACCTGATAAATAAACTTGACCTAAATCTAAATTAAACATACCAGACAAAGTATAGAAAATAGGAGCTACTTGAGTTTTATCATAAGTTTTATTAATATAAAATGTTGGTCTTATAGGTGCAGGTATTATATTACCACTAACTGTTGTATAATTTATAATATTATAATTTAGTAAATTATTTGTATAAAAATATTGATTTATAGTTGCTGTATTTAATTCATATATTCCATTACTTCCAACAGCTATTATAAAACCAGCATCTTGAATACTGACACCACCCCAAGCAAGATTATAATTTGTAATACGTGTCCATGTTACACCATAATTTGTTGATACATATACGTATCCGCCATTTACACAAATTGCTTGATTCGCACCAGAATTACCAACACTAATACTTGACCATGCATAACCTGATAAAGTAACTGCCGACCATGTTGAACCATAATTACTAGATACATATATATATCCATTATCAACAGCCGCGCTTTGATATTGTCCAGAATCAGACATTCCTATACATCTCCAATTTTGAACTGTTGCAACTGGTGACCAAGTTAAGCAATAATCACTAGAAATATAAATATTTCCGCCATAAGTACATGTAGATCCATATTTACCAGTTGAACTAATTGCTGCTCCTGACCATACAGGCGTATTACTTGGACCTACGGTAGACCAAGATGAACCATAATTTGAAGATAATATTAATTGAACATTAGCTGTATTAAATGTAATTATTACATATTGACCAGTTGATGATACGCCTATATTATTATATCCATAATTTCTACCTCCTGTTGTTGAAGGATTGTATCTTGTAAAAGTAACTCCATAGTTAGTAGAAATAAAAAGACCAGTATTTGTTCCACCAACACCACCATCGTATTGATATTTACCATCTTTTGACATACCCATTCCAATTGGGGTATCTTGATATAAATTAGTATTTGCCCAACTTACACCACTATTAGATGATAAATAACCCCAACCACTCTTATTTGTAAGTTGATATAATCCAGTTGTTGATTGGCAAATAGTAGTTGATCCATAATTATCTACCCATGCTAAACCATTACCTGCTGTATTAAATGAACTATTATTAATTATAATTAATGATGATAATGTTAATGGAATATAACTTGGATTGTTATTTTGAACATAATTAGTAGCTGCATATAATAAAATATTTGATATATCAACTAAAATATTATTATTAGCTGTATAATTTCTATATAATCCGTACAATGAACTATTTAATGTTATATTATAAACATCTGGATTGAATAATCCCGATAAAGAATATGTTATATTTGGTATATTGGTACTATCATATATTTTATTAATATAAAAGGTTGGTATTACAGTTTTTGTTAATATAGAACCACTTGTTGTTATATAATTTGGAATACTATAATTTAATAAATTACTACCAAATAAATATATATTACTTATATCAACTGGAATATTATAACCTGCATTAGGATTACGATATAAACCGTATAAACTACTAGATAGAGTTATTAGACCTATATCAGGATTAAAGAAACCAGATAAAGTATATGTTATTAATGAATATTGAGTTGTATCATATACTTTATTAATATAGAAAGTGGGTACTATTATTTTTGGTATTATAGCAGCTGATAATGTGTTATTTAATTGATAATTATAAAAATTATATGTTACTTGGAAATATGGATGTGAAGAAGGTAAACTCTTAGCAAGGTTCCATTTCCATGCTAAATAACCTTCTACTTGTTGTCTAATTGATGCACTCAAAGTCATCGAATAAGTTAATATTTCACCAAAATCTGTACTTTGAATGAATTCATTATTATTATATGTATTAATACCAATACCATATTTAGTTATACTTAATGATCCTGTAGAAGACATACTTTGATAAACACCATTTAATCCAAAATAAATATTTGCACCATCGTAATAACAACCTAATAAATACGGAATACCAAATGTAATACTACCTAAATTTATTGATGCACTATTTCTAAATAATTGTAAAGTATTATTATAAATAATTGCTATTTTACCACTATCATATAAATCATTTGTAGTAGTAGCATTACCAAAAGCCATAATACGGGATCCATTAGTTATTGAATTAAATTGAACAATACAAAATACTGAGAAATTATTAGTAATTGTAATTGGTCCAGTTAATGCACTATTGCGTAATGATAAGGTTGGATAGTTATTTATTATATTTTGATTTAATGAAACGGTACCACTAATTGAAATATTGGTTGTTGAAACAACACCTAATGTTAATATAGATCTAATAAAAGATCGTCCACCTGTTGTAACTGTCATATTACCAAGAGGTGTTATCCCTGCAAAAACAACACTAACTAAACCAGATGATGGATCTCCAGGTAATCCATTTGTTGCAAAAAGTGATGTCCAAGTAACACCCCCATCTTTTGATATTTGATGATATGGTTGCCAATAACCTCCTGACTTAAAATTTGTTATAATTATTATACATTGTGCATTATTATTAATTATGCAATTTTCATAAGAAAATTGACCACCACCTGGATATGGGACATTAGCTAAAATGGACCATGAAACACCTGAATTATATGAAATATAGACAGTCGATCCACTACTACCAACTATCATATTTAATCCATTACAACTCATAGTAAAACATGTTATACCAGCTAATGGTGAATATGTATTCCAACTAGATGTGAAAACACCAGTTGTGTTTACATAAACATTATTTCCATTAAACCCGGACATAATTTTACCATTAGTGCTTATTTTCATACGGGCTAAAGTAACTGTACCAGTAGTTGTCCAAGTAATGCCTTGATCCATGGAAATTGCTACAGTAGTATTAACACTTATTGCAAAGATAGTACCAGTACTATCCATGGTACAATTACCACAAGTTTTACCAACAATATTACTATCTGTTATTTGTGTCCAACTAGCTCCACTATTAGTAGAATAATATGCAAACCCAGTTACATTAGTTGCAGTTATTAAAACAACGGTACCATTAGCATTACAACATACACAATTTATACCAGCTGTTGATGCGGGAACTCCTGCCAATATAGTTCCATTTAAATAATAAGGGAAACTAGCAGAATTAGTAACCCAAATATATGTAGATGCATCTTCACTTAATGCTCCCCACATAATATTATATGAACTACCAGATGATATAAATGATGCTCCAAAATTTGCATAGTTATAATCAGTATAAATACTAGATAATCCAGTATTAACTTTAGTAGCTGTATTTCCTGTGTTCGAATCATCTTTTACCGTTAATAAATTATTAGCTGATGAATAAACAAACGAACTACTAGGATCAGTTGCATTTAACCACAATAATAAATTACTAGTTACAATATTTGCTGTTTGTGAACTATATGCAATTAAACTAGGATATATAGCAACAGTAATTGGAATATTATTACTTGAATTAGATGATGCAAAATATGCATAGTATGATAATATATCACCACTAATTGTTCCAGAAATACTTACTATAACACCAGATGTTGTATCATAATATTTATTGTTACCATAAATATTAATTAATCTAGAATAAATACTACCAGTAGTTGTTAAATAATTTGCAATTTGATAATTATTAGCTAATGGACCAGTTAATACTATACTTGAAATATCTACAGGTTGATTACTAATTGCTATTTTATTTCTATATAAACCATATAAAGAACTTGATAATGATACAAGTCCTAAATCAGGATTAAAGATACCAGATAAACTATAAAATATAGAAGCCGCTTGTGTACTATCATAAGTTTTATTAACTGTAAAATATGGTACTAAAGTAGCTGGTGTAATATTAGCTGATGTATAACCATAATTAGCTATTGTATAATTTACATTATTAATTGTTATACCAGAAATGCTTACTGTATTCAAACCAACATATGGACTCATAAAATTAGCAATATATGATGAAATAGAAACCTGATCATTCGTAAAGATTCCAGATAATGTATAACTAATAGGTGTTAACGTATTTGAATTATAAACCATATTAATACCATAATAATTACCAATTAAAGTTGCAGGTGTAATATTTGCTGTAATTGGCGACATATTTAAATTTACCTGTGTAAATAATCCATAATATATACTTGTAGCAAAAGCATATGTTCCATCTGATGAAATTACAGTTTTATTAAATTGATATGTAGTTTGATTTGAAATTTTCCAAGTAATACCATAATCTGATGAATAATAAATTCCATTAGATGATCCAGCTATACCTGCAATAATACAATATTGTCCAGTTGCTGACATTGATACTCCACCAAAACTTCCATATCCTAAAGAAGCATTATAGGTCCATGTTTGGCCATAATTTGATGAATTATAAATATATCCATTAGTTACACCAGAAGCTATACAATATTGTCCTGTTGATGAAATAGCTAAACTACCATATTGTGCACTCGTTATATTTGATTGTGTCCAACTTTGACCATAATTGGAAGAATAATATAATCCAGTTGATTGACCACAACAAATAGCATAAATACCAGTATCAGATGACATTGCAACACCAGTTGTCCCACGATCTGTTGAATTTGGGAAACCAGTTGTTGTATTCCATGTTACACCATTATCAGATGAATAAATTATACCTTGTTTAGCTTCACCATTCTCTTCTTTTGAAAAAGCTAATGCGCGACCACCTGGACCCATCGCAACACCATGCCAACTTGTTGCTGCCAATGTACCTGTTAAATTTTGTGTCCATGTAGCACCATAATTTGATGTATAATAAATACCAATATTACGACCATAACCATTAGCTGTTATACCATATTGACCATTTGGAGACATAGCTACATAATACCCACCATTTCCAGTTACTGGTAACCATGTATTACCATAATCAGTTGATCTAAATGTATTTGCATTGGCACTTAAAATAATATATTGCCCAGAAATTGACATTGCAACTTGCCAACTTGCTGGTGAACTTAATGTTGAACTAGTAGATGCTTTCCATATTTGTCCAAATGATGGTATTGGTGAATAATTTTGATTAGTTACCGTAACGTTAGAAAAATTAATTACTATACTATTACCTACATTAACTGATGCAAAATTAGCTATATAACCAGATAAACTTACTATATCACCACTAACAGTATTTGTAAATGTTGGTGTTAAAGTAGCATTAGATGCTTTATTATATACCTTATTATTACCAGTATAGTAACCAGTTAAAGTCAATGGTACAATATTACCATAAGCAATACCACTACTAGAAATAAAATAGTTAGAATAACTAGCACCGGTTAAATTAACATTATTTATATACATTAATATGTTAGTACCCACATTTACATTAGAAAAGTTACTAGTATAAAATGAACTAATAGTGACTATGTCACCAGGTAGAATACCACTAATAGAATACGTAGTTTGCCCTAATGTTTGACCATTATAAGTTAATGTTAAACCAGTATATGTAGCAGTTAATTGTTTTTGTAAAATATTACCATAAATATTACTAGCAAATTGATAATTATTATTAGAGTAATTAGTGGTAACATTAGTATAATTAACTGGTTTATTATTTTCAACAATTAATCTATCAGAATCTGAAAATGGAATATTAAAAATATATAAGTTATACATATCCCCATTAAGAAGTGCAGATGCAAGTGGTATTCCACTTGTCGGATTACCTCCACCAATAAAATTATAAGATGATGTAGAAGATCTTGTTCCCATACTAGAATTTGTACTAATTTGTACACTATTAACATAACCGGTAACTACACTTTGATCATATTTTACACTAACAACATTATTATCAGCATATGTTCCATAATAATAACCAGGACCATACCAATAATTAAGATAAGTAGTACCACTTCTTCTAAATGAATTAGAATTAGGTACTGAACTTGGACCACTGCCTACAAAATGACCATTACTAGAATTAACAACTCCATGTTTACAAACAAAAGAATAAGCACTATTCCCATATGGAACTGTACCATCAGGTAAATTAAAATAACAATTACTTGGAAAAGTTACTAATTTACTATTAATATTTATTGTTGGTTGAATGGTTGTATTTGTTTGTGTTCCATTATTTCCTTTTCCAGATTGATCATACCATATTGTAATATAACCAGTACTTGAACTTAACCAACTGCTTAAACTTGTACCAGATGCAAAATAACCAGTACCTAAATTACCACTACCGTCTGAATAAAAATCAGAAGTTGCATTATCTGATCCTCTTCTAATATTAAAAGTTGGACCTAAATAAGTATTTGATAATAAATATACAGAATATGCTCCAACTAAACCAGTTGCTGCACTTGTACTTAATTGACTAATAGGATATATAGGACTAGAAGGTATTTGATATGTATATTGTAATAATGTATTCGATAAAGTAATATTGATTAAATTATTTATTCCAGCATAATTATTAATGTATTTAGCTATGTAATAAACTGCATCATAACCAATTAAACCGGATATTGTTATATTAACATTAGTGGTTTGATCATAAATTTTATCTATACCATATGCATTTAATATTTTAGGATATATATTACCACTTGTTGTTATATAACTATATGATATTGGATTATAATTATTAACTGATGGTCCAGTTAAAATAATATTAGATATATCAACTAATAGACCATATCCAACATTATAATCTCTATATAATCCATAAAAAGATCCAGATAGATAAATTTGACCTAAATCAACATTATAAATACCTGATAAACCAAAATAAATTAATGCAGCTTGTGTTTTATCATAATATTTATTAACATAAAAATTAACTGTTGGAGCTGGCGCAGGAATAATATTACCATAAGCAATACCACTAATAGAAATAAAATAGTTAGAATAACTAGCACCGGTTAAATTAACATTATTTATATACATTAATATGTTAGTACCCACATTAATATTAGAAAAACTACTAGTATAAACTGAACTAATAGTGACTATGTCACCAGGTAAAATACCACTAATAGAATAGGTAGTTTGCCCTAATGATTGACCATTAAAAGTTAATGTTAAACCAGTATATGTAGCAGTTAATTGTTTTTGTAAAATAGTACCGTAAATAGTATTATTAGCTACTTGATAATTTTGATTTTGAATATTTGGAATCTGTAAATCAGAATATTTAATAGCTATCATAACAATACCAGAACCACCTGATCCACCAACACCACTACCACCATTAGGTCCACCACCACCCCCACCACCTGTATTAGCACCACCAGTTCCACCATTAACACCACTACCTCCAGTACCTGGATTAATACCATTAGTATCCCCCGAACCAGCCAATCCAGTACCACCGCAGATACCGCCACCACCACCACCTAATCCACCTGCTCCACCACGTCCTGTAGTTCCACCATAACCACCACCACCACCTCCACCTGCAAAATATGCTTGCGTATAATTTCTAATACCATTAATAGTTGGTTGTATACCAGCGCCACCATTACCTGCATTTAATATATCATATAATTGACCATTTGCTCCCGCTGATCCTGCACCACCACCTCCACCAGCACAATATGTGCCTTTATTACCACCTCTATTACCAAGATTACCAGCAGCAATTGCAGCTGCAGATTGTCCGGCACCATCATATATATCTCTATTACAACCACCACCACCACCAGATCCACCTGCTGCAGCTACTACTTTATTTGCACCTGCACCACCACCATAAGCAGTAAAAGTAGTTATATTAGCTCCATTTACTATTTGTACAGTTGTATCTTTACCAGATAATGGAGTTGTAATATAACTTGGTTGTGTACCAGAACCAGCACCAACTGTAACTGATATATTAACAGAACCTGTTGAAACTACAGTTGTTGCTTGAACAACACCACCTGCCCCACCACCACCACCTTGATCACCACCACCTTGACCACCACCACCGACTGCAAATATATAAATTGATAATGCACTATTATTAGCATTATTTATATTTATTGTTCCACTAGTAGACAAAAATGAATAAACATACCACTGACTATTATTTTGATCATAAACTGAAGCGGGTGTAACACTAGCTGTAACTGCATTAGTTATAGTATTAGTATAAATTCCAGATAAAGTAACATAAAGAGATTTATTTTGTCCAGCATTAATATCATTAAACTGTGACCAAGAAACAACACTTTCACCTGATAATAAACCAGAAACTGTTACAGTAGCCGCTGTTGTTTGATCATATATTTTTGTATTCGCATATGCATTTAATATTCTTTTATATATATTACCAATTGTTGTTATATAACTATATGGTAATTGATAATTATAGGCTAAAGATCCAGTTAAAATTATATTTGATATTGTTACAGGTATATTGTTAGCAGCTTGATTAGTAGAATATAATCCATATAATGATCCAGATAAAGTAACTTGTCCTAAATCAGAAATATAAATACCAGATAATGTATAAGATATTTGAGCAATTTGTGTTTGATCATAATATTTATTAACATAAAATATTGGTATAATAGTTGCTGGTAATATTATAACATTAACAGTTGTCGATGAATAACTTAATGATGTATTAGTTGGATTAAATATTCCAATAAAACTTGTTATTAATATTGTTGGTTTTACAATAGTTACAGTAGTTGGTATAGCATTTGATGCTACATTAAGATAATTATTTCCAAGGTTATCATTAATTAATAAATTACCATTATTAGCAGATGTTATTAAATAACCTGATAATGTAGGAGTAATAATTATATTTGAACCATAAGTAATATTTGAACTTGATAATGAAAGTGTAACACTAGTTATTAAAGGTGTAGTTATTGTATTTGTACTATAACTATTGGTAGATAAATATGTATTTACATTATCACTTATTACTTGATATTTAAAATCAACAGATAATGCAGCCCAATTTATTTTTGAAAAACTTGACAAATAAAGAGACCATGTTGTACCACTATTAACTGATATATAGATATAGTTACCAATATTAATTTGTTGATATGTACCTTTTGATGATAAAGAAATATATCTTTTACGATATCCAATACTTAAATATGAACCGCTAAAAGAAGTTATCTTTGAAAATGAAGTCCCATAATTTGATGACAAATATATATTTAATGTATTACTTGTAACTACTGATATTGCTAATTGATATTGTCCATCATTTGTATTAGTTGGATCATTATTCATTGCAAAATCAATAAAATTTTCACCAGTAAAAGTAAAACTTGATATATTAGATGTTGGATATCCAGATGATGATACTGGTTGAGAACTTGAATATATAATAGTTGTATTTGATATTCCTCCAGCAGATGTATTATTAACACCGCCAAATCTAGTTCCTGAATATGATACACCACCATTAGTAATACTATAATAGTTACCAATGGAAGTCACAGCCCATGTTGATCCATAATTATAAGAATATCTAGTCCAACCAACACCATTTACATAAACAAACATATATTGTCCATTTCCAGACATTGAACAACCTACAGTATAACCTGTTGAATTACCACCTCCTGTATATTGCTGCGTAAATGTTGAACCATAATTAGATGATACATACCAATTATTATCATTACTTGTGTATATTATATATTGACCAGTATATGAAATTGCAACTGAATTTGCATTACTAGTAACTACATAACTTGATGATGTAAATGTGCTACCACTATTACTAGATAAATATAAGGTACTTCCTACAAATATTACTATATATTGACCATTTCCAGATACACCAACAATATTATTAGCACCGTAACCTAATGAATTGCCTTTCAAACCGAGACCATTTAAAAAAGGTACAGCTGATGTAGCAACTGATCCATCAGTATAACTAGCTTGTAAACTAATTGAATAAGTTGAATTTGAAATTAATCCACTAATTGTTATTGGCGATGATCCAGATGCAGCATATGTATTCGAATTTATAGTTGCATATGCTGTATATACACCGATAGCAGAATTATAAGGTAAACTATATTCTACGGTTATAGTTGAAAAAGTTGCTGTAATCTTATTTATAATAGGTAATGAAACACATACTGAATTAGAATATAAATATGAAATTTGGGATACAGATAATATAGTATTAAAATAATAAAATTCATCTAAATAACCAATTATGCTTGAACCATTACTAGTTCCATATGGGTCGCCTAATATAGTATTATAATTTAGTGCTGATGAAAAATATGAATTAGTATTTGATATTATTAAATTATTATTAATATAAACATTAGAAGCACCACTAGTAGACAATGTCCAAACTATATGATACCATAAATTAGTATTAATAGTTGATGAAATTATATAATTATTATTATTACTATTAATACACAAATTAGTACCGTCATATGATACAAATATACGATTAGTATTTGTACCAATTGCATTATTAAATGACCAAATTATACCACTATTATTTGATGTTAAATAAAACCAAAATGAAAATGAATAACCATTTATATTTGCTGAAATAGGATTCACATAAAAATAACTTTTATTAGAACCAGAATTTAAAGAACCATTACCATACTGATATATTATATTATTTATAGTACATAGAGATCCACTAATTGAACCAGCAATTATACCAGATCCTGTTGTATAACTTAATATATCTGAATTAAATGGAAAATATAAGACATTATTAGATATATATGCCGAATTACCAAGAATATCAGGATAAGATAAAATATTATCAGTAAAATATATTGTTTGTAAATTAGTATTATTTGTTGTTTCTATCCAACTACCTCCATAATTTAAACTACCAATTGGATTAATAGATGCTCCAATACTAATATTTAATAATTTGCTTAATTCATTGAATATATATACATAATCTGGATATGAAGCTAGATCACATGAAATCCAATCTAGTTCAGTAAAACTATATGTTATTTTTAATGTATTAAAAAAATTAATTATTTCAGACCATGATTCTAAATTAGGATCTAAACTTTCTATATTCTGTAAAATAGGAGTAATTTGACTATTTAATAAATTATATGTAGGTCCAAAATATTCTTCTCTGATTAAACCAATATAAGTAAAATTACTTATATTTAAATTTGCAATTTGATTTAATAACTCTGTGAATGTATCATTTGATGGATCAAATATAATATATGATGTTGATGTATTTAATGAATTTAAAATTATATCAATATCTCTTATATTTAAATCAATAATTAATAAATTATTGTTCATAATAATATTATAAAAGCATATATTATTTTTTTTGAAACCAATTAATTTAAACTTTAAAAAAAATCATTTTTCGCAAAGCTTATAATTTATATTGTTTATCTAAAAATAAATAATATAAATTAATTAAGAACTTCGTCTTTTGCTAAACAACGTCCATTTTTTGGAATTGCATTTGGACCACATGAATAGCATTTACCATTTTTAAAAATTGGTTTTGCTATACATGGTTCATAAGTACCATCATCTTTTAATCCACAATATACAGTTTTACCATTTTCATCTTTAATAGGTTTATTATCAGGACAATCTAGAAAATATTCATTGTTTTTTATAATAAAGAAAATAACTAATATTATAATAAATCCAATTATATATTTATTTAACATATATATAAATTAGATTATTTTTTTGATTTTTTTAATTTTTTACTAACTTTATTAGCAGATGCTTCTTTTTCTTTATGCGCGATCCATTTATCATATTCTTTTTCTAATTTAGCTAGTTCATTCAACCAAATAGTTTCAATAGAAAGATTATCAAGTTCTTCATATTCTGCTTCTTTGTCTGATTCTTGTTTCTTCAACTCTTCTATTTTTTCATTAGTAAGATTATAAATAGGCATTGATAATAGATAATTATATGATCCATCTTCATCATCTTTATTCTTACCTAGTCTTGGAAACTTTAATTTTTCTAATTCGCTTTCTAAATCAGATTTCTTTTTATTGTTTACTACCAGTTTTTTCTCAACAATCATCAAAATAAATTTAACTTTATACGAAATCATTCTTAACTGAAATTGTAAAATTGCTAATTCATGATCTTTTCGTTTTTGATATAGATCTAGTCTAACATTATAGTATTCATCAATAATTTCAAGTGGTGTTGCATATTTTTTAATGGTACCATTTGCATCAAATAAATGCATATTACTCGTTGAATATTTTTTACAAAGATGATATGTTTTATCTAAATCTTTTGCTTTATCTAAATATCCAGAAGTAAATTCTAATTCAAAATAAACTTTAGTATCAGTATTAGCTTCTTTATATCCAATAAAATTATCTTCTTTTTTAGCAACTGGCTTTGGTTTTGTTGCTGCCTTACCTTTAGTTGCTTTACCTACAGGTTTAACAACTTTCTTTTCAGTATCACCTTCTAGTAATTTTTCTAAAAACTGTTTATACCCAAAAGTAGATTCACCTACTGGTAACTCAGTTATTATTAATTTATTATCATTAATAGACCAAGTTCCATAAATTTCATAATTTTGATCATCGATTTTAGCAATTTGTCCTTCGAATCCTGCCCACCATGGATCCATATCTTCCATTGGTTTATTATTTAATTTATTCTTAATATTTTGAAAAATTTCCTTTGGATCATATGGAGGAACCTTAGTTGAAAAACCAGTACCAATACCATGAGTTCCATTTACTAAAATCATTGGAATTATTGGTGCATAAAATTCAGGTTCAATTGGCTCATTATCTTCAATTTGTTTATTTAAAATTGCATCATCTGATGGATTAAATATAATTGAAGTTAATGCTTCAAGTTGTGTCCAGATATATCTTGGACTTGCAGAATCTGCCCCATTATGAAGACGGCTATTATGTGTTACAATATAATTTCCTAATAAAAATCTTTCATTTTTATCAACTTGCCAACCATTGAATTTATCTTTTCCTAAATATTCAATATCAAATTTAGAATAATGATTGGTTACTACTATTCTATCTTTTATTTCAAGTTGTTTTCGTTTTAAACGGCATGGTATCTCATTTAAATTTGTTCCAGATATTCTTAACGATTTAATTATTATATCAAGACCTTTTTTAGTTTTACCATTATCTTTATATGAAATAGATGTTGAATAACCCAAACTCTTAGCTAATATTATCAATGAATCTATTAAATTACAATGTATTCTTTCTGATTGACTAATTTCATAATATGGTTGCATGTCTTTATTTTTAACAGTACCATCCGTGTCAATAAATCCAGCTAATAATTCCAATCTTGTATTTTTATCATTATGAATATATTCAATAGGTATATGTTTATTTCTGAATAAATTATTTTTTTTTAATAATTCTTTAAACGGATTTAAATCTGATCTAGTTTGTCCGTGTATCGTTTTTCCAAAATTAATTGTTTCATTAGTTTTTTCAAAATACCAGTCACATGCAGGATGTTTTACTTTTGAAGATTTACACCCTTCACATATTTCAGAACTATGATTTTTATCTCCTATAGAAGTTCTATAACCTGTATTTTTTCTTCTTAATCCATAATGATAGTTTTCATGGTTATGACCATTTGTATGATGTACTACTTCACAATTAATTTTATCTGCCCAAATAGCAAATTCTTTTACAATTTCTTGATCAGCTGAAGTAAATCCATTACCTTCATGATTTCCATCGCCTAACCACGCTCCTAAAATATAAGGATCAATTGGTACTTCTTTTTTATCCCAATTTATAGAATTTAAATTGTAATACATATATAATTTTAATTTTGAATAATTTGATAATTTTATATAATCTTCTAATTTAATATCTATTATATCACTTGTATTATATAATTCTTGAATTCTTTTTTGTTCTTTACATATAATTTCATATGCTTCTTCTTTTGAATATGTAGATTTATTAAAATGATCTTTAGTCTTACTATCTAAGATACATGTAGTAATATTAAATGATTTAATATCTTTACCATCAAAATATTCAAGATAATATTTTTTACTTGACTCTTTCCAATAAATTTTATTATTTTCTCTAAAACATAATGTTAATATATGCTGACTATTACATGTAAAACTATCTTTAATAATTTTATTTCGTGTTTTAATATTAATTTTATACATATCATCAATACCATTAGTAGTTTTCAAGACAGTTCTTTTATAACCATCATCACCAATTAATGTATCGCCAACTACAATTTGATCAGCTCTTTTTATAGTATTATCCCACATTATAATAGGTGTATCAGGTGCTAAACATCCAAATTGTCCGTTGGGTTTCAACACGTTGATATTATTTGATCCCATATAATTTTGAGCCATATTAACAATAGCACCTGTTAAAGAGGCTTCACCGTGGTGATATGCTGCTTTATCCGATACAAAACCTGCTAATTGTGCAACTTTAACTTCTGTTCTATCTAAACCTCTTAAAAATGCTCCATATAAAATCTTACGTTGAGAAGGTTTTAATCCATCGATCAGGGAAGGAATTGATCTACTTAAATCATCATTAGAAAAATGAATCATATCTGAATGAATAAATTTAGAAAATCTAACTTCTTTTTCTTCATACAATAAAACATTATTCTTATCGTAATTATGTAACCAAATTTTTCTATCATCTGATCTTGATTTATCAAATGCTAATAATATTGAATCTTCATCATCTTCTTTATTATATGGTAAATCATCGGATGAATCTTCATCTGCAGATGATTCTAGCCATGAATAATTAATTAATTTATCTTCAACATCAACAAAATACTCACGTGCTTCAACTGCAGTCGAAGTACCAAGACCCTTATAATATTTAATTTTCCAATTCTTATGTGATTCATCAGAATCTAACCAAGCATTATACTCAGATTCATTATAAAAACTTAATGTTTCATTACCTTTGAATGCTTTAAGTATTGGGGTTGCTAATGATGTAATAAAATTAGTTCTTTTAATTAATGATGGCCATTGACTATGAATAAAATTCATTAATAAACCTTTAATATGTGACCCATCAACATCTGCATCAGTTAATACAACAATTCGACCATATCTTAATTGATTAAATTTAGCATCATCCGTATAATCTTCACCATGTTTTAATCCCATAATTTGTTTTAAATTACTAATTTCTTCATTACCCATTATTTGAGTTGGTGATGCCTCACGTACATTTAATAATTTACCCTTTAATGGAAAAATACCATAATAATCACGACCAATAACTGACAAACCTGATACTGCAAATGTTTTTGCTGAATCTCCCTCTGTTAGAATCAATGAACATTTATTAGAATCTTTAGTACCTGCTTTATTCGCATCATCTAATTTGGGAATACCAGATATTCTAACTAGTTTTTTTCCATCGGTTTTCTTTAATGAATTATTTTCTTTAAAATTTGCTAATTCAACAATATATTCAACAATTCCACATTTTGCTAATTTTTTAATAAATGCAGCTTGTGGAGTATATTTTGATCCAAATTTATCTACTTTTGTAGTTAAAGTATCTTTACATTGTGAACTAAAAGATGGATTCTCAATAGTACTATTAATAAAAAAGATTAAATTATCTTTCAGTAATTGAGGTGATACTTTAATATTTTTACTTTTCTTTAAAATATGATCATTAATTAGAGTTTTAATAATATTATCACTTACATATGCACAATGTGTTCCACCACAATAAGTATTAATAGAATTTACAAATGAAATAGTTTTATTTGAATCTTGTTTGTAAATAACACCAATTTTCCATCTATCATTACTTTCATCCAAATAAACTGTTTCGCCTGGATAATGTAAATCTATATAAGATTTAAAATTATTTGTTTTAATTAATTCACCATTAAAATATATCTTTAACTTATTTTCATTAATACCTGCAATATCAATCGCTCGTCTAAAAAATAAATTATAATGATCATTATTTAAATCTTTAATATTAAATCTTTTAAGATCAGGATAAAAAGTAACTTTAATATATGGTTTAATTGTTTTTGTTGTCACATCAGTTACTTTTGGCTTACCAATAACACTCATATTTTCAGTCCATTCCTGGTAAAATTTTTTCTTTCGTTTGCCATCAACAATTTCAACAGAAAATTTACTAGAAAAAATATTACAAACTTTACAACCTAGACCGTTTTTCCCACCAGTTGTTCTTTGTATAGAATCATCATAATTTGAACTAGTTAATAATTCACCAAAAATCATTGATGGTGTGTACACTTTATGTTTAGGATGAATTTCAACAGGAATACCATTATCTCCATTATTTTCTACGGAAATATATCCTTCTTCTTTATTATATTCTATTTTAATAGTATCACAAGTTTTATCATTTTGACTAGCATCAGCTGCATTAACTAATATTTCATCAAATATTTTAAATAATGCTGGATTATAAGTAATATTTTTCTCTTTTACCAATTTAGTTTCATCATTATAAATCCACTTATTTTCATTTGATAATTCAATTGAACCTACATATGTATCAGGTCTTAATTTTATTTGTTCTGGTAGTGTTAACATACTATATTTTAAACTATCTTTTGACATTAAGAATTTATGAATAATTTATCTTTATATGTTATTTTCAACTTTTATTATATTTAGAGAAAAATATAAATTTATAGAATATATATAATACAAATGTTTTTAAAAAAAATATTATTTTTATCAATACTTACATTTACAAATGCTTTTATTCCTAATTTAATAAACAGAAATCATAAAATATCTGCCCATGAAATCAATGAAATAATCAATTATGCTGATATTAATTTGAAAGATAAAGAAATTATTAGTAAAATAAATGGTTTTTATGGAATTATAGGTCCAGATATAAAAATAACAAGTATAAGTAATTTATACAATTTATTTTTAGGTAATGGTAATATTCAAGGAGTATTCTTTAATAATGGAGAACTTAAATTTATAAAATATTTTATTCGAACAGAAAAAATATTATTTGAAGAATTAAATAATAAAGTATCAAACAATTTTATGCTTATTACATTTTTAACAATAATTAATAAGATATTCCCTAATAATATAATACCGAATCTTTTAGGTGCTGCTAATACCGCTATTATAAATATTAAAAATAATAGTTATGCATTATTTGAACAAGATTATCCTTATAAGATTGATATTAATTTTGATAAAAAACAAATATATACAATAGGAAAACAAAAAATTAATAAATTTGAACATTTTTCTGCACATTCAAAATTTGATAATGATATAATACATTCAATAGACTATGATATTTTTAAAAATAAAGTTGAGTATTATTCAATGAATGAAAACTTTGAGATATTAAATAAAATTACATTAAAAACAGACTATATACCATTGATACATGATTTTATAGTTCTAAAAGATAATATTTTAATAACTGATTCACCATTAAAATTCAACTTTGAAAAATTATTAAATTCTAATATTCCAGTTAGTTTTGAAAATAAATTGCCAACAAAAATACATATTATAGATAAAAAAAATGGTAATCTAACAACATATATTAGTGATGAAGGGTTTTATATATTTCATTATGCATGTTATACAGAAACAGATGATACAATAGAATTTTTTGCATCAGTTTATGAAAATCTTGATTTTTCAAAATTAAATGTTCATGGATATTATCGTAAAATTATTTTAAACAAAAAAACAAAAAATGTAACTATTGAAAAAAATCTAGAATTAGAAACACATAATCTAGAATTTCCTGTAAAACTAGAAAAAACTATTATTTTACCATCAATAAAAAATAACAAAATAAATAGTTTCTTAGTATGTGAAGGACTAAATATAAATAAAGAAATTTTTATAAAAGATAAATCTATATGTGGAGAACCTGTTATTACAGAAATAGATAATGTACCATATTTGATATCTTTTGCATACGGTGAAAATAATAATGGATTTTTACTAGTTATAAATATGAATAATTTTCATACAATAGAAATACCAATACCACATAATATTAATATTGGGTTTCATTCTATTTTTATAAAAAATTGATTAATATTAATATAAAAATAATAAATTATTTATATGGAATCTTGTGATATAGGTAAGAAAAACGAAGAGCTTTTTGTTTCTGAACATAATAATGAAATATACTTTAATGGCCCAATTAATAGTACATCAATGTCTAATTTAATTAGAGAAATATTAAAATTAGAAACTAAAATTATTAAAGAATCAAATAAATTAAAAAGAAAAATCAGTGAAATACTAAAAGATGATTCAGATTTTGAAGAAATGGAAACAAAACATAATAATGTATCGATTAATTATAAACCAATTAAATTGTATATTAGTTCACATGGTGGTTCTGTATATCAAGTATTTGGTGCTTATGATTCTATTAAAAATTCAAAAGTACCAATTCATACTATTTGCAAAGGATTTGTAGCTTCAGCTGGTACTATTCTAAGTTTGGCTGGTGCAAAAAAATTTATAACTAAAAATTCCTACATGCTAATTCATCAATTACGTTCTGCAATGTGGGGTAAATTCAATGAAATTGCAGATGATTATCAAAATTGTCAAACATTAATGACACACCTAAAAAAAATTTATGTAGAGCATACTAAATTAACTGATCCAGAACTAGATGACATTTTGAAACATGATGTTTCATGGAATGCAGAATATTGTCTTGAAAAAGGTTTAGTTGACGAAATCATCTAGACCAATTATTTTATGATCTTCTAAATAGATTAACATGTCTCTTTGTTCTTCTAATCCTTCTATAAATCCTTTTGTTATGTTAATAAAAAGATTATTAATTTTATTTACTTCTAAAATATCAATTAAATGTTCATCTTTAATTTTTAAATACCAAATTAATCCTTGAAATGTTAATTTATTATCTTTATAATATTGTTTAACTGAACAAGGTTCTGCTACAGTTGCTAATTCTGATTCTGGATCAGAATCATAAATGTCATCAAGTAAATCATCATCTATAGTTGATTTATTATTTTCTTTAACAAGTTGATCTATTTTAACTTTAAATTCATATAAATGAGTATCTTTACATGATCCTTTAAAATGTATAACTTTATTAATTTCATCAATTGAAATTACTGCATTGTCTTTATTGATATGAGAATCATAAATTGATTCACTAATAATGTCATTTTTAATATATTTATTTAGTCCATTAATACACCATATTCTTTTATCATCAATGTCTTTATATTTTAGAATGTCTCCATACAAATCTTTAACAAAATTCTTAAAATATAATTTATCTTCTAGTTTGTTTTCCCAATAAATTCTAAATAATATAACTTTTTTATATCTATTATCAGAATTATGTAAAATACTATATATTCTATTTTTTTCTAATTTACAATCTGGGTCATCTTTTTTTTTATGTGCATTTTCAAAAAATTCAACACAAATATAATTATCACCAGATACGTGAAACAAATAATCTACACGATACGCTTTATCATATTTATGTGTGCAAATTGGATATTCTACTAATACTTTAGTATCATCTAAATAATTATCTTCAAACCAATCTCTAATTAATTTTTTTTTCTTAAATCTATTCATTAGTTTTATGAAAAAATAATCTTGAATACGAATATGAATATCTATATCATCTATTATGATACAATATTTTTTATAGTTATTCATATTATAAGATTGTAATGAAACATTACAACCTAAATTTTTATAAAATAGCCATGTATTATATTCTAAACGATCAGTACTTTTAAACCAGTCTACATATTTTAATCTTGGTAGTAAAATTGCTTTTTGTTCTTCCTTAGAAATATTACAAAAATTATCAGGAATTACTTTTACCCGTGAAAAATTTCTTATAGTACGAATACTTAATTTATCCATAAATTTAATACTAACATTGTAAATATTATGAGGTTCAATTTTTATTATTTCCTTTAGGAAATAATAAAATTCTAGTAGATGGGTTTAGAATTTACTTTGTAAATTCTAACACATCGGTACAATTTTTATAGAAGGATCAAAGATCCTTCTATAAAGATCAATGGCTATTAATTCAAAAAATATATTTTTTGAATTATATGCACACAATTTTTATTATTTATAAAGATCAATGGCTATTAATTCAAAAAATATATTTTTTTGAATTAGATGCACACATCGGTACAATTAAAGAGATTTTTTATTAAAACCTCTTTAATCTATTCGTTCATAATCAACGACTATGCACACACGTCATAAATTTATTTTAAGAAAAATTGATTTTTTTTATACTTTAATAATATATTTACATAGTATGACCTTTGCATTTAATAATATAAAAGAAGAAGCTAAATGTATGGGTGACTTTATTCTTAATCCCAGCCATCACATTCGATACATAATTAAAAAATATGTTACAACAAATGATACATATAAATATGTTGAATTTAAAGAAGGTACACATTATATATTTAGAACACCTGATAATTTGCTATATATTATAGATGAAAGTGATTTGTCACAAATTAAAATTGCATTAACTAAACAAATAATGGATGTAACAAAATTAAAAGAAAATAATATTTATAATATTAATGCACCAAATTACTCTGGTCTAATTCAATATAAGAAATCTATTTGTGGGCACTATTATATATTTTTAAGTCAAACAGTAAATGAAAAAAGATTATTAATTTTAGGTATCGATATTGACCTATTAGATGAAAATGAAAAGAAAAAGTTATTAGAATTAACTTTTTCTATAAAATAGTAACATCGATTAAACTTTGATTTATTTTATTGTCATAATAATTTGTGATAATTTTTTTATAGTCTTTCACTAAATTAGTTTTATTATTTTTAATATATTTATCAGATAAATATATTTTATTATTACCTCCTTCTAATTCATTTTTAATTTTAGATTCACTTTTAATTAATCCATTTTCAAATTCAAAAACAATAGACCCTCCGACTAATTTTAATGAATTATCATTATCTGGTTTAGCAGTTTTAATTTTAAGAAAAATTAAATTCTTACCTATTAAATTTTTAATATTAGGTTTTAATTTTTCTAAAGCTAGATTTTTTGCTTCATCTTTTGAATTTGATTCTGATAGATGAATAACTTTTGTTGATGATTTTATAAAATAATGATATTTTTTAGTTGTGTTTATAATATCTTTATAATCCATTAATTTAAATTAGATTATAATTTCATAATCATTATTTAATATTACTGTAACTGGTTTATTATTTATTATATCTAAACTAATTTTATTATATAAATCTAATAAATTTTGATTATTTACTAATAACCATATATTGTATAATAAAAATAATATAAAAGACGTTGTAATATCACTATTTGTCTTAATACTATAATAAGGTAATATATAAAAAATAATATTAACAATAATCAAGTTTATAATTCTTTTATTATTTGATTTATTAAATATCATAATTATAGTTAATATTAAATGTTCAATTAATGCTAATAATAATAATAATTTTGGATTATAATCAATTATATTAGATTTATATAATATAAATAAAATAAATATCCAATATGAAAAAAAATATTTAAAATTAATAATTTGTGTTACCATTAAAATATATTTATATTTTATTTAATAATAAGTTTTAAATAATAATAATTTTCTTGTTTGATCATCAAAATAATCTTTCAATGTACTAATAATATCACTACTATATTGTATTTCATTATAGTATCTTTGTTGTTCTTCTATGAAATATCTATTAACTGGTTTTTTTGTGAATGTGTCTAAATATTTATTAAAATAAGATGTTAAATCTGAATAATTTTCTTTAATATCATTTAATGGTTTAATATATGTTTTATAATAAGTTGTTGTATTATATATTTCTGATAAATTTATAAAACTTCTTGATATATTATTTTGATTGATTAAATTTATTGATAAAATAGGACACTCATAATCATAAGAAGGGTACCAAATAGAATTCATTATTTGTATATCATCTGATTTAAAATATGATAATCTAATCCTTCTAAACATATTGTTTTTGAAAAAATAAGTCTGCATTATTCCATTTTTAATATTTGATTTAGTCAATTCTAAATCCTTTAATACTGGAATTGGGGTCATATTTAATTTATATATTACTTGTAACAGTGAATCAGATTGTTTATTAAATATATAATTACTATTATTAAATTGGAAATCTGAATCATTTAGAAATTTTACTAAATTAAATAAATATAAAAAAGATAATAACATTAATATTTAAATTAGGTATACTTTAAATATTAATCACTGTCAGAACAATAATAAAAAGAATCTTTACTAGAATTATCAGAATCATCTGAATCTGATTGTTCATCTTCTATTAAATTATTAGGAGCTACTTTTTGCCATGTATCTAAAACTAGATTACGATTATTATAAGATAATAAATTTAGTTCATTATTATATGTTGCTTTATGTTTATTTTGAATCAATAATAATTCTTTTACATTATTTATCATTGATTCTAATTTATCTTTCTTTTTTTTACTAACTTTATTATGAACTTGTTGTAATAATTTATACATTGTATTTATACTTGAATTAAATATTTCATCATAAAAATTTTTCTTTATTTTCTTTTCTATTTGATTTTTATCAGAATTATAAACTTTAACATATTTACCTTCTAAACTTGTTACACAAAAAGAATGATTTTCTGGCATTTTTTCATTGAAATTTAATGAATTTATTAGTGTTATTAAACAATTAGTTTGTGCACGAAATATTGTTTTTATTTCTTCAAATGTTAATACATTTACATCTTCATAGCCTAATTTATTTATTAAAATATTTGAAATATTATTAGTTATATTAGCTGTATTATTTGTTATATTTGATGTATTATAATTTATATTTGTTATGATACTACTTTTATTTTCCATATTATTTATTTTTTCTTCTATATTATTTATTTTATTTATTATTGAACAATTTTTTTGATGATACCATTTTGACTGTCTTGTATTAAATTTTTTAAAACATGTAAAACATTCGTAGGCTTGTTCGAGTGAACTAGCGTCATGAGACAGAACTTCACTTTTTTGGGCCAAAACTTCACTTTTTTTGACGTTTTTTGACAAAAGTGAACTTTTTTGGGTAGCGTCATGAGACAAATCTTCACTTTTTTTAGCTAAAAGTGAAGTTTTTTGACGCTCGTCATTGTGAAATTTCTTGTTGTGGTTCCATAAACTACTTGCACTTGAATAATGTTTTTCGCATATTTCACAACTGTACTTTCGACTTTTTTCATTCATTATTATAAAATTAGAAATTATATTCTTATATAATTTAAAAAAGTGAACTTAAAAAGTGAACTTCCTTTTTTGAAAAATTTAAATTTTTTTTTTTTTTTTTTATTTTTAAAAATTTTTTTAAAAAAATAGTAATTTATATATAAAACATATATATCATTAATATTAATGAACTTAGATTTAAATAAAGATTTAGAAGTCCGTAAAAAAAGATATGAATATGACATGTTTAAGGAACGGGAAAAACAAATATATAATAATCCAGCTTACAAAACTGAATTGTTAAATATTGATAGTCAATATAGAAATAAAATTCCAAAAAATGTTTATACTGCTACAGTAGGCACATTACCTATTAATCCAATAATTACTACACGTGGATCAACATTAGTTCAAGTTAATTATCCAAATCATAATTTTAATATTGGTGATCAGATTATTGTTCAAAATGTAAAAGGATCATATAAAATTTTAAATAACGGTATATATTTAATTGATAAATTTAAATATATGGTAATTAATTATGCTAATCATAATATACCATTAGATTATAATGTTTATTATGACAAATATCAAATATTATTAGAAATAATTAATGATATTGGTAATGAAGTTACATACGAAAATATTCCAATAAATTCATTACTTGGTATATTTAATATTAATTTGGCATCACAAGTTGATAAAACAACACCAATTAGTCCAACAATATTAAGTATATTTAATGCAACTACAGCTAGTGATTTAGATAATGATTATATATTAGTTGAATTACCTTATAATTTTATTATTTCATCATCTGCTTATTATTCACCACCAGATGTTTTTAAAATTAGTTTTTTAAATATTGGTGGAATACCTTTACCCTATATTAATGCTGATTTCCCTGTTAATTATAGTCGATACAAAGGCTTCCAACAAATAGAAAATATTGATACAAATAATATTTATTTTGATGTACCAATAAATGCATCTAGTACATTAACAAGTGGGGGGAAAGATGTACAAATTATGTTAATAACTAATACTATGCCAGGATTTCCTGATGCAAATACATATACTATTAATTTAAAAAAGAATTTTAATAATGTAGTAAGAATAGAGTTAGTAAGTACAGAATTTCCTTTTATAGATTTTTTGATAAAATCAACTGGTAAGATAAATAATAAATTATATTGGAAACATCTAGATGATGGTAATACTATATATCAAGCATCAATACCAGAGGGAAATTATAATGTATCTACTTTAGTTTCAACAATAACAACAGTATTAAATAATGTTCCACGAATAGGTTCAACTATACAGAATCCATTATATAATATTTTTGAAATAAATTTAGATGCATATACACAAGAATTTACATTTTCACCATATAAGAATAATAAGTTACCTAATTCATTATCAGCTAATTTAGTTGAAATAGAAAATATAAAATATGTACAATTAACAGTATATCATCCTGGTAATTTAGTAGAAGAATTAGATACTGTAGTAATATCAGGTTCTGCAAAAATTGGAACTATTTTAGATGCAACCTATATTAATACAACTCATACAATATATAAAATAAATACAACTGAACAAACATATTCTATATTATTAGCTCCATTAAATCAAATTACAAATCAATCAACAATTGATTTAACAGGTAATGGTGGTCCAACAACGGTAATAAAAACAAGAGCAAAAGTTAGTTTTTTATTTAATTATAGTAATACTATTGGATCAATATTAGGTTTTAAAGATGTGGGACAAACCAATGCTATTACTGCTTTCAAAACGGTAATTTCAAATTTTGATAGCTATCCTGAATCAACAAATTTAAATCAAGTTGGAAATCCTGATAATTCTATACAGTTAATAAATTTAACTGGATCTAATTATTATATTTTAATGTATATTAATGATTATGAAAATATACTTAATAATTCTAATCAACCTACTGCTTTTGCAAAAATTTTATTATCTGGTTCACCTGGAGATATATTATTTAATACATTTGTAAATTATCCATTAGAATTTGATTTTCCAATATCAACAGTAAATCAATTTAGTATTTATTTTACTTATCCTGATGGAACATTAGTTGATTTTAGAAATATGGAACATAGTTTTACTTTAAGAATAATTGAAAAAATAAGTAAACCATACAATTCTGGAATAAATTCTAAAGATACTTCATTTTATGAAACTACTAAACAAGGCGACCTTAATATTCATAATTAATAGGTATAGGATCAGTTAGTTTTATTTTTGAATCAATTGACTTACCAGATAAAAGTTTTGTAAGCAATAATTTTTGATATTCGTTTGTTATTCTTGATGTAACTGATGCTACTTTATTTTCATATATTGAATTATCATTTATATTAAATAATGGTAATGTTTGTGGTGTTGTTTTATCAATTTTACCGATTGAAATATGTGGTTTATGGTTATCAATATAATAATTTTTAATATAAAATAAAGGTTCATTATTGTATCCAAATACTTTATATTTTTGTGTAGATCCAATTTCTGATAAACCATTTTTACCAAGTTTATTTTCTATTAGTTTTAATATATTTTCAAATAAATACATAAATTTATCGGTTGTTTTTAAATTATAACCTATAAATTTATAATCAATATTATTACCATATATTTCTATTTTTTCATCTGAATAGAATTTTAAATTATTATTATCAAATAAATCTTTTATTTCTTGTAACATATTTGGTGAATAAAATATATATGAATCATTATTTTTTAAATTTATATTGATTGTAAATAACGTTATATGATTATTAGTTGTTTTTGTTTTATAAGCATTTAACTGAGCATTTATATAGTTTTCAAGAGGTGTATTAAATTTAATTGGTAAATTGATAGAAATTGTAGGTGTTAAATCTTCATTAACTGTAAGAGTCGTTTCACTACAGATTAATAACATTTTGTTAATTCTATGATGATTAATAACAAATTTTAATGTATTTTCACAAATAACCCACCAATTATTTATAGTTCGACTAATAATTAAATCAAAATAGTTAACAACATTTTTATTTATATTATTCATAATTACATCATCAATAACAATTGAATTTTGAGCCGTTTTTAATAAAGCAAATAATTTTGTTAATATTTCTTTAACTGACTGATCTTCAAAATTAATTTTATCTTCTATATTTTCAAAAAATGATACACTGTTTCTAACTAATTTAGTTGGTATTATCTTGTATAATATATCAGTAAAGGTATTTGGATCATTTTCAAATATATGTTCATTATTAAATAATCTATCAATATTGTCATTTATGTCTTCAATAGAATGATTAGGATAAATATTTTTAAAATGATTGAATATTATTTTACGGATTATTATTTCAATATCAAAACAAATTACTGTTTTTGTTAAATGAATTAATACATCATAAATATAACAAAATGTTTTATTAACTTTTTTATCAGTATATTTTGGATTTTCAAAATATTCATGTGCAGGTTTTGATATATGATCAAAATATTTTTCTATTATTTCTAATTTATCAAGTGAATCTAGACTTAACATTTTTAATAAACTTAAGTTACTAGATTTTGCCAAAGCTCCTTCACTAGATAATATGTTATCCCATACTTTAGAATAAATACCATATCCTTTTTCAGATAACTTATCATATGATTTAATAATTTTATTTTTTGTTAAATTTGTTGGTGTATAATTAGATGGTGATAATAATAATAATTTTGTTTGATTCTGATTATTTTTATAAATTTTACTATCAACTTCATTAATCTTATTATCTATATTTGTTGAAGATAAATTTAATTTATTTATTGAATCTTTTTCGATTACAAGTCTAGCTTTATATTTATTTAAATTATCTAATTCTTTTTCTAACATTGTTTTAAATTGTTGAATATTTAATGTTACATCATCATCTGGTAAATCTGGGAAATTTAAAGTAGATATATAATTTTTATTTATATCATCTTTATTGTAACCTAAAAATGCTATAATTTCTAAAAAATTAGTCATAGTATAATTTTCATCAAATCTCCATAAATAATCAGTTAAATATTCATTCATTAAATAAAAACACATATAAAATGAATTTTTTAAGTTAGCTAATACATTATTACCATTTGATTCTTCTGCTAAAATAAGATTCTTAATAGATTCAAATTGTGGATTGGTAAAATTTTCAAAAGTTTTAATAAATGATCCAGACCACATTTTATTAGTGTGAACAGTTTTTTCATTTAATATTGTATCTTTTGTATTTATGCTATAATTATTAAAATCAACACCATTATCTTTTAATTTTTGTAAAATATTATGATTATACATTTTAAGAACGCTATTTATACATGAGTTATTATCACTATCTAATAAATATGGTTGAGCATTATTTTTAAGTAATTCAATAATTATATCTTCTTGTAAACTTATACAATATTTTTGATTTAATATAGATATATTAGTATATTCATTAGGATATAAAATAAAATCACATGGTTTTTTGATATTTAAATCTATAATATTGTAGAAATTTTGAAAGGTATGTTTATTTGAATCAGTTAATTTATCATAATTTTCATTTAATACTGATACTACATGGTCTAGTTTATGTGTTGATTCAGTTGATGGATTTCTGAAATTAGCGTTAACTGGTAATACATTCATTTTATTTTTAACTGCTAAACTAACTGCATCTATAGCATTTGTTTTGATTATATCTTCTATTATTATTGCTATTTTAAAATACACAAATGATTCTTTACTATTAGAATCTAGTTTTATATTATTTGTTTCTAATAATGATTTAGCTAAATCTTTTATAGTTGTATTATTTCCTTTTTTAATTTCATCTAATATATTAATTATGAATTTTAATTTATTAAACTGATAGAAATCATCTAATAATAAATCTAAAGATGGAGGTAAAGCATTAGATTTATTTATATCAAAAGGTAAATTAACAATTTCTTTGTAGCCAGTATAGTTTTCAAAAAATTCTATTTTAGATCCACCACCTGTTAAAGTAGTTAAAAAATTTGGATTATTATATAATTTATATTTTTCTGAATCTAATTTATAATAAATAAAATCTGGTAACTTTGCTAAATTAGCAGGTTTAAATAAATAATAATACAAAAATAAATATCCATTAAATTTATTTATATTAGTTATAAATAGATTATAGTCAAATAATTTGACTTTACTATTAATTCTTTTTTGATGATTAATTATTAATTTTGAAATTATATATAATTCATTATATATTTGACTCATTTTAGTCGGTTTATCTATAATACTTTTAAATAAATTAGTATAGCTTATATTGTTATTTCTAAGAATTTTCATTAATATTCTATCTAATATATATATTTGAAATTCATGTAAATATTCTAATGATAAGTTTGCAGGTGGTCTATATTGATAATTAGTATATAAATAGTAATTTATTTTTAATTCATCTGGTATAGGTGCAGGATTACTTAAATAATTAAAAGGTAATGGGATAATATTAGGATCTAGATGTGCTGGAACACCAGGAACACCTGGAACAATCATATTAATCACACCTCCACCGGCAACTTCATTAAAATATAAATTACTATGAATTTCGGTATTATTTTTTACATGGGTTAAATTTAGTGTAAATATATTATTATCTGGTTTTAATAAATGTGGTAAACAACCACAATATAATAAACCTAATTCAATTGATTCTATAAATTTATTATTAAGATAATTTTCTAATGCAGCTGGTATATTCTGTTGATTATAATTTAAATCAATAATATCTGTATCTATTAAATTATATATATAACCATGATAACTAGGCGGTAATTCTGATAATATTACACTAAATATATAATTATCTTCTTTATTTATAGATAAATTAATATTTTGTAAACAAATATGATCAATAAATTGTTTAGTTTGTGCAGGGTTTAATATATTATAAGGATTATTTTTTACTAATGCAAAAATATTTAAATTTAAAACATAATAAATTGCATCTAGAAAATATAATTTTGGAATTTTGACATCCATTTTTTCATAAAATTTATTAATTTTTTCTACAACTAATTGTTTTGATAATTCATCATTCATATCTAAAATAGCTATCATAATTGTTTTGATATTTTCATCAAATGTATTAATATTTGTTTTAAAAATATCAATACTAGTATTTCGTGGTAATAAAAGTATATTATTTAAATCTATATTATTATTTTGATCTAATAAATAACCAATCCATAATGATAATGAAATTTTATCATCATTAAAATGAGTAATAATATTTTTAAATTTATCTATTTTTAAACTGTCATTTAAACTAACTTCTAAATTATAACTAGTATTACAGGCATTAAATAATCTAAATATTAAAATATATACAACTGCATCTAAATTATTATTATTATTACTATATCTACATAATGATTCAATATAATTAGAATATATTTTAGTTTGCCAATTTTTAGGTTTTATAATATAATATTGGTTATATATTCTTTTAATATCTAATATATGTAGTAAATAATTTTTTACTTGTTGTGGTAATAAGTTATTTAATGGAAATATAACTCCAACATTTAGCTGATATAGAGGTATATAAGGTTGAACAAGAATATTTATAATATTTAGAAATATATTATCTGAATTGTTATCATTTAAATTATTAATTTCATTTTCTATTTGCACTTGATTAGGTAAATTAACATGATAAATATGAATTAATAAAATAAATAATATTTTTTTGTTAATAGTATTAAATTGTTCAACTTTATTAGTATAGTTAAATCTGTTTATTCTAATCTTTCTTGATCCACCATAAAAATCCATATTTTCTATAATATTATCTGCATTGTTCATAGAATTATTATTAATAGAATTGTTATATAAATTAGGATCTGTAATAGCATCATAAAAATTAGTTCTATCTAAATCTGGTTGTAAATTTCCATGTAAGTATTGAAGAATATTAAGATTATTTACTAATAGATCATTTAAATAATAATCTATATGATGAGAAATATTAATAATATAATCATCAATTAATTTAATTGATTCATTAATTGAATTTTTAATTTTATTTTTAACTTCTTTTTTAAGATCTGAAATAGTAAGTATACCTTCTATTGCTGTATCATCTGCAATCCAGGAATCCATTGTTTTATCATGTAATTGAATATATTCACTATCACTAAAGTTATTCCACATTTTTTCAACACTACTTTTTAATTTTTGTTGTCTATTCAAATATTTATCATTAATTAAATTATAATCAGAACCTAATTTTAATTCTAACAATTCTTTTTTGAAATCAAGAATTGTATCTTGTGGAACAAAATCATTAATTGTTTTATATAAAGCTTCAAAAAATGGTTCATTTTTTAATTCGGTCCATAATTGCGTTTTTAAATTTAATAAATCATTCTTTGTTATTTTATTTTGTTTTTCTTTTGGTTGTGGAATAATAAAATCAGTTATTTCACGATCTTCATATAATTTAATATCCCCGGCCAATAAATAATGTAATGGAGTTAATCCATTATTATCTTTAAAATTTGTATTAACACCTAATGTTAATAAATATTCAACTATTGTTTTATATTGAAATTGGCAAGCTAAATGTAAAGGTGTTTGGTTTTCTTTATTTGGTTGATCAGGATTAACATCATTTTGAACTAAAAATTTAATAAAGTTTAGTCTATTAAATTCTGATTTTTCATTTTCAATAGATATTGTTGAATGAATAATATTATTTCCATCTTTTGGATTGATAATAGATCCAAGTGATATTTTATTTATTAATGCATATTGTAATGTGTCTTGTGTATCCATAGATGATATTTTAGACAATAAACTATTAACTTTATTTGGATCATTTGAATTTACATTTATATAAGGTCTATCAAATTTTGGAAATTGCTGTTTATTTATAAAAGACATTTATTAAATTACAAGAGATTTTTTTATATATAAAAAAATATTTTAAATAAACAATAATAATAATGCTAAAATATGGCCCAATACTTAATATTAATAATGGAAATTCTAAAACTTTAATTCCAAGAAATTCTTCATACAGTTCTGCAATATTAGGCAATTTAACAGTAAATAATTCTACAGTAAATAATAATTCAAGTACAAGTCAATCATCTGCAAATTTTGTATCTGCATCAGTTACTGATTTATCTGTAAGTACATTAGCATTAATAGGCAATACATCAGCTAATAATATTGTATTGTCAAGTCCAATAGCTTTTTCATTTTTAAAATCAGATTATCAAAGTAATAATTTTAATTTATATCCAGTATTTTTTTCAATGGATATATTAATAAGTAATAAAAATTTTGTATTAAATTCTGAAAATGTTTCTATTAAAGATAATGTATTAGTAATAAATAGTAAACTAACAAATACTACTATTAATACTAATCAGTCTGATGAAATTATAAGTGGATTTATTTTCCCAATTCCAGATCAAAATATATCAACTGGTTTTTATGCTGGATTACTATATGTTCCTAATAATAAGATAGCCCAAGTTAGTCCAACATCAACTTTTTATAATTGGACAAATTCACAATTTAATTATTTTTCAAATATAAATAAAGGCTTTTTTAAATTAAAATATTTACCACAGTCCTTAGATTTTGGAACATATAATAATAAAATGGATTCTAATTATACTGATTTAATTGATAATAATACAAATTTATCAAATTTACAAGTTGGTGCATTAGGGTTAGGTGATGGTGAAATAACAAGTATGAATAATACTAATTTATCTATTAAAATATCTGATGGAATAACATTATTTGAAACAATTAATTTAACTAAAACAGATTTAAATATACTTAATAATTTAGCAATAAAATTTACAAATAATTTATTAATTAAAGATATTAATAATAATCGATACATTTATTGTGATAGCACTTATAGTTTTGTAACATTATATCAAAATTTATTTTTGAATAAAGCAGAATATACAATAAATTTTTCAAATCTATTAAATATTAATTCGGGAACAACTTTAATGATGAAATTAACTGCATCAGCTAATAAGATAGAATTATTCGGAACAACAAATATAACTAATTTAAGAGTTTTAAATGCATTTGAATTAAATAATATTCCAATTGTTTTTGTAAATTCTTTAAATATTATTGGTAATGGCAATACATTTATTAATTTTGATGCAGTATTAAATGCAATAAATGTATTAAAACCAACATATATAAATATATTGTTAATTAATACTATTTTTAATTTGAATAACAATATTCCAATACAGTTTAAAGATACTTTACAAATTCGTGATAGTGTAGGTACTAATTATATAACATTTAATAGATTGCAATCAAATATAACATTATTATTACCAACGACAGTTGATACATTTTCAATAACAGGAAATTTTAATTTATTAAATGATATACCAATAGTTGTAAATAAAAATTTTATTGTACAAGATAATACAACATTATTTGTTAATATTACCAAAACTCTTAGTACTTTTTATAACAATATATTATTTGCAACATCTGGAAATCCACAAATAGGTTTTGAAACTGGTAAAGTATTTTCAATTATTGATTCAAATAAAATTATTAATTTGAATATAGATTCAGCAGTAAATATTGTAGGACCTTTAAATAGTTATCAAGATACTTCTAGTACTATTGTAAGTAGTTCATTTACAGTTACAAATACATCAGCAAAAGATTATAATTTAACTTTTACACCAATAAATAAGTTATATATATTATCAGGTATTACACAAATAAGCAGTACTCTTATTTTTACATGTTTACAAATTACAAATATAAATAATATGTCTGGGAAAATAACCGGAACTACATGGGCATTAAATACATTATCTGTAAATGCATATGATATAAATATTTGGTCATATCCTAGTATAGATCCAATTACATTACAACAAATTACTAATGTTGGATATAATACATTGAATCCAGTTAATACTACAAATAATGGTGATTGGATTATTCAAAATATATATTTAACACAACCTAATGAAGATAATATATATAATTTAAATATACAATGTGGTGGATCAAATATTGATAGAATAGTGTGGGGATTTAAAGTTGATATTTTACAAATATAATAGAAAAATATATTTTTCTATTAAATTCTTATTTTTTAACGTGTACATGATTTACATGTTTCAGGTGATTGACTATTAACTGGTTTGACTACATTATCATTTAATCCTTTATCATTAGAAGTAGGATCTGCGGTAGAATCATTTTCAGGGTATGCCATCATAAATTCTAAATCATTGGTATTGTCTAATAATTCTTCGTACCATAAATTTTTAAGGGGTTGAGCTTTAATTTCAGGTAATGTAGAACCAGATAATGGTAAACATTTACCTTCAACACTACATGTGCTAGTTTCTCTAAAATGAGCTTTTAAATTATTCATTATTTCAGCACCATTATTTTGAAGATAATGTCTGAAATCGTGACCAGTTTCAATATTGTTAGAAGTTCTGATAAATTGATCAAATACACTAGCTCTAACGTAATTTGATAAGAATCTGCCATCGTTCATTAATGGAGGACAACCATAATTGTAATATCTATTATCCATAACTCGTATATAAATAATTTAGATATTTTTATTTATAATAAAATTTTTAATATCATTAATTAATTCTTGTTTAGTTTTTTTTTTATTATTAGCTTGAATTACAATTTTAAATTTTAAAGCAACGTCTTGCAATTCAGGTAATTTATATTTATAAATATTTTTTAAAATCTCTAAATCTTCATTTTGTTTAGATTCTGATAATAAAATATTTTCATTAGAATTTTTATTTGATGTTTCAGTATTTTTGTTTTCTTCATTTGAATAAATTTCTTCATTCTGTACTGATGTTATTTCAAAAAAATTCTGGGGAGCTTTTTCGGAAGACATTTGCTCGGAATGCATAAGTTGTTTTTCAATAAAATTATTCTGTTCTACTTCACTTTTTCGGATTTCATTATCTGCATTTTCTATGATATCATGTTTAATTACATTTTTTTTTGAATTATTAGTTGAACTATCTGATGTATTTAAAATTTCAATCTCATTACTATATACTACTTGAGGTGTTAACATATCAGATAAATTAATTGGTATGTGAATTGTTTTTAACATATATTCATTGAATAATTCATTGTTAAATTCATCACTATTTATTTCATTATCATTATTAATTTCATAATTATTTACTAGTTTATTTTTATTATTATCTTCATGTTTTAGTTTTTTATTAATATTTTCATATGCATTAGTTAGTGATAATAATTTTTTTTTTATATTATTAATTTCTTTATACATAATATAAATTATTATTACTACGAGTAATAATATTATAGACTTTATATCAAAAAAAGCCATATGTGTTATTATTAATATAAAATATTCTTTTAAATTATAAACTCACAAATAAATTATCTATTTATAATTAAATGATAAATAATTTATCTAATAAAGATTCTATTCAATCAATTGAATTTAAATATCATTTATTATATGTTATCATTATTAATATTATGCTTTATACATTTGAAAATTTATTGAATATACCAATATTTTTAAATGATACATGGTTTTTAAAATTAATAGGTACAATTTGGGGTTTTTATTTGAAAGATATAGTATTGTATGATTTTACAAGTCAGTATCATATTTATATTCAAAATATGTTAAAATATGTATACATATTTCTTTTTCAAAATATCTTATTTAAAATAGGTATTATAAATTTCAAAGTATTTGATATTTTAAATATAGTTAATGTAATCAGTTACATTTTTATTTATTCAATGTTAGATATAATATTAGATGTTACAATCAATGATTATGATGTAAATAAAGAAATGTATACAGATATTGTAAAAATAATAGTTGGTTTTATATTAGTAGAATCATTAATTAAGAATAATTTAAGTATAGATGAATATATATATATATATTTTATTTTTATTGTATATTTATTATTTTATGGTAATATTTATTCTAAAATAAAATTATTTTTAAAAAATAAATTCTCTAATTAGTTAGACAAATATATAAATAATAAGAAGAGACACTATTTTTACCAATGTAAATATAAAAATAATAATATAGTTATTATTATTTCTATATTTGTTATTAAATTATAAATGAAACAACATATTATAAATTTTTAAATTAAACAGATAATTCTTTTTAAATATTAAAAAGAATTATATAAAAATATCTATATATTATAAATGAACTCTCACTCAGAATTATTTTATAGAAAAAATAATTCTTCTTATGTTAAAACTGATAAATCACAAACAAATGATTTATTAGTTACTGGAAGTTTAATAAAGAAAGAAATGCAAAAAATAACGCAAAAAGAAAAAGCTATAAATCAAAAACAATTATTGGAAATACAAGAAGCTATTGTTCCTAGTCACAAAGGAATAACGGTAGGTGATCTTACGGCTGATGAAATAATCAAGAAAGAATTAACTAATAATATGCAAAAAGATATGGCAATTATAAAAAAGAATTCATTACAAAGTATTGATGTTGGTAGACAATATTCTTATCATCCAGATAGATTAAATAATAATTCAACTTATGTACCACCTGATGAACCAACCACTCGTCATGATTTTAATAATACTAATTTATATGGTGTTACTACAATTGGACAAAGATCTGCTGAAGTTATAGCAACTGGTCATAGACATATTGAAAATAAATTACAAGTTCTTAGCAGTGCTGTATTTGATAATAATGTAAGCATTAGTGGTATTTTAACAATATCTCCAGTAACTGACTTATCAACTAATGATAATCAAGTTGCAACAACTAGTTTTGTACAAGAACGTATTAATCAAGTATTAGGTATAGATCTTAGTGGCTCTCCAATGCAAGTTAATAGCTTAACTATTAGTGGTACATTAACTTCAACTAACAATACTATATTAGGAACTAATTCAAGTAATACATTAGTAGTTAATTCAAGTTCAATATTTAAAAGTGGATTAACAGCATCTCAACTTACAATTAGTGGATCTCTATATGGGTCAACTGCCAATTTTAGTGGAACAGTTACTACAAATTCTACTGATGATAGTACATCAACTTCTACTGGTTCCTTAGTAGTTAATGGTGGTGTTGGTATTGCAAAAAATGTATATATTGGTAAGAATGTATATTTAAAATCAGATGGGGCAACATTATCAATTGGAAATGTTAATAATTTTACAGTTTCTCATAATAGTATATCTGGTTCTGTAATATCATCTGGCCCATTAACAGTAGATAGTAGTCAAATTAATGTTAATGGTCAAAGTATATCAATTGCATCAACTGGTCAATTACAATTAAATTCAACAGCTGACTCTATTAATATTGGTAACAATACTACAAGTCAAGATATTAATATTGGTACTGGTTTTGTTCCTAAAACAATTAGAATTGGTAATGGTGCTAGTACTACTGGATTAGTATTATCATCTGGTTTAGGTGGTATTAACTCAACAGGTGGTTCACTTAGTTTAAATGCAAATAGTGCACCATCTAATTTAACATTAAATACAAATGGTAATGCACAAGATTTAACTATTTCTGTTACTGGTGTAACTGATTCTAGTTTAGTATTATCAAGTACAGGAACAGGTAATGATGCAATTTCATTAACAGCAAGTAATGGTGGTTTAAATATTACATCTGCTAAATCTATTAATCTTGCAACAACTGCAAATAATGAGGATATAAATATTACTCCTAATGGTACAGGAAATGTTGTAATGAAAAAAGTGCATGTATTAGGAGATTTACGTGTCTCTGGTACAACTACAACTGTAGATTCAACAGTTGTAACTATAAAAGATCCTATATTTGAAATTGGTGACAAAGCATTAGATGATAACTTAGATCGTGGTATTAAATTTAATTACAATAATGGTGGACCTAAAGTTGGGTTTTTTGGTTATAGAGATAGTGATGGTAAATTTGAATATATTCCTGATGCTACAGACAATGGAAGTGTATTTACTGGTGCTATTGGAACAATTAATGCAAATATTGATGGTACTATTAATACTGCTACACAAAACTCTGTTACAACTATGACTAATTTAACAAGTGTAGGTGCACTAAATTCTGGTTCTATAGTACCTGGTTTTGGGTCTATTAATACTGGTGCTAATAATATTACTACTACTGGAACTGTAAGTACAGGAACATTAAGTGTATCTGGATCATCTACATTTTCAGGATCTTTAACTGCTGGTACTGGTATAACTGCTACAACTGGTGGAGTAACAGCAACTGCTGGTGGTATTACAGCAACTTCAGGTAATATTACTGCTTCAAGTGGTAACATTCAAGCCAACGGTAATTTAAGTATTTCAGGTACATCATCATTAACTGGAGCAGTAACTGCATCTAATGGATTAACAGCAACAACTGGAGGATTAACAGCAAGTTCTGGTGATATTACAGCATCAAATGGTAATTTAATAGTTAATGGAACTGCTACTATATCTGGTTTAATAACTGGTAAAAGTGGAATAACTGCTACTAATGGTAATATTACTGCAACAAGTGGTAATTTATCTATTGGTGGTACTTCATCATTAACAGGAGCCGTAACTGCATCTAATGGAATAACAGTATCAAGTGGTAATCTTACTGCATCTGGTGGTAATTTAAGTGTTAATGGAACATCATCATTAACTGGAGCTGTAACTGCTTCTAATGGAATAACAGTAAGTAGTGGCGGTTTAACTGTTACTAGTGGCGGTGTAACAGCTACTACTGGTAATCTTACTGCATCAAGCGGCAATTTAAGTGTAAGCGGAACATCAACATTAACTGGAGCTGTATCAGCTGGTTCAGGTATTACTGCAACTAGTGGTAATATTACTGCTTCCAGTGGAAACTTAAGTATTTCTGGAACATCAGATTTAACTGGAGCTGTAAGAGCAGCAAGTGGATTAACAGCAACTGCAGGTAATATTACAGCAACTGCTGGTAATATTGTTGCTAGTGCAGGTAATATTAAAGCTACATCTGGCAATTTAAATATTGGTGGAACATCTACTTTAACAGGTTTAGTAACTGCTTCTAATGGTTTAACTGCTACAACTGGTGGTATAACAGCAACATCAGGGGGGATAACAGCAACTGTAGGTAATATTACTGCATCAAATGGAAACTTAGCTATTAGTGGAACATCTAATTTAACTGGTGTTGTAACTGCTGGTGCAGGTGTAACTGCAACAACTGGAGGATTTACAGCAACAGATGGTAATATTACTGCAACAAATGGTAATTTAGCTATTAGTGGTACTTCTACTTTAACAGGTGCTGTAACAGCTTCTTCTGGATTAACTGCTACAACAGGTGGTATAACTTCAACTGCAGGAGGAATTACTGCTACTGCTGGTAATATTACTGCATCATCTGGTAACTTAAGTATTAGTGGTACATCTACATTAACAGGTGTAGTAACTGCATCAAATGGTTTAACTGCAACAAATGGTAATATTACTGCAACTAGTGGTAATCTTGTTGCATCATCTGGTAATTTAAGCGTTAATGGAACCTCTTCATTAACTGGTCTTGTAACAGCTGGTGCAGGATTAACAGCAACTACTGGTAACATTACTGCATCATCTGGTAATTTAAACATTTCTGGAACATCTACATTAACTGGTGCAGTAACTGCTTCATCTGGTTTAACTGCTACAACAGGTGGGGTAACTGCAACTTCAGGTGGTTTAACTGCAACAACTGGTAATATTACTGCTTCCAATGGTAACTTAAGTATTAGTGGAACATCTAATTTATCAGGTGCCGTAACAGCTGGCGCTGGTGTTACAGCAACAACAGGTGGATTAACTGCCACCGCTGGAAATATAACTGCTTCCAATGGTAATTTAAATATTAGTGGAACATCTACATTAACTGGTGTAGTAACAGCTTCTTCTGGTTTAACTGCAACAACTGGTGGTGTAACTGCAACTTCAGGTGGCTTAACCGCAACTAATGGTGATATTACTGCAGCTAATGGTAATTTAAGTATTAGTGGAACATCTAATTTAACAGGAGCAGTATCTGTTTCTAATGGTTTAACTGCATCATCTGGTAATTTAACTGCTTCTACTGGTAATATTGTTGCAACAAGTGGCAACTTAAGTATTAATGGTACATCTTCATTAAATGGTCTTGTAACAGCTGGGGCAGGTGTAACTGCTACAACTGGTAATATTACTGCATCTAGTGGAAACTTAAATATTAGTGGAACATCTACATTAACTGGAGCAGTAACTGCATCTAATGGTTTAACTGTTTCAACCGGTGGTATAACTGCAACATCTGGTGGTATAACTGCAACTAACGGTAATATTACTGCATCAAATGGTAATCTAAGTGTTTCTGGTACATCTACTTTAACAGGAGCTGTAACTGCTTCAAATGGATTAACCGCAACAACTGGTGGTATAACTGCAACTAATGGCAATATTACTGCTGCCAATGGAAATTTAAGTGTTTCAGGAACATCTACATTAACAGGTGCAGTAACTGCTTCCAATGGATTAACAGCAACAACAGGCGGTATTACAGCAACAGCAGGTGGTATTACAGCTACTGCTGGAAATATTACAGCTTCAAGTGGTAATTTAAGTATTAGTGGTACATCTACATTAACTGGTGCTGTAACTGCTTCAAATGGTTTAACTGCTACAACAGGTGGTTTAACAGCTACTACTGGTGATATTACTGCATCAAATGGTAATTTAACTGTAAATGGTACTGCAACAATATCAGGTTTAATAACTGCTAGAACTGGTTTAGTAGCTACAACAGGTGGAGTAACAGCTACCAATGGTGGATTAACAGCAACAAATGGAAACATAACTGCATCAAATGGTAACTTAAGTATTAGTGGAACTTCTACTTTAACAGGTACAGTAACTGCTTCTAGTGGTTTAACAGCTACTACTGGTGGTATAACTGCATCAGCTGGTGATATAACAGCTACTACTGGTAATATTACTGCATCATCTGGAAATTTAAGTATTACTGGTATATCTACATTATCTGGATTAATAACTGCTTCAAATGGTTTAGTAGCAACAAGAGGTGGAGTAACAGCAACTACTGGCGGTTTAACAGCTACAGTTGGTGATATTACTGCCAATAATGGTAATATTATAGCAAACAATGGTAATTTAATTGTTGCTGGAACATCTACATTATCTGGATTAATAACTGCTTCATCTGGATTAACAGCAACTAATGGTAATATTACAACAACCAATGGTAATTTAGTTATTTCAGGAACTGCAACAATTTCTGGTTTAATAACAGGTAATAATGGTTTAACAGTAACAAAAGGTAATGTTGCTATATCAAATGGTAATTTATCTGTTTCAGGTACAACAACTATGACAGGTACATTAACTACAAGCACCGGAATTTCAGTTGGTGGTGATACTACAATATTAGGTGCAATTGGTGTATCTGGAGTTACTTATGCTAATTCAGTAGCTCAAAGTACATCAATAGGAAATGGTTCAGTAGTAGTTGCAGGTGGTGTTGGTGTTGCAAAGAATGTATATGTTGGTAATAATGTATATTTAAATTCCAACAATTCTGTTTTAGCATTAGGTGCAAATAATGGTGTTACTATAACACACGATGGTGCATCAGGTGCTACTATTGCTGGTACACCTTTAACAGTAAATTCATTATCTGGACCATTAACATTAACTGGTAGAAATGCTGTAAATATTACAACTGTAAGTAATGGCGATATTAATATTACACCTAATGGAACAGGCAATGTTGTCATGCCTAATGTAAATATTACAGGTAACTTATCAGTTACAGGAACAACTACAACAGTAAATTCAACAAGTGTTTCTGTAAAAGATCCAGTAGTTGAAATTGGTGATAATACAGTAAATGATAATTTATTTAGAGGTATTAAATACAACTATAATGATGGTTCTGGTAAAGCTGGTTTCTTTGGTATGGACAATATCGATCAGAAATTTACTTATATTCCTGATGCTACCGATACAGGAAGTGTTTTTACTGGTACTGTAGGAACAATAAAGGCAAATATTGATGGTACTATTAATACGGCTACACAAAATTCTATTACTACAATGTCTAATTTAACAACTGTAGGTGCATTAAATAGTGGTTCAATTACTAGTGGGTTTGGTTCTATTAACAATGGGTCAAATAGTATTACAACTACAGGTTCAGTTAATGCTGGAACATTAAATGTAACAAATGCATCTACATTAACTGGTCCTGTAACTGCTATTAATGGATTATCAACATCACAAGTTACTGTAAGTGGAAACCTATTAGTAGGTTCAGGTGCAACAATTAGTGGATTATTAACAGCAACTAGTAATACAGTATTAGGATCAAGCTCAAATAATACATTAACTGTAAATGCTTCACCATCATTTAATAGTGGATTAACATCAACTAATATTAATGTAAGTGGTGTATCTACATTATCTGGTTTAGTAACTGCAGTATCTGGATTATCTGCTTCACAAGTAACTGTAAGTGGAAACCTATTAGTAGGTTCAGGAGCAACTATAAGTGGCTTACTTTCGGTAACTAGTAACACAACATTAGGTACAAATGCTAATAATACATTAACTGTAAATGCTACACCTACATTCAATAGTGGTTTAACTTCAAGTAATCTAGTAGTTAATGGAACTAGTACTTTATCTGGTTTAGTAACTGCTGTATCTGGATTAACAGCTGCACAAGTTACAGTCAGTGGAACAGTCCTTGTTGGATCTGGTGCAACTATTAGTGGCGTTCTTTTAGCAAATAGTAATACTACAATTGGTTCAAGTTCAAATAATACATTAACTGTAAATGCAACACCAACATTTAATAGTGGTTTAACATCATCACAACTTGTTGTAAATGGTGCTACAACATTATCTGGTTTAGTAACTGCAGTATCCGGAGTAACTGCATCACGTGTTACTGTAAGTGGAAACCTATCAGTAGGTTCTAATGCAACTATTAGTGGATTATTAACAGCAACTAGTAATACAGTAATTGGTTCAGGTGTTAATAATACATTAACAGTAAATGCAACTTCCACCTTTACTAATCCGGTTACAGTTGGTGATATTACTATAACTGGTTCAATAACATCATCGGGTGAAACTAAAATTGTTGATGCTACATTCTCAAATCTTACAGTAAGTGGTGCAATTGCAGTTGGTACAACAGCAACTATTCATGGAGCATTAACTGCAAATAATAATACCACTCTTGGTACAAATTCAGGCAATACATTAACAGTAAATGCCACTCCTACATTCAATAGTGGATTAACATCAAATAATCTTAATGTAAGTGGTATAACTACATTATCTGGTTCAGTTAGTGCAGTTACTGGTATAACAGCAGGTCAACTTACTGTTAGTGGAACTGTACTTGTAGGATCAGGTGCTACTATTAGTGGTTCATTAAGTGCATTAAGTAATACAACTATTGGTACAAGTGCTAATAATACATTAACTGTAAATGCTACACCCACATTTAATAATGGATTAACATCATCACAACTTCTTGTTACTGGACCTTCTACATTATCTGGATTATTAACAGTAAATGCTGGTATAAATTCATCTCAACTTGTTATTAGTGGTCCTTCAACAATATCCGGTTTAGTAACTACAATTACTGGATTAACAACTGCTCAACTTACTGTTAGTGGAACTGTATTAGTAGGAAGTGGTGCAACTATTAGTGGATCATTAACAGCAACTAGTAATGCAACAATTGGTTCCAGTTCAAATAATACATTAACTGTAAATGCTACACCTACATTTAATAGTGGCTTAACTTCAAGTAATCTTGTTATTATCGGTACAACTACATTATCTGGTTCAGTAGTAGCAGTTAATGGTATTACTGCTTCACAATTAACTGTAAGTGGATCTTTATTAGTTGGCTCTGGTGCAACAATTAGTGGTATGTTAACAGCATCTAGTAATACAACACTTGGTTCTAGTTCAAATAATACTTTAACAGTAAATGCCACACCAACATTTAATAGTGGATTAACTTCATCACAACTTGCTGTAAATGGTTCAACAACATTATCTGGTTTAGTAACAGCAATTGCTGGTATTACAGCATCTAATGTTACAGTAAGTGGAAGCTTAACAGTAGGTTCTAGCACAACAATTAGCGGTTTATTTTCAACAACTAGTAATACAACAATTGGTTCTAGTTCAAGTAACACATTAACTGTAAATGCTACACCTACATTTAATAATGGTTTAACTTCTACACAAATAAACGTTAATGGTATAACTACATTATCTGGTTTAGTTTCTGCAACTGCTGGATTAGTAGCATCTCAAATAACTGTAAGTGGTGCTATATCATCTGGAACAGGTGCTACAATTAGTGGAATGTTAACAGCAAGTAGTAATACTACTCTTGGTTCTAGTTCCGCAAATACTTTAACTGTAAATGCATCACCAACATTTACTAGTGGATTAACAACAAATAGTATTACTGTTAACGGTCCAACTACATTAAATGGATCAGTAGTAGCAACTGGATCTACTACAGTACCAAATCTTACTGTTAGTGGAGTTTTATTTGTTGGTTCTACTACAACAATTAGTGGTGTATTAAATGCATTAAGCAATGCAACAATTGGCACTGATTCAAACAATTCATTAACTGTAAATGCTACACCTACATTTACTAGTGGATTAAATACAAATAACCTTGTTGTAAGTGGACCTACTACATTATCTGGTTTATTAAATGCACCTTCTGGAGTATTAGCTTCTAATGTTTCAGTAAGTGGTTCAATAGTTGTTGGTTCAACTGCAACTATTAGCGGTGCATTTAATGCATCTAGTAATGCAACTATTGGTTCTTCATCTAGTAATGTATTAACAGTAAATGCAAATCCAGTATTTAATAGTGGTATAACATCAACAAATGTAACTGTTAGTGGTTCTTTACTTGTTGGTACTGGTGCTACTATCAGTGGATCATTATTAGCAGCAAGCAATGCAACTATTGGTTCTAGTTCTAATAATGTATTAACTGTAAATGCTACTCCAGTATTTAATAGTGGTATCACATCAACACAAGTAACTGTTAGTGGTTCTTTACTTGTTGGTACAAGTGCTACTATTAGTGGGTTACTTTCAGTAACAAGCAATTCAACTATTGGTACAAGTTCAAATAATACATTAACTGTAAATGCTACACCAACATTTACTAGTGGATTAAATTCAAATACTCTTGTTGTAAGTGGTCCTACAACATTATCTGGTTTAGTAAATGCTCCTTCTGGAGTATTAGCTTCACAAGTTACTGTAAGTGGATCTTTAGTTGTAGGTACAGGTGCTACTATAAGTGGTGCATTAAATGCACTAAGTAATGCTACTATAGGTACAAGTGCAAATAATACATTAACTATAAATGCAACACCAATATTTAATAGTGGTATAACTACTTCACAACTCACTATTAGTGGTTCTGTACTTGTAGGTACAGGTGCAACAATTAGTGGAGCACTAAATGCATTAAGTAATGCTACTATTGGATCTGGTTCAAATAATACATTAACTGTAAATGCAACCCCTACATTTACAAGTGGATTAACATCAAATAATCTTCTTGTTACAGGTACATCAACTTTATCTGGTTTAGTAACAGCATCAACAGGAATAAACACTGCACAAATTACAATAAGTGGAACCTTACAAGTAAGTTCAAATGCATCAATTAGTGGCTTACTTTCAGTAAACAGTAATACTGTGTTAGGTACTAATTCAAATAATACATTAACTGTAAATGCCACACCAACATTTACAAGTGGATTAACATCAAATAATCTTCTTGTTAGTGGCCAAACCACATTATCTGGTGCAGTCACTGCATTATCAGGTATTACAGCAGTTAATAGTAATATAAGCACAACAAATGGTAATTTAATTGTTAATGGAGCATCTACATTATCCGGTTTATTAGTTGCTAGTAGTAATACAATTCTTGGTACAAGTGGAAATAATACTTTAACTGTTAATGCTGCATCTACTTTTACTAATGGTGTCACTGCAGCCTCTTTAGTAGTAAATGGTAATTTAACAGTTAATGGAAGTACCACCACAATAACTTCAACAACTGTTTCAGTAAAAGATCCAGTATTTGAAATTGGTGATAATAGTGTTGATGATAATTTATATAGAGGTATTAAATTTAATTACAATGATAGTGGTGCTAAAGTTGGTTTCTTTGGTATGGATGATACTGATAAAAAATTCACTTATATTCCAGATGCAAGTGATGCTTTAGGTAGTATATTCAGCGGACCAGTAGGAACAATAAAGGCAAATATTGACGGTACTATTAATACAGCAACACAAAATTCCATTACTACAATGTCTAATTTAGTTAATGTCGGTGCATTAAATAGTGGATCAATTACAACTGGTTTTGGTACTATTAATAATGGTTCAAATAGTATAACAACTGCTGGTACTATGAATGCTGGAACATTAAATGTAAATGGGGCTGCAACAGCATCCAATCTTACAGTTAGTGGATTTATTATTGCTGGATTAAATGCAACAATTAGTGGGGTTCTTTTAGCAGCAAGTAATACAACTCTTGGTACAACATCAAGTAATACTTTAACAGTAAATGCTACCCCTACATTTAATAGTGGTATCAATACAACTAATATACTTGTAAATGGTACTACAACTTTATCTGGTTTAGTAACTGCAGTTAGTGGTATTACATCTTCACAACTTACTGTAAGTGGACCATTAAGTGTTGGTACATCAGCAACAATTAGTGGGGTACTTACAGCAACTAGTAATACAGTATTAGGTTCAAGTGGATCTAATATATTAACTGTAAATGCTACACCTACATTTAATAGTGGTTTAACTTCATCAAATATTGTTGTAAATGGAACATCTACATTATCTGGTTTAGTAACTGCAGTAAATGGATTAAATACATCTCAAATTACTGTAAGTGGATCCGTACTTGTTGGTACAAGTGCAACAATTAGCGGTGTACTCACAGCAACTAGTAATACTGTATTAGGTTCTAGTTCAACTAATACATTAACTGTAAATGCTACACCAACATTTAATAATGGATTAACATCATCTAATCTTCTTGTTAATGGTGTAACTACATTATCTGGTTTAGTTTCAGCTTCTACAGGTTTAACAGCATCACAAATTACTGTAAGTGGATCAGTCCTTGTTGGTACAGGTGCAACTATTAGCGGTTTATTAACTGCAGTAAGTAATTCTGTTCTTGGTTCTAGTTCAAGTAATACATTAACAGTAAATGCTACACCTGTATTTAATAGTGGAATAACATCTAGTCAAATTACTGTAAGTGGTAGTTTAATTGTTGGTTCAGGTTCTACAATAAGTGGAGCATTAAATGCATTAAGTAATACTACAATTGGTTCTAGTTCTAGTAATACATTAACTGTTAATGCTACACCAGTATTTAATAGTGGTATTACATCTGCTCAACTTACTGTAAGTGGATCTGTACTTGTTGGTACAGGTGCAACAATTAGCGGTGTATTAACTGCAGTAAGTAATACTATTATTGGTTCAAGCTCAGCTAATACATTAACTGTAAATGCTACTCCATCATTTACTAGCGGATTAAATTCAACTAATCTTGTAGTATCTGGAACAACTACTTTATCAGGTTCAGTTATAGTTCCTTCTGGGTTAACAGTATCACAAGTTACTGTAAGTGGTTCAGTTCTTGTTGGATTAAATGAAACAATTAGTGGATTGCTTACAGCAACAAGTAACACTGTACTTGGTACTTCATCCAGTAATACTTTAACTGTAAATGCTACACCAGTATTTAACAGTGGCCTAACAGCTTCACAATTAACTGTAAGTGGTGCCTTATTAGTAGGATCTGGATCAACTATTAGTGGTTCATTAGCAGCATTAAGTAACACAACTATTGGTTCTTCATCCAGTAATATATTAACAGTAAATGCTACTCCTGTATTCAATAGTGGTATTATTTCATCACAATTAACTGTTAGTGGATCTGTTTTTGTTGGTTCTGGTACTACAGTTAGTGGAGCATTAAATGCATTAAGTAATACTACACTTGGTACAAATGCTAGTAACACATTAACTGTAAATGCTACTCCTACATTTAATAATGGGTTAACATCATCACAACTTGCTGTAAATGGTTCAACAACATTATCTGGATCAGTATCAGTTATAACTGGATTATCAGCTTCACAAATAACAGTAAGTGGAACTGTACTTGTAGGTTCTACTGCAACTATAAGCGGCTTGCTTTCAGCAACAAGTAATACAACACTTGGTACCAATTCAAGTAATACATTAACTGTAAATGCTACACCAGTATTTAATAGTGGATTAACAACTTCACAACTTACTGTAAGTGGTTCCATTCTTGGAACAAGTGCAACAATCAGTGGTTTACTTTCAACATCTAGTAATACAGTATTAGGTACAAGTTCAGCAAATACATTAACTGTAAATGCTACACCAACATTTAATAGTGGTTTAACATCATCTAATATTGTTGTAAATGGTACATCTTTATTATCAGGAGCTGTAACATCTACTGCTGGTATAACCGCTTCTCAAGTTACTGTAAGTGGTTCTTTACTTGTTGGTACTGGTGCAACAATTAGTGGTTTATTAACAGTAAGCAGTAATGCTATACTTGGTACAAGTTCAAACAATACATTAACTATAAATGCAACACCAACATTTACAAGTGGAATTACATCCAATAATCTTTTAGTAAGTGGAACTACAACATTATCTGGAACAGTAGTTGCTGGATCTGGTTTAACAGTATCAAATGGCGGTGTAACTGTAACAAATGGAACAGTATTAGTAAATAGTCAAACTACATTATCTGGATTACTTACAGCAAGTAGTAATACAGTCCTTGGTTCAAGTGGAAATAATACTTTAACTGTTAATGCAGCATCTACATTTAATAATCCAGTAACAGCCGCATCTAATTTAATAGTAAATGGTAATTTAATAGTTAATGGAACAACTCAAACTGTAAATTCAACTAGTGTTTCTATTAAAGATCCTGTATTTGAAATTGGTGATAATGCGGTTGATGATAATTTAGCTAGAGGTATTAAATTTAATTATAATAATGGTGGTGCTAAAGTTGGTTTCTTTGGTTATGATGATACTGATCAAAAATTTACTTTCATTCCAGATGCAGTAGATTCTTTAGGTTCTATCTTCACTGGTCCTGTAGGAACAATTAAGGCCAATATTGATGGTACTATTAATACAGCAACACAAAACTCAATTACTTCGATACCTAACTTAGCAACAGTAGGTGCATTAAATAGTGGTTCTATTACTAGTGGGTTTGGTTCTATTAATACTGGATCCAATAGTATTACAACAACAGGAACTATCAATGCTGGATCATTAAACGTTAATGGTATAACTACATCATCTAATGTAACTATTAGTGGAAATTTACTTGTAGGATTAGGTTCTACAATTAGCGGCTTACTTTCAGCAAGCAGTAATACTGTAATTGGTACAAGTGCAAATAATACATTAACAGTAAATGCTACACCAACATTTAATAATGGTTTAACAACATCACAAATAAATGTAAACGGTGCTACAACATTATCTGGTTTAGTAACAGCAGTATCTGGAATAACTGCTTCACAAGTTACTGTTAGTGGAAGTTTATTAGTTGGGTCAAATGCTACTATTAGTGGTGTATTCTCAACAAGTAGTAATACAGTTATTGGTGCATCCGGTAATAATACATTAACTGTAAATGCAACACCTACATTCAATAATGGAATAACAACTTCTACATTAAATGTAAATGGTGCTACTACATTATCTGGTTCATTAGTTGCAGTAACAGGTATAACTGCATCACAAGTTACTGTAAGTGGTACTGTACTTGTTGGAGCAGGTGCAACAATTAGTGGTGTATTATCATCAAGTAGTAATACTGTAATTGGTACATCTGCAAATAATACATTAACTGTAAATGCTACACCAACATTTAATAATGGTATTAATACAAATAGTATTTTTGTAAGTGGTTCTACAACATTATCTGGTTCATTAGTTGCTACTGGAATAACTGCAGCACAAGTTACTGTAAGTGGTTCTTTACTTGTAGGTTTAGGTTCAACAATTAGTGGTTTACTTTCTGTAACCAGTAATGCTACAATTGGTTCTACATCTGCTAATAGTTTAACTGTAAATGCTACACCTACATTTAACAGTGGATTAACATCAAATAATCTTGTTATTACTGGCGCAACTACATTATCTGGTTCATTATCTGCTGCAAGTGTAACTGTAGCACAAATGACAGTAAGTGGTTCAGTACTTGTTGGATTAAATGAAACAATTAGTGGGTTACTTTCAGTAACCAGCAATACAGTACTTGGTACTTCATCAAGTAATACATTAACTGTAAATGCTAGCCCAATATTTAATAGTGGTTTAACTACTTCACAAGTTACTGTAAGTGGTACTGTACTTGTTGGATCAGGTGCAACAATTAGCGGTATATTAACAGCAAGTAGTAATACAGTACTTGGTACAACTGCAGCTAATACATTAACTGTAAATGCCACACCTACATTTAACAATGGAATAAATACAAATAGTATTCTTGTAAGTGGTGGAACAACATTATCTGGTTCATTAGTTGCTGCAGGAGTAACTGCACAACAAGTTACTGTAAGTGGTTCTGTACTTGTTGGTACAAGTGCAACAATTAGCGGTTTACTTTCAGTAACTAGTAATGCTACACTTGGTTCTACATCAGCTAATACATTAACAGTAAATGCCACACCAACATTTAACAGTGGATTAACTTCATCTAATATTATTGTAAATGGAACATCTACATTATCTGGTTCAGTTGTTGCACTATCAGGTTTAACAGCATCTCAAATTACAGTAAGTGGATCAGTACTTGTTGGATTAAATGAAACAATTAGTGGGTTACTTTCAGTAACTAGTAATACAGTACTTGGTACTTCATCTAGTAATACATTAACAGTAAATGCTAGTCCAGTATTCAATAGTGGTTTAACAACTTCACAACTTACTGTAAGTGGATCCATTCTTGGAACAAGTGCAACAATTAGTGGATTACTCTCAGCAAGTAGTAATACTGTACTTGGTACAAGTGCAAATAATACATTAACTGTAAATGCTACACCAACATTTAATAATGGATTAACATCATCTAATCTTACTGTAAATGGAATTTCAACATTATCTGGTTCAGTAGTAGCTGTATCTGGTTTAACAGCTTCACAAGTTACTGTAAGTGGTGCCTTATTAGTAGGTGCTAATGCAACAATTAGTGGCTTATTAACAACTAGTAGTAATACTACACTTGGTACAAGTTCTTTTAATACATTAACAGTAAATGCAACACCTACATTTAACAGTGGATTAACTTCAAATAATCTTCTAGTAAGTGGCACATCTACATTATCTGGATCAGTTATTGCAGCTTCTGGTTTAACAGTATCAAATGGTGCAACAGTAGCAAGCGGTACTTTATTAGTTAATAGTCAATCTACATTATCTGGATTACTTACAGCTAATAGCAATACAGTATTAGGTTCAAGTTCAGCTAATACTTTAACTGTTAATGCCGCATCAACATTTAATGGCGGTGTAACTGCATCAGCTTTAACAGTAACTGGTAATTTAACAGTAACTGGAACCACAACAACCATAAATTCAACTAATGTTTCAGTAAAAGATCCAGTATTTGAAATTGGTGATAATAGTGTTGATGATAATTTAGCTAGAGGTATTAAATTTAATTATAATAATGGCGGTGCTAAAGTTGGTTTCTTTGGTATGGATGATACTGATAAAAAATTCACTTTTATTCCAGAGGCTAGTGATGTTCTTGGTAGTATATTTAGCGGTGCTGTTGGAACAATAAAAGCCAATATTGATGGTACTATTAATACAGCAACACAAAATTCTGTTACTACAATGTCTAATCTAACAACTGTTGGTGCATTAAGTAGTGGTTCCATTACAAGTGGTTTTGGATCTATTAATACCGGTTCAAATAGTATTACAACAACTGGTACTATCAATGCAGGTTCACTTAATGTTTCAAATAATTTAACTTTCTCAAATCTTACTGTAAGCGGATCAATAGTAAGTTTAAATGAAACAGTAAATGGATTATTAACAGCTAATAATACTGTTCTTGGATCAAACTCTGGAAATACATTAACTGTAAATGCTACACCAACATTTAATAGTGGATTAACATCGAATAATCTTATTATTACCGGTACATCTACATTATCTGGTGCAGTAGTAGCTTCGTCTGGTTTAACTACATCACAACTAACTGTAAGTGGACCTGTAACTATCGGATCTGGTACAACAATCAGTGGGTTACTTTCAGTAACTAGTAATACAACACTTGGATCAAGTTCAAATAATACATTAACTGTAAATGCTACACCAACATTTAATAGTGGATTAACATCTTCTAATCTTGTTATTACAGGATCATCTACTTTATCTGGTACAGTTGTTGCAACAAATGGTTTAATTGCTTCACAACTTACTGTAAGTGGATCAGTACTTATTGGGTCAAATGAAACAATCAGTGGACTATTAACTGCAGTAAGTAATGCAGTACTTGGTACTTCATCAAGTAATACATTAACTGTAAATGCTACTCCAGTATTTAATAGTGGATTAACAACTTCACAACTTACTGTAAGTGGATCTATTATTGGAACAAGTGCATCAATAAGTGGATTACTTTCAGTATCTAGTAATACTATACTTGGTTCAAGCTCAAATAATACATTAACTGTTAATGCTACACCAACATTTAATAGTGGATTAACATCAAATAATCTTGTTATTACAGGATCATCTACTTTATCTGGTACAGTAGTTGCTTCATCTGGTTTAACTACATCACAACTAACTGTAAGTGGACCTGTAACTATCGGATCTGGTACATCAATTAGCGGAGCATTAAATGTATTAAGTAACACTACACTTGGTTCAAGTTCCGCAAATACATTAACTGTAAATGCCTCACCTACATTTAATAGTGGATTAACATCATCTAATCTTTTTGTAAGTGGTTCATCTACTTTATCTGGTACAGTTAATGTAACAAATGGTGTAACAATATTAAATGGTGCTACAGTATCAAGTGGTGGTTTATTAGTTAATAGTCAATCTACATTATCTGGATTACTTACAGCAACTAGTAATACTGTACTTGGTTCTAGTTCAGCTAATACATTAACTGTAAATGCCACACCTACATTTAATAGTGGATTAACAACTTCACAACTTAGTGTTAATGGATCTATTATTGGAACAAGTGCTACAATCAGTGGATTATTAACATCTGTTAATAACACTGTACTTGGAACAAATTCAGGAAATACATTAACTATAAATGCTACACCTACATTTAATAGTGGATTAACATCAAATAATCTTCTTGTCACCGGTACATCTACATTATCTGGTACAGTAGTTGCTTCATCTGGTTTAACTACATCACAACTAACTGTAAGTGGACCTGTAACTATTGGATCAGGTACAACAATTAGCGGAGCATTAAATGTATCAAGTAATACTACACTTGGTTCAAGTTCTGCAAATACATTAACTGTAAATGCTACACCTACATTTAACAGTGGATTAACTTCAAATAATCTTGTTATTACAGGTACATCTACATTATCTGGTACTGTTGTTGCTGGTTCTGGTTTAACAGTATTAAATGGTGCTACAGTATCAAGTGGTAGTTTATTAGTTAATAGTCAATCTACATTATCTGGATTACTTACAGCAACTAGTAATACTGTACTTGGTTCTAGTTCAGCTAATACATTAACTGTAAATGCTACACCTACATTTAATAGTGGATTAACTGCATCATCAATTACAGTAACTGGTAATTTAACAGTAAATGGTACTACCACTACTATAAATTCATCAACTGTTTCTGTAAAAGATCCAGTATTTGAAATTGGTGACAATGTTATTGATGATAATTTAGCTAGAGGTATTAAATTTAATTATAACAGTGGGGGTGCTAAAGTTGGTTTCTTTGGTATGGATGATACAGATAAGAAATTTACTTTTATTCCTGATGCAAATGATATATTAGGTAGTATTTTTACAGGTGATGTAGGAACAATAAAAGCTAATATTGATGGTACTATTAATACAGCAACACAAAATTCTATTACTACAATGAATAATTTAACATCTACTGGTGCATTAAATAGTGGTTCTATAACAAGTGGATTTGGTTCTATTAATAATGGTGCAAACAGTATTACAACAACAGGTCCTGTAAGTGCTGGATCATTGAATGTAATTAATAACGTAGTTGCTGCAAATCTTACTGTAAGTGGAAGTGTTAATATTGGATCAACTACAAGTATTAGTGGAACCTTAACTGCTTCAAGTAATGTAACTTTAGGTACATCTTCTAATAATTTATTAACTGTAAATGCAACTCCATCATTTAATAGTGGTTTAACAACAACACAACTTCTTGTAAGTGGAGTTTCAACATTATCTGGTGTAGTGACAGCAGTTACTGGATTATCTGCTGCTCAAGTTACAGTAAGTGGTGCTATTATTGGTTCTAGTGCAACAATTAGCGGTTTACTTATAGCAAATAGTAATGTTACAATTGGATCAAATTCTGGAAATACATTAACTGTAAATGCTAGTCCCGTATTTAATAGTGGATTAATAGTATCACAAGTTACTGTCAGTGGTAGCTTACAAGTAGGCTCAAGTTCAACAATTAGTGGATTACTTTCAGCAAGCAGTAATACTGTACTTGGTACAAATTCATCTAATACATTAACTGTAAATGCTACACCAGTATTTAATAATGGAATAACAACATCACAAATTACTGTAAGTGGATCCATTCTTGGAACAAGTGCAACAATTAGTGGTTTACTTTCTACAACTAGTAACACTGTACTTGGTACCAGTTCAGCAAATACATTAATTGTAAACGCTACACCAACATTTAATAGTGGATTAACTGCATCTCAACTTACAGTAAGTGGTTCTGTATCAGTCGGTTCCAGTACAACAATTAGTGGATCATTTTCTACTTTAAGTAATACTACTATTGGTTCAAGTTTAGCTAATACATTAACTGTAAATGCCACACCTACATTTAATAATGGTATAACATCAACAAATTTAGTAGTAAGTGGTACAACAACATTATCAGGTTTATTAACTGCTCCTTCTGGAGTATTAGCTTCACAAGTTACTGTAAGTGGATCTGTATTTGTTGGATTAAATGAAACAATTAGTGGTGTATTAACAGCAGTAAGCAATTCAGTACTTGGTACAAGCTCAGCTAATACATTAACTGTAAATGCTTCACCTGTATTTAATAGTGGTTTAACTGCATCATCAGTTACTGTCAGTGGTACTATAGTTTCTGGTGCTGGTGCTACAATTAGTGGTGCATTAAATGCATTAAGTAATACTGTACTTGGTACAACTTCAGATAATACATTAACAGTAAATGCTACACCAACATTTAACAGTGGTTTAACTGTATCACAAATAACTCTTAGTGGATCCTTATTAGTAGGTACTAGTGGAACAATTAGTGGTTTATTAACTGCTCGTAGTAACACTATACTTGGTACAAGCTCAGCTAATACATTAACTGTAAATGCTTCACCTGTATTTAATAGTGGTTTAACTGCATCATCAGTTACTGTCAGCGGTACTATTATTTCCGGTTCTGGGGCCACCATTAGTGGTGCATTAAATGCATTAAGTAATACTACTATTGGTACAAGTTCAGCTAATACATTAACTGTAAATGCTTCACCTATATTTAATAGTGGTTTAACTGCATCATCAGTTACTGTCAGTGGTACTATAGTTTCTGGTTCTGGTGCCACCATTAGCGGTTCATTAAATGCATTAAGTAATGCTACTATTGGTTCAAGTTCAGCTAATACATTAACTGTAAACGCAACTCCTACATTTAATAGTGGTTTAACTGCATCATCAGTAACAGTTACTGGTAATTTAACAGTAAATGGAACTACTACTACCATTAATTCAACAACTGTTTCTGTAAAAGATCCAGTCTTTGAAATTGGTGATAATAGTATAGATGATAATTTAGCCAGAGGTATTAAATTTAATTACAATGATGGTACTTCTGCTAAAGTTGGTTATTTTGGGTATGTTGATAGTGATCAAACATTTACATACATTCCTGATGCTACTGATTCTGGAAGTATTTTCACTGGATCTGTAGGAACATTAAAAGCTAATCTTACAGGTACAGTTAATACTGCAACACAAAACTCCATTACTACAATGTCTAATTTAACAACAGTAGGTGCATTAAATAGTGGTTCAATTGCAAGCGGTTTTGGTTCTATTAATACTGGAGCAAATAGTATTACAACAACTGGCCCTGTAAATGCAGGTACATTAAATGCAACTGGATTAATAACAGCTTCACAACTTACTGTTAGTGGATCTGTATTATTAAAATCTAGTGTAACAATTAGTGGTCCATTAACTGTAAATAATACTGTATCAACTAATGGTCCAGTTACTATTAGTGGTGACTTGAGTGTTTACAATAATACATATTTATTAGGTAATGTAACATTAAGTGGAACAACATATTCCCGTAGTCTTCCTATTGATACAAATGATAATCAAATTGCAACAACTAGTTTTGTTAAAGCTAATGTTAATAGTTTAATTGGTAGTGTTGTTGGTGCAACTGGTGCAACAGGTGTTCAAGGTCCTACAGGTGTTCAAGGTCCTACAGGTGCCAGAGGTATTGATGGTATAATCGGTGTAAATGGTGCAACTGGTGCAACAGGTCTTCAAGGTCCTACTGGTGCTAGAGGTACAGATGGTGTTATTGGACGTGACGGTGTAACTGGTGCAACAGGTGCTAGAGGTATTGATGGGGTTATTGGTCGTGATGGTGTAACTGGTGCAACTGGTCCTGCTGGACCAATAGTAATATCACAAATAGGAACTAATGTTACTATAGCACCTAATGCAACTGGTGTAGTAGACTTATTTGTAACTTATAATGGTGTAAATCAATTATTTACTTCTAATCTTTATATTACAATTACTGATGATAGTAATAATACCAATTATTTCCAAATAGTAGATAACAGTTTTGATGGTACTACATATTCACTTACCATTTTAAATATTAATTCTAATACAGCAAATCTTGCTAATAGTAATTGGATAACAATTGTTGGACCACAAGGTCCAACTGGTTCTGTTGGTACAACTGGCGCTACTGGAGCAACTGGTGCAACTGGTGCAACAGGTATTAAAGGTGCAACTGGTGTTACTGGTGCAATTGGTGCCACTGGTGCCACTGGTGCCACTGGTGCAACTGGTGTTACTGGTGCAACTGGTCTTAATGGTTCAACTGTATTATCACAAATAGCATCTGGTAACCAAACATTAGCACCAGGTCAAAGTGGTACTTTTGTTTTACAAACTAGATATAATAATATTAACAACTTGTTTACTCCTAGTATTTATGTTGTTGTAACTGATGCTAGCACAGTTACTGGTTATTTCCAAGTTACTGGTAATACTTTTAATAGTGTAAATTATTCAGTAACTTTATTAAATATTAATTCAGTATCAGCAACAATTGGTTCATCAATGTATATTACATTAGCCGGTCCTATGGGTTTAACTGGTGCAACTGGTGCTACTGGTGCTACTGGTGCTACTGGTGCTACTGGTGCTACTGGTGCTACTGGTGCTATAGGTCCAACAGGTCAAAGAGGATTTGGTGATACTGGTACTACAGGTTCTACCGGTGCAATTGGTGCTACTGGTCCTTCTGGGTCAGCAATATTATCACAAATAGGAACTACTATTTCTATAGAACCAAATACATCGGAGCTAGTGGATTTATTTGTAACATATAATTCTATTAATCAATTATTCACTGCTGATACATTTATCATAATTGCCGACAGTAATGATGAAACTAATTATTTCCAAATAGTAAGTAATAGTTTTGATGGTAGTAAATATTCAATTGGAGTATTAAATCTTAATAATGTAACCGCAAATATTAGTGCAGGTGATTTCATAACAATGGTAGGCCCAAGAGGTATGACTGGTGTAACTGGTGCTATTGGTACTACTGGAGCTACTGGTGCAACTGGTGCAACTGGTGCAACTGGTGCTACTGGTCTAACTGGTGCAACTGGTGCTATTGGTCCAACTGGTCAAAGAGGATTTGGCGATACTGGTGCTACCGGTGTAACTGGTGCAATTGGTGCTACTGGTCCTGCTGGTTCAACAATATTATCACAATGTGGAACTACTATTTCTATAGAACCAAATACATCAGAACGTATAGATTTATTTGTAACATATAATACTATTAATCAACTATTTACTGCTGATACATTTGTTATAATTGGTGATAGTAATGATGCAACTAATTATTTCCAAATAGTAAATAATAGTTTCGATGGTACTACATATTCAATTAGTGTATTAAATCTTAATAATGTAACTGCAAATATTAGTGCAGGTGATTACATAACAATAGTAGGTCCAAGAGGTATGACTGGTTTAACTGGTGCTACTGGTGCTACTGGTGCCACTGGTGCTACTGGTGTTACAGGTTGTACTGGTTCTACTGGTGCTACAGGTGCTATTGGTGCTACTGGTGCTACTGGTTTACAAGGTTCTACTGGTAATACTGGTGCCACTGGTGTAATTGGCCAAACTGGTGCTACTGGTTTACAAGGTGAAACTGGTGCTACTGGTTTAACAGGTGCTACAGGTGTTACTGGTTCACATGGTGAAACTGGTGCTACTGGTGCTACTGGTGTTGCTGGTGCAAGTGGTGAAACAGGTGCTACTGGTGCAAGTGGTGAAACAGGTGCTACTGGCTCTACAGGTGCAACTGGTGAAACAGGTCCAACTGGTGCTACAGGTGCAACTGGAGCAACTGGTGCAACGGGTGCTACTGGTGCTACTGGATCTACAGGTGCTACTGGTGCAACTGGTCTTAATGGTTCAACTGTATTGTCACAAATAGGATCTGGTAATCAAACATTAGCACCAAATGCAACAGCTACTTTTGTTTTACAAACTAGATATAATAATATAAATAACTTATTTACTCCTAATATTTATGTTGTTGTAACTGATGCCAGCACTGTAACTGGTTATTTCCAAGTTACAGCAAATAGTTATAATGGTACCAGTTATTCAGTAACTCTATTGAATATTAATTCAGTATCTGCAACAATTGGTTCATCAATGTACATTACATTAGCTGGTCCTATGGGTTTAACTGGTGCAACTGGTGCAACTGGTGCAACTGGTGCTACTGGTGCTACTGGTGCTACTGGCGCAACTGGTGCAACTGGTGCAACTGGTGCAACTGGTGCAACTGGCGCAACTGGTGCAACTGGCGCTACAGGTTCAACTGGTCCTGTTGGACCAATAGTAATATCACAAATTGGTAATTCAGCTACTATATCACCAAATACAACAGGTGTTGTTGACTTATTTGTAACTTATAATAGTGTAAATCAATTATTTACTGCTAATACATTTATTACAATTGCTGATAACAGTAATAATACAAGTTATTTCCAAGTTGTAAGTAATTCATTTAATGGTACTAAATATACACTCACTATATTAAATCTTAATAATGTAACAGCAACCCTTAATGTAGCTAATTATATAACAATTGTTGGTCCACGTGGTATGACTGGTGTAACTGGTGCAACAGGTGCAACTGGGGCAACTGGTGTCACAGGTACTACTGGTGAAACTGGTGCAACTGGTGCAACTGGTGCTACAGGTGCAACTGGTGAAACAGGTACAACTGGTGCTACTGGTTCAACAGGTGCAACTGGTGCTACTGGTGCAACTGGTGTTACTGGTACAACTGGCGCAACTGGTGCAACTGGTGCTACTGGCGCAACTGGTGCAACTGGCACTACTGGTGAAACAGGTGCAACTGGCGCTACTGGTGCAACTGGTGCAACTGGTTCTACCGGTTCTACAGGTGTAACTGGTGCTACTGGACATACTGGTGCAACTGGAGAAACAGGAGCAACTGGTGCAACAGGTTCTACAGGTTTACAAGGTGCTACTGGTGTAACTGGCTCAACAGGTGCTACTGGTGCTACTGGTTCTACTGGTTTACAAGGTGCTACTGGTCTAACTGGTTCTACTGGTTCTACTGGTGCGACTGGCGCTACTGGTGCAACCGGTGCTACAGGTTTACAAGGTGCAACTGGTGTAACTGGTAGTACTGGTGCTACTGGTGCTACTGGTGCTACTGGTTTACAAGGCCCTACTGGTCTAAAAGGTGATACTGGTGTAACTGGTGCTACTGGTGCTACATTAATATCACAAATTGCAACAAGTAATACTACATTAGCTGCAGGTGCAACAGGTGATTTCCAATTGCAAGAATCATACAATAATATAAATTACATATTTGTACCTGGTACTTTTGTAGTTATAACATCTGGAAGCTCGGTTACTGGCTATTTCCAAATAACAAATATGAGTTTTGATGGTATTGTATATACAGTAACAATATATAACTACAATTCAATTGATTTAACAATTGGTGAATCAATGCATATTGCTGTAGCTGGTCCAAGAGGTCCTGTTGGACCTGGTGCAGGTGATACTGGTGCAAAAGGTATGACTGGTGCTACTGGTGTAACAGGGCCAACTGGTGCAACTGGTGCAACTGGAGCAACTGGTCCTACAGGAGAAACTGGTGCTACTGGTGCAACTGGACCTACAGGAGCAACTGGTGCTACTGGTGCAACTGGATCTACAGGAGCAACTGGTGATACTGGTGACACAGGTCCAACAGGTTCAACTGGTGAAACAGGTGCAACTGGTGCAACTGGTGCAACTGGTGCAACTGGTGCAACTGGTGCAACTGGTGAAACTGGCGCTACTGGTGAAACAGGTGCAACTGGTGCAACTGGCGCTACTGGTGCAACTGGAGAAACTGGCGCAACTGGTGAAACTGGAGCAACTGGAGCAACTGGAGCAACTGGCGCTACTGGTGCAACTGGCGCTACTGGTGAAACAGGTGCAACTGGTGCAACTGGTGAAACTGGTGCTACTGGTGCAACTGGTGCTACCGGAGAAACTGGTGCTACTGGCGCTACAGGAGCAACTGGTGCAACTGGAGAAACTGGCGCTACTGGTGAAACTGGTGCAACTGGACCTACAGGAGCAACTGGTGCAACTGGTGCAACTGGAGAAACTGGCGCTACTGGTGCTACCGGAGAAACTGGTGAAACAGGTGCTACTGGTGAAACAGGTGCAACTGGACCTACAGGAGCAACTGGAGCAACTGGTACAACTGGAGAAACTGGTGCGACTGGTGAAACTGGTGCAACTGGTGCAACTGGAGCAACTGGTGCAACTGGTGAAACAGGTGCTACTGGTGAAACAGGTGCAACTGGACCTACAGGAGCAACTGGAGCAACTGGTACAACTGGAGAAACTGGTGCGACTGGTGAAACAGGTGCAACTGGTGCAACTGGTGCAACTGGAGCAACTGGAGCAACTGGTGCAACTGGTGCAACTGGAGAAACTGGCGCTACTGGACCTACAGGATCAACTGGTGCTACTGGTGAAATAGGAGCAACTGGTGCTACTGGTGAAACTGGTTCTACAGGAGCAACTGGAGCAACTGGAGCAACTGGTGCTACTGGAGAAACTGGTGAAACAGGTACTACTGGTGCTACAGGTGAAACTGGTGTAACTGGCGCAACTGGTGTAACAGGTGAAACTGGTGCTACTGGTGCAACTGGTGCTACTGGTTTACAAGGTGCTACTGGTGTAACTGGTGAAACAGGTGAAACTGGTGCAACTGGCGCAACTGGCGCAACTGGTGCAACTGGTGCAACTGGTGCAACTGGTTTACAAGGTGCTACTGGTGTAACTGGTGCAACAGGTGAAACTGGTTTACAAGGTGCTACTGGTGTAACTGGCGCAACAGGTGAAACTGGTGCTACTGGTGCAACTGGTTTACAAGGTGATACTGGTGCAACTGGTTTACAAGGTGCTACTGGTGTAACTGGTGCAACAGGTGAAACTGGTGCTACTGGTGCAACTGGTTTACAAGGTGATACTGGTGCAACTGGTTTACAAGGTGATACTGGTGCAACTGGTTTACAAGGTGCTACTGGTGCAACTGGTTTACAAGGTGATACTGGTGCAACTGGTTTACAAGGTGCTACTGGTGTAACTGGTGCAACAGGTGAAACTGGTGCTACTGGTGCTACTGGTGCAACTGGAACAACTGGTGCTACAGGATCAACTGGTGCTACAGGTGCTACTGGTTCTATAGGTGAAACTGGTTCTACAGGTGAAACTGGTTCTATTGGTTCAACAGGTGCCACTGGTTCTACAGGTGCCACTGGTTCTACTGGTGCTACAGGTGCAGGATTTAATCCATTAATTTGTGATTTATCAATAAGTACTAATTTAGAAGTAGGTTCATATATTTCAGAAGATACAAACTTTATTAATAAGCTTGTAACTGCACCATGGGCAGCTGGTCAATATGTTTATCTTACTGATCAAACAACTGAATCAACACTAGTATATTATGGTCAATTAGGATTTGCTAGTGCCGGTGGTTCCGAAACTGCATTTTATTTATCATCTATAGTTGATGTTTTTGGTAGTTCCCTAACTTTATCATCTAGTTCATGGATAATGAGTTATGCTGGACCTAAAGGACCATCTGGTTCTCCTGGTTCTCCTGGTTCTCCTGGTTCTCCTGGTTCTCCTGGTGCTGATGGTTCTCCTGGTTCTCCTGGTTCTCCTGGTGCCGATGGTGCTACAGGTGCTACAGGTGCTACAGGTGCCGATGGTGCTACAGGTGCTACAGGTGCTACAGGTGCTACAGGTGCAGATGGTTTAATTGGTAATACTGGTGACACAGGTGCGACTGGTGCAACTGGTACTACTGGTTCAACAGGTACTACTGGCTCAACAGGTACTACAGGTTCTACTGGTACAACAGGTGCTACAGGTGCAACTGGTGCTCCTGGTGCTCCAATTGTTCCTTTCGGAGATACTGGTACAGCTACTCCTTCAACTGGACAATTATTATATGATACCAATAATAATTTATGGATATACCTAGTAGATGCATGGAGACAAATAGTATTAGTATAAAGAATTCAAATATTAAAATAATAATAACGTAAAATTATTATTTTATTATTTTTGATTTAAAATCTAATTATAATTAATATTATTAATGGCTGGAGGTTTAATACAATTAGTAACATCTGGACAACAAGATGTAGCATTAACATATAATCCTGAAATTACATTTTTTAAAAAAGTATATCGTCGACATACTAATTTTTCATTAGAATTAAAAGAAATATATACTGAACAACAACCCAATTATGGTGAAAAAGTATCATTTGTTTTATCAAATGGTGATTTAGTTCATAGATGTTTTATACAAGTTGATATTACATCTCTAGTATTTACTGATTCAATGATAAAAAATCAAAGTTATTTAAATTGGAAAGGTGCATATTTAAGTAGATTAAATAATGATCTAGTTAAATGGCAAAATTTATATACAAATTTTAAAAATTTTGTTTCTATTGAATTATTATTATATCAACAATTATTAACATTATTTTTATCAGACAATGTTACATTAAATAATATAAAACAATTAGTTGTTAGATTTAATAATACCTATAAAATTCAAAAAAGTACATATTCTAATTTGATAGATATTGATTTATATAATAAAATTAATATGAGTGGTTATTTATTATCTATTAATTTATTATTAACATATGAAAAAACTATATCAAATGATAATTATATTTCTATTTATACAATTCAATCAACATTAGATACTATGTATAAAACAATGAATGAATATTTAATGTATTATCATACTAATTGGAAAGATTCACAAAAAGCTTATGACAAATTAAATTCAAATAATATTAATTTTGCATGGACACAATATTTAGGTCATTATTATTTTTCACAATTTGAGTTAGATATTGGAGGACAAACTGTTGATCAATATTCATCAGATCAATTAAATATTTATCAACATCATCATTTAAAAGAAGAACAAATAAATAATTATAATGTATTAATAGGTAATATACCAGAATTATATGAATTTAATAATAATTCAAAACCTTCTAAAATATTATTAATTCCATTATTATTCTGGTTTAATAAAACAGCAGGATCAGCATTACCATTAGTTGCATTAAGAAACACTACAACTACAATAACATTATCAATAAATAAATTACAAAATTTAATCTATTTTAGGGATTGGGCAACAGAATATAATAATTTAATTATATTAATAGTACCATTTACTGGTTCATTAAATACAAAATTAAATTATTCAAAGTATGAATATGTTGTTGATAGCAAAACAGTAAAATATACATTAAATAATTTAAATTCAGAAGCATTACAAATAATTTATCCACAATTATTATCAAGTGATATAGATTTTATTTTAACAACATATGGCCAAGAAAAAGTTATGTTTGAAAATGATTGGGTTGTTTTTAGAATCAATTTATATAAAAATCCAACATTACAAAATAAAATAGGAGGTTATGATCCTTACATTGATTATAATTATTTATTAAATCTTGTTCCCAAACCAAAAATAAAACTATTAGCTGAATATATATTTTTAGATGATGTAGAACGTAAAAAATTAACATCTTCTAAACTAGAATATGTAATTGAAGGTTTTCAAGAAAATATTTTTGATGTTAATAACTTACAATTATTTGATGGAGAAATATCAATTGATAGACCTAATAAATATTTAAAATGGTTTGTTCAACCTAAAAATTTTTTATATGGATTAACAGAGTATGGTAAAGTATCACCTTATTTATATGATTATTCAAAATACTATGTAAATAAAATATTTACAAAACAGATAATTACATTAAATCAAATAGAATTATTAAATACTCAAATAGACAATACCTATTATAAATATGTACAATCATTTCAATCATTAACAAGAGTTTTACCAGAAGGTGTATATTTTTATTCTTTTTCATTATACCCAGAAGAAGTTCAACCATCTGGCACTGCTAATTTAAGTGTTTTAAAAGAAAAGAAATTTAGATATGAAATGAATCCATTATTTTTAAAAGAATATTTTAATGCATCATTAAATCCAAATAATGTAGGATTGCAATTAAAAATACTAGGTTTAAGTTATAATTTCTTTGTAGTACAAAATGGTTTAGGAAGATTAATTTTTTCAGTTAATTAATTTAATAGTTATATAATAATTAAATTAATTTATTTAGATTTCTTTGTTTCTGATTTTTTATTGCAATAAGGATTGTATGCAGGATCAGTAGATGGGGATAATAATAATCCCATAAAAAATGCTGGATGACCAACAACATTACCACCACTATTAATAGTAGTATTTATAATAGCAGCATTGGATGTAAAATTGCGGATATCAATGACATCACCTTTTGATAATGATATAAATTGACGAACTAAAGTGCGGTTACCACCTGATTCTCTACCAAATGTAGCTTGGAAATCGGGTGATCCATTAATAAATAATGTAACTTGTGTAGGTTCAACAGTTATCATATCTGCAAAAATATCATAGACACCATCTTTTTCAATTATTAAGCTAGTAGTTGCTTGTAAATGGCGTACTTCTTCTTGGAAACTAATTATTTCCCAAGTAAATGAATCATTATTAGCTAATGCTTGACTATTAGTTGAACAGTAATTAAAATAGGCAGGTGATCCAGATAATTGTAAGCATTTATCTGCTAATAAAAAGGATCTAAATTTTTCATAACATTTTTTGTGGTAATCATTTATTTTACATTCTTTAATAACTGCTTTACATAATGGTGCAATTTTGAATATAGTTACAATACTACTAATAACTGGATATATGCCACCTGAATTTGCAGATATATTGACAGCACCTGTATTAGATGTATGGTTTTTAACTGTTATATAATCACCTTTCTTTAATTCAAGTAATGTGCGTAAAGATATTTGCCCAGCACCTTTATTAGATCCTTGTGTAGATGGTTCATAAGGTATGTCATTTAAACAGATAGTAAATTGTGCAGAATTAATTGTTGTTGCTAAGAAAAATACTTTATAAACACCATCTTCAGTAATTGCTATTTGATTGGGTGATGTATTAGACCAATTGATACCATTTACATTACTAGTAGTATCAAATATAATATCTGATTCAAGAGCAACTTGTTGAGTAGTTTGAGTAAAAAATGTCCCATGAATATTAAATCCTTGTAACATAAGTTCTTTATCATTTAACATTTTTTCTAATATTTTTTTGAATAAATATTGTTTTCTTCTAGATAAACAATCATTTGACCAAGTATGACAAATTTGTTTATATTCTTCATTAGGTAAATTAGCTATTTTTACAACTAAAAAGGTAGCATCATTACCTACTAATGAACCACCCGAACCTAGAACTAATGTTACAGCACCAGCATTTGATTCATAATTTCTCATAAATAATGTATCATTTTTATTTAATTTAGCCATGCATCTAAAAACTGTTTGACCTGATCCAGCATTATTTCCAGTAGTTGTTAATAATTGTGGTAATCCATTAATAAATAATGTAAATTGACTAGATTGTTCTGAATTAGCAATAAAGAATAAAATATAAACACCACTTTGTCTAACACAAAAAGGTGCATTAAGATCGGCGTGATCAATATTATATTTTAATTCATCAGTTGGAAATAAAACAGGATAATTTTGTGGAACAACTTCACCAACACTAGAAGATGCTGTTAAATAAGCATCTGAACCAGCAACCATTAATGAGTCATCAGTTAATAATCTGTGTTTATAGTATTTATAAACATCATCAAAACAAAATTTTTTTTCATCGGAACATTTTTGACTTTCTTCACTAGATGAATCTTTTTTATTACGTTTCTTTTTGCATTTTTCACTTTCTTCACTGGAAGATTCTTTTTTGTGGTGACGTTTTGGTTCATCACTATCATTTTTTTTTCGATGATGTTTTTCTTCACTATCACTATCATGTTTTTTAGAATGTTTTTTAGCGTGTTTATGTTTAATAAATACTTTTACATCTTCAACTGATGATGAATATGATTCGTCGCTAGAATTAGATTCTGATGAAGGAGATTTATGACAATTTCTTGGCATGTATATATTAAGTATAGAAAATAATTTTAAAATTTTTTTAAATATTTTTTAAAATGTTTTAAAACAAAAAATAAAATTTAGGTATATATTATAATTGTAAACGTTTAAATGAATTAAAATATTAATATTTAAAAAAATATTATTTAATATATATATGGGCAAAAATGATAAAATAATTACTCCTTCTTCCAACACTAATGAAATACTTCCCCCTTTTGGCACCATACATAAAACTGTTATTGATACACTCCTTACGAATCAGACTGTTTCTTATACAACCCTTTCACAATTGAAAAAAAATATTTGTTATTTATATATAAATTTAATATATATTATATTTTATTTAAATAATCAATTTAATCAAATTAATTTAATTAAAAAAAAAATTATCGATAAATTTAATATAGACTTAGAACTATTGCCTGTTGATGAAATTAAATTATTAAGTATTGTAAATGATTCTACTAATAAATTATCAAATTATGATAATATAATAGCATCAATTAAATCAAATAAACTTGTAAAACCATATTATAACGAATTAAATTTATTATATGTTAACAATGATATAATTAAAATTATATTATCAAATATTGATAATGAAAAAACATATAATTCTATTGTAAATATATTTTCAGGTAATGGTGAAATTATAAACAGTATGATAAATAATAAAATAAAATATAATAATATATATTGTTACGATAATGATGAAATGAATAATTGCCTATGTTATTTAAATTTATTATCTAACCGTGTTGATTTAGAAAATATTGTAACTACTGATATATTATATGGAAATGATATTAATAAAAATAATGATTTAATTATTTGTCATATTCCATCTAACTTAAAAAATATAATATATGCAAACTGCAATCCATTAATTAAGAAATTAAAGATTCGCGGTACAAAAGCAGAACCATTAATATTACAATTACTTTTACAATTGGTTAATAAAAACGGAAAAATTATTTTAATAATACCAAATAGTTTATTATTTAGTGATTCAGCTCAACATATTGAATCACGTAAATATCTAATAAATAATTTTAATATATCAAAAATAATTGAGATACCTAATAAAAAATCAATATTAATTATTAATAACAACAACATTATTAAAAATGATATTATTATAAATGATGATAATATTTTACCATATGAAAAAATTAATAAAACTACATATTCATTATACTATAATGAATATAAATTTAGTAAAACTGTTCAAGTAAGTGAAAATAATATTAAATTAAATAAAATAATAGATATTGTTTCATATAATAATAAGTTTGACTATCCAGTACTTTATTCTTATAAATTTAATAAACTAACATATGGATTATTAACAGATGAAATAAAGTATGACTATATATATTTAACAAAAGATGAAAGTAAATATAAACAAAAGTTTCTAAATATTTACTTGTATAATCTATTGAATAATAATTTAAATACTATAGTCAAAGGTAAAATGCAAAATATTAATATTGATATTGTAAATGAATTAGAAATTGAAAGTATTGATATTGAATTACAAGATTTATTTATAACACAATATGAATTAATAAAGAATAATATTATTAATTTCAATAATGAAATATTAAATTACAAAAAAATTAAACATAGATTTGTTAAAACTAAAGTAAATAGCATTGCTTTTGAAAAATTAATTAATATATGTTCAATTACAACAAATAATAATATAGATAAAAATACAATTATTGTTAAAAAGAATAGTTTAACAGCCGGTACTGTAAGTTATATTGAATATGATAAAAATATAGTTTATGATGATCTAATAAACTATTATTTTATTAATTTAATAGATCAAACATTTGATCTAAAGTATATATATAATATTTTAGAATTACTCCAAGAAGAATTGATTACTTTTGCATCATTAAATAAAACCACATGTTTAAGTAAAACACATTTAGAAAATATTGAAATTCCTATAATGGAAATAGAAAAACAATATGAGTTATTAAAAAATATTGAAAAATATGATCAGTATATAAATAAATTATCTAATCAAATTGATGAATTAACTAAATTTCAACAATCAAATTTATTTTTATATTTATCTGCATAATTTATTATGGTCCTTGTGGACCTTGTGGGCCTAATGGACCTTGTGGTCCAGTTTCACCTGTTGGTCCTACATCTCCTTGTGGCCCAGTTGGTCCTAGATCTCCTTGTGAACCAGCTGGTCCTACATCTCCTTGCGGCCCAGTTTCACCTTTTGGTCCTACATCTCCTTGTGAACCAGCTGGTCCTATATCTCCTTGTGAACCAGCTGGTCCTATATCTCCTTGTGAACCAGTAGGTCCTATATCTCCTTGTGAACCAGTAGGTCCTACATCTCCTTGTGGCCCAGTTGGTCCTATATCTCCTTGTGAACCAGCTGGTCCTACATCTCCTTGTGGACCAGCTGGTCCTATATCTCCTTGTGAACCAGCTGGTCCTATATCTCCTTGTGAACCAGCTGGTCCAACTGCACCACATACCATTAAATCCCAATCATATTGATCTTCACTTTCTGGATTAATGTTGATGTTATCATTTATAGCAATATAACATGAACAATTATAATATACTACATCATTAATACAATATTCTTTTTCACAGGTCCATTTAGATTTCCATATAAACGATGGTCCAACTTTTCCTTTTTGTCCACGTTTGCCTTGTGTCCCTTGGACACCTTGTTTTCCACGATTACCACGTTTTCCAGAAGGTCCATTTGGACCTTGTGGTCCAGGTGGTCCTTGAAGTCCTCTATCATCTTTTATCAAATTGAAATTAAACGGTTTTATTTTTGAGAGATTTAATTGGGAAGGATTATAGTTAGAATATACTGAACAGTTAGCTTCTGTTGCATTATCATCACTATCTATTTTTTCATCACTATCGTAGTCTACATTTTTTTTATTTTTTTTCTTTTTATTATCATTTTCTGAACTTAAATTAGATACAAGGTCGTCTAATACAGAATTTTTATTTTGTTTAGTATGAACCATTATATTATATATTAACCTTAGAAAAATTATTTTTAAATATTTTTATATATTTATTTTAAAATAATTATAGTATCATTTTAAAATAAATATTATACTCTATACAAAAAAAATGATTTTTTATATATAAAGTAATAATAATATATATATTAATGGGTGTACCTAAATTTTTTGCATGGTTAATGCGGAATTATAAAAAAAATAAATTTGTATTTGAAAAAGAAAAAGTAGAAGGTGGTTTAGAAAAAATAGATTGGCTATTAATTGACACAAATTGCTTAATACATCCAACATGTTTTAAAGTATTAGCTGAAGAACAACAAAAAGAAAACATAAATTTCAAAAGTTTACAAAACAAAATGATGAATGCAGTAATAGAGTATATTGATAAATTAATTGATTATGTTAAGCCTGAAACAGGAGTTTATATAGCAATAGATGGACCAGTATGTTGTGCTAAAATTAAACAACAACGACAGAGGCGTTTTAGATCAGTACATGATAAAATATTATTTGATAAAATTAAAACTAAATACAATAAATCAATACCTTATTTTTGGAATAATAGTGCAATTAGTCCAGGTACTAAATTTATGGATAAACTTCATAAAAAAATACTAGCTTGGATTACTACAAAATCAATTAAAATAATTTATTCATCATCAAATGTTCCGGGGGAGGGTGAACATAAATTATTAGACTTTATTAAAAAAAATAATAAAAATAACTTAGATTTATCATATGTAACTTATGGTCTTGATGCAGATTTAATTTTTTTGATGTTAGTCACTAAATTAAATCGTGTTTATTTGTTAAGAGAAGCACAACAATTTGATAAAAAAGCATCTGGAGATCAGTTAAATTTCGTTAGTATCAAAATAATGAGGGAATGTATATATGATACATTTATGAAAGAAATAGATATCAAGAATATTAATATGGATTGTATAATTAATGATTTTATATTTTTATGTTATTTTTTAGGTAATGATTTTTTACCACACATTTATGCATTGGATATTAAAAATAACGGTATTGAATATTTAGTTAAAAAATATGGTGAAACATTTATGATAATAGGTGATCATATACTTTCAAAAAATACTAAAAATGTAAATCAAAAATTTTTAGCAAAGTTATTAGAAAAATTATCAGCTGATGAAGAATCTATTTTAACTGAAAACTATGCTAAAATAAGAAAACCAAGATATCAAGGATCTGATGATTATGAAAAAGAATTATTTAAAATAGAAAATCTATTATTTAAAATCGAAGATCCAGTTGGATTAGGTGTTGATTCAAATTATAGAAAAAATTATTATAAACATTATTTTGATGTAAATGATGATGAACTAGAAGAATTTGTTGAAAATTTAGTTAAAAATTATTTGATTGGTATTAGATGGGTAACACATTACTACTTCCAAAAAATACCAGATTGGTCATGGTATTATACATATGATTATCCACCATTTATTTCAGATATATGTAAATATTTAATCAATTTAAATACTATTACTTTCATTGAAGGAAAACCAATAACACCATTAGAACAATTACTAGTAATATTACCATCACAATCAAAGTATTTATTACCAAAAAGTTTTAGTAAACTTACTAATAATCCAAATTCAACTTTAGCTCATTTATATCCATTGGATTTTCAAGTAGATTTTTTATACAAACATCATTATTGGGAAGGTATCCCTCAATTACCACCATTAGAAGTTAAATTAGTTAAATATGTATATTCTAAATATAAAAATGAATTATCATCTGACGAAAAAGATCGCAATAGGTTAGATAAAGATTTACTATTTAATTATTAATTTAAAAAAATTTTTATTATCTAAAAATTTTTAATAAATCTTAAAAATGTATAAAATTAATTATTTTAAAAAATTTTCTGCATAAGATTATATAATGCCTATATCTAAAAATGAATTAAAAACAAGCTTTACTGGTACAAGAAAAATATCTAAAAAAAATAGTAAAAAAAATAGTAAAAAAACTAGTAAGAAAAATAAATCAAAAATAAATACATCTACTGAAGAAATGATGGATATTTTAAATTCTGATAATCATACAAATCAAATGCAACCACAAATGCAAAATCCTCAAATGCAACAACAAATGCAAATGTATAAAACTTATAATGAAAATGTTGATCCTTTAATGGTAAATCAATTTGTTAGTACTAATGAACAAGGTCAGATTATTAATAGCAATAATAGATTTGAACAATTATTAGGTCTTGCTCAATTAAATCCAAATTATAATAATAATAATAATTTATCAACTGAAATGTCAATGCAATCACTTAATCCTATGGGAGCTCAATTAGCTAATCAATTAAATATGCAACAAATGAGTATGCAACAAATGAGTATGGAACAACAACAAACGCCACACATGGGTATGGAAAATCAAAATAATTTACAGTTAGAAAATATTAGAAATTTAGCAGCATTACAAAATATTCCTAAATTAGTATAAACCACTGCTATCATAAATATAATTCAAAAAAAAATTGATTTTTATTTATTTAACATACATTAAAAATTAATATGTCAGAATATTTTGAAGTTAATCTAAATGGTACTATTACTAGGATACCAAATGACCATTATAAAAATGGTAAAATTTTTATTAAAATTGACCAAGATGGTTCGCGTGCAGAAGGAGCATATTGGGAAGGAAGAAGGCATGGTAACTTTTATATTACTACTAGTAGTGGTAATATAATTGAAGAAACATATGTTGATGGGATACGTAAAGGTAGATTTACAATTTCTTGCCCCCATGGAACTTATTATGTAGGTGTTTATAATAACGGAATTATAGATACTTGTTATAAATGTAACAAGGAAACCTATGATTTAGTATCACAAAAATTTAATATAATTTAAAATCAGGGATCATAATTACTTTATCAATTAAATAAGTTTCATTGTCTATTTTAATTTCATTTCCAAATTCATCAATTGCAATTTTTCCAATTGGATAATTTAATTGATAATCATATAATACATTTGTTTGATCATATAACCAGTATGGTTTTGCTTCAGAGTACGTATTATCTGATACTTTATAAGCAGCTTCTACTTTTCTTACTTTAATTTTAATAACTGATGAATCTTTAGAATTTAAACCATTATTAATTTTTTGATCATATTCTATTTTTTCATTATATGCTGGGCCTACTTGATCTTCTAATAATGATTCTTCATTGAATTGAAAACATCTATATTTAGAACCCATCATATTATGCGCTTTAAATAGTTCGCAATCGACTGCTGCTTCTTTTACTGCTTCTAAAAAACTTAATAATAAATTATTTTTTCTTCGTGATATTGATTCCATTTTTTCATCAGTGGTTTCTTTACCACCTTTACGTACCATTTTATATCTAAATACATCCACACGCCTTTCTTCTAATGGTAGATCTGCATGATGACATTGGCGAACTGCACGACCAACAACTTGTTCAATTCTAACTTCATTCCAATATGGTTCCATAATATGTACTTGTCTAACATTATATAAATTTATACCTTCCGCACCTGCAGGTGAAATCATAATTATTTTAACTAATTTACCATATTTATTTTCTTTTTCATTAAATACTTTTTTATTTATTTCACGTTCTTCTTTATTAATAGAACCATGATATTCTACATATCTAAAAAAATCATTTTCTTTGGATACCTGTGTATCATCATTATAAGAAATAAAACCAAAGAATTGCATATAAATTTTTAATATTTGTAAACCTTCCATTTCAACATAATTTGAATATATTAAAACTGGGCCTTTTGATTTCAATACATTAAATATAATCATAACCATTTTTGGTGAAGATATATAAAAAGCATTAAATAATTTTGATTTATTTTTTTCTTCATTAAAAAATTTAGTAAAACTTGAATTATACTTTGTTTTAAACAATTTAACATCATCTTGAATTGTATGTTTATTTTCTTTGTCTTTACGATGTATTTCTTTAAAATAATCTATTAAACCATTAATATATACTTTAATAGCATTTACATAAGCTGCTAATTCTTTATTTGATTTCAATAATTCTCTTTTTCTTTCTTCGTCTTTACCTTCATCAATAATCACTGCATCTTGTTCAGTAATTCTAAATTTACCAGGTCTTGGACGTTGTTCACCATCAATTTTACTATCAATACGTGGAAATACAAAATTACATGATTGTCTGGTATAAGAACTATATGTAGAATTATCATTACCGACTTTACCTCTTGACATACGACGTCTAATTTTTTCTTTTTGTTCTTCAATTTCTTCAAAATAATTATAAACTTCTTCATGATATTTTTCCATTGGAATATTTTTATAATGAACTACTTTGGTTGCGTATTTGTCTGGTGTCGCACCAATATAATATGATACGAGACCAAGTATTCTACGTTGAAACATATTTTTATTATCTTCATTTAATGATGCAAAATTAGAAGATGATATATATAGTTGACTAAATGTACTTTCACTGGTAGGAAAAGAACCAGGTCTTAATAAATTAAATATTAATGCTAACTCGAATGGCGTATTAATAGCAGGTGTAGCTGATAATAACATTACTCTAGTGTTATTATTTTCTATTTTTTCTTGTTGTATATAATCATAAATAATTTGGGCTCTTTTACCTTTTTTACTAGATACATTATTATATACATTATTAATAAAACGTTGACATTCATCAATAACAAATAAAAATGGTAATGAATTATCTGCTTTTTTAACTTTTTCTAAAAAATCTCTATCTGCAAATGGACTATCATAATGAACAAAAACAAAATTTTTCATTCTTTCTTCATAATTTTCTTTTTGTAACCAAACTTTGATATCTTTTAACCAAGGATCATTTCTTAAAGCAGCTGGTATTAATAAAAAAATATTCCACTTTGGTGTATAGTTATATAGTGTGTTATACACATTAATTAATGTTGCTGTTTTACCTGAACCAACACCATGATATACTAATAAATCTTTGAAAGGTGAACGATAATCTAAATATGAACCAACAAATTTTTGATATAATGTAAAATCATTAATAAATTGTTCATTGCATGGATCTTCATCAGCTGATCTTATAATTTCGGGTAATACATATTTTTTAAAATTCTTCATAATCCATAACGGGAAGATTCTTCCATTTTCTTCTAACATAATATCTTTTTTATTTTGGGCTCCGCCTATAAAGTTATCCATTATTATAATTTTAGAAATAAAATTATAATAAATTAAATATTATCTAATTTGGCATAAAATAAATTGCTAATAATATTACCCATATTATTATTTTCACCACGATACTTGTTACTGTCATATTTCTGTGTTAATTGACTAAATACTGGGGCTACACATGATATATGTTTTTGTAAATTTTTGGCCCACCTAGGATGATTACTTTCTTTATTTAATACTTTATTATATTGTTGGAAAAATCCAAGAGTTTCATCACGATCAACTTTATGAGAAATTTTCATTTGAATACGTGGATTAGATTGTCTTTTATTAAGTGACCCACTATGAATTAAGTTAGCATTAAATAATAATGCATCGCCTTTAGAACATAACACTGATTCTGTATAATCAGTTATGTTAAGTAAATTTGCTTGGGCACTTTTATGTGATTCTGGAATTATATCTAAACATTTTTCCATATCTTCTAAATAAATAATTAATGTATATGATGGATAAGCTTGTGTCTTATTGAAAAAATCACCATTGTAATCTCTATGACATGCATGGAATTGTGATTTTTTAATTATAAAAATGTAGTCATGGAAATCATAATCATTACCGATTATATTAATAATACGCTCTTTAACAGATGGTGAATTTAATATTATTTGTTTAGCTTCCATTGATTTACCTTCTTCTACTAATTCTCTAATAGTATTTGCTTGTTCAGTAGTTAATATTTTAGGTATAACAGTAATACCATCATTTTCTAAATTATATATTTTATTTTTAATAATAGAAGTATTTTTCTTTTTATGGACTAAACGTAATATTAATGATATTAATAATAATAATAAAATAAGTAATAATAAAAGTAAAGGATTCATTATATTAATTTAGAAATTATTTATAATATGTAATTTAGATATATAATAATATGAAGCTAAAATAAAAATTATAAAAATAGTATACTTTAATAAAATATCTTTCATATAATGTTTTGACTTTTTAAAAAAATAATCTTGTAAATCTTTATTAAGAATAAGTTCATTATCTAGATTATAACCTAATTTAATAATTATATTATTAAGATATGTACAACTTGGGCCATGTATAAAAAACGGTTGTTTGTTATTATAATAAGCTTTGTTATTAACAAATAATAATTCATTATCAATATTATTAAATGATTTATGCACTGTTAAAAAAAAATTTTGTTTGTTATCAATATACACATTTTTTTTATTCATAATACAATACTGTGTCAACAAATATTGATCATCATTTGAATTTGCTTCTAAATTATATGTAAATGTTAATAACTCTTTTAAATCTTTTACATAACCAATATATGTTCCTGAATTTAATAACATATCATTACATTTTTTAAAATAAGGTTCAGCCATATATTTTTGTAATTGAAACTTATAAATATCAATTGCTGTTAAAATTTTAAAATCATATTTGTTTCTAAAACTAATAAATAAATCTTTCAATTCACGTAAATCCCGATTACAAATTACATCGTACCCATCTACAAAACAAACAATATCCGTTTCTTTTAATTTTTCTAAATAATCAATCATTAATTTAAATTTCCACGAGTATCCTTGCCATTTTTTACCAAAACCTAATACTACTATTTCTTTACCATTTTTTTTACAAGATTCTACTAGATATTTAAAATAAAATTTTGGTTCTGTAGCTACAGTAACTATATGTAAATCGTCCATTATATTTAATTTAGAAAAAATTATCTTAATTTATTTATTAATTAAGATAATTTTTTATCGGTTCAGCTAAAAAATCTAAATTTATATATTTATTTCAAGTATGATAGTTTTTTTTATTTTTTATAATCTAAACACATATATATGTCTAATAATAAAATAATAAATTTAGATTTGAATGAATATGATTTTAAACATCCAGATGAATTTTATGAATTATTAAATGAAACAATTAACAAAGATAAAATAATAACACATTATACATATAATCAAAGTGATAATACAACAATATTATTAAATAAAATTGCATTATACAATAATATTTTAGAAAATAATATTATATTAACACCTGGTTCAGATACTGCATTAGAATATATTATTAATACATATGTTAATAATTATACCAAAGTATTTTTATTTTATCCAACTTATTTTATTTTTGAAATGATGGTAAAAATAAGAACAAAAAATATTGATTATATTAATATAGACATCAGAGATAATGATTATAATATAGATAAATATTTAAAAAATTATAATCTAGATAGTAATTCAATAGTTTATATAGTTAGTCCTAATAATCCTATAGGTAATATAATTAATATTACTTCATTAGAAACATATTTAAAAAACTATAAATCAACTATATTTATTATTGATGAAGCATATATTGAATTTTCAAAAAAAAATACATGTATTGAATTAATTAAAAAATATGATAATTTAATAGTATCAAGAAGTTTTTCAAAAGCATATGGTTTAGCAGGATTAAGATTAGGTTATATTGCATCATCAAATATACGTTGTAATGAAATTTATAAAATTTATAATGAAAGAAGTTTAACTGAATTAACTAAAATAGCTGGAATATTTATCATGGAAAATATTAATCATTATGAAAATATTATTAACAAAATAATTATTGAAAGACAATTATTTGAAATTTTTTTAAAAGAAAATGATATTTATTATATATCCTCAAATTCAAACTTTATTTTATTTTATGTTGGAGATAAATATAATGATTTATTAATTATGTTAAAAAATAATAATATTATTATAAGAAATAAAAATAATGAAATAAAAGGTTTTCTAAGAATTACAATAGGAAACCATGATAATATGAATTTTGTTAAAGAGAAATTTAAAGAAAATTTACATTTGTTTGATAAATATAATTAATAATTTTTACATAAATTAATAATATCAGTAGTACTTAATAAATCATATCTTGATATATAAAAATATTTATTCAATTCTAAAGCACCATGATGAAAAAATATATTTTTTTCAGTATCTTTATATTCTTCGCCAATAGAAACATAATCAATATTATTTTTTTTAATAAATTCAATACTGGTTTGTAATGGTGCATTTTCAATTATTTCATCGACATATTTACAATATTTAACTGTTTCATATCTAATATTTTCGTTAATGAGAGGTAGTCTTTTATATGAGGCGCAATCTGCATCACTATGTACACCAACAATTATTTTAAAATCACAATTAAAAGTTTTACAATAATTATATATTTTTTCAAATGATTTCATATGTCCTAAATGGCATAAATCATATACTCCACTGCAATAAATTCTTAATACTTTATGTTCCATTAATATAATATTATAAATAATATTATATTAAACTAATGATTTTATTTATTATATATTACATAGATTGGATATAAGAAATTTATCAACAATAAATTAGTCATATTATTAGTATGTAAATAGCTTAAATAATTAACTATTAAAAATATTAAAATATCAGTTTTACTAACATTATAATTTTTCAATAATTTAATTTGATATAAGGTATAAAATAATACCATTGTGTAAAATACATAAATTATATTATTATTTATTTTTGGTAATTTAATTAATGTAAGCAATGGTAGTAAAATAGTTGCTACACTAGCATCATCAGCTGAAAAATATTTAGTACCATATATATATTTTTTTGTATATTTACCAACAATATGAAAAAAATTATTATTTAAAATAAATAAAAATAATATAATATGCTTATAATTATCTGGTATTTTAAATAATTTACATAATAATATTATTACTATTATATTACGAACTGGATCTAATGCATGATCTAATACTTCTCCTAATTTAGATTGTTGGTTAGTTGCTCTTGCATGAACACCATCAATACCATCTAATATCCAAAATATGAATAAAAATAATGAAAATATTTTTGGATTTTTATATAAATCGCTATTATAAAAATATACAAGTAATAGAAAATTAACTATAGTTATTGTATTTGGTGTTATTGATCGTGGAATATATGTTTGAATTTTTTCAAACAATGGCTTATAATATTTAATTGTCATGTAAGATTCACCTAAAAATTCATCATTTATAACACTCATTAACTTAATAAAGATAAAAAATTATAATATTTTAATTATATTATGGATGATTTTTATAATATAAGTATCCTATTATTAATATAAAAATAATTAAAAAATATTTATTTAAAATCATATTAAAATAATAAATTCCTTTATTAATATAGTTTTTCTTCATTTTGTTTTTTATAAAATATATATCATTTTTGCTAATATTATAATTTAGTTTAGTTATTAGTGAATTTAAATATGTACAACTAGGACCATGTATAAAAAATGGTTTTTTATTTTTATAATATGCTTCATAATTATATATTTTTAGTTCATTATCAATTTCAAAAAAAGATTTATGTATTGTTAAAAAAAATTCATAATTTTTATCAAATAATATATCTTCTGGATGCATTTTACAATATTTTATTAATAACATTTGATCATCATTTTTATCATTCGGATCCAAATTATATGTTTTGAGTAATAAGTCATGTAAATCTTTTGCATAACCAATATAGGTACCAGCATTTAATAGTTCATTATTACAGCTATCAAAATAGAATCTTGCTATTAGTTCTTGAGGTTTAAATTTATAAGTTTCAGTAGCAACAATAACTTTAAAATTATATTTATTTTTATATTCAATAAATTGTTCTTTTAATTCATTTAAATTTCTATTACATATTACATCATATCCATCGATAAAACAGACTATATCATTATCATTTAGTGATTTTAAATATTCTATCATTAATTTAAATCTCCAAACAAATCCCTGCCACTTTTCACCATATCCTAATATTGTTAATTCTTTACCATTTCTTTTACATGATTCAACTAAATAAGGAAAATAATATTCTGATTCTGTAGCTACAGTAACTATATGTAAATGACTCATTACTATATTTTAGAAATTATTATCTGCTATAATATAATGATTAAAAAAATTACTTTTTTTAGTTTAGCATTATTTCACTGTATAATATGGTTCTGGGTTATTTTTGCATTTCTAAATATTAAATTTGCAAAATATAATTTATATTATATAATACCATTAATATATATATTACATATGTTACCATTTCATATTATTACAGAAGGTAAAAAATCACTTTATACAGATCCTGAAATATATAAAATAAAATTAAAAGAAACTGAAGATAAATTAGTTATACCTACGTATTTTTATAAAGTTCGTGATTTTTTAGATACAAAATGCGAATATAACCCAATATCGCCACAAGGTATGATGATATTTGGAGCATTATCTTCATCATATGTATTATTAAACAATATTAATTTAATAAAGTTTCCATAAACTCAGACAATAATTTAATTATATCGTTTAATATTATTAATTTATTCTTTATTTCATCTATTCTTTTGCTATTTGGATCATTTTGTTGAAGTTCTACTAATTCATTCAATAGATCTACAGACTCTTCTAAAAATAGTCCAATAGTTTGTTTGCATTCAAATTGCATATTATTCATAGTTCATTATACTAATAAATTAATAACAAAAAAAATCAATTTTATCAAATTAAAATAAGTTATATGTTTAAACAACTAATATGTCCCGCCTCTTAAACGCAAAACAAGATGCAATGTTGATTCTTTTTGTATATTATAATCTGAAAGTGTTCGCCCATCTTCTAACTGTTTACCAGCAAAAATTAATCTTTGTTGATCAGGTGGAATACCTTCTTTATCTTGAATTTTTGTTTTAATATTATCAATACTATCAGTTGACTCAACTTCTAGTGTAATTGTTTTACCGGTCAATGTTTTTACAAATATCTGCATAAAATGTAATGTAATTAGCTTAATATTATATTTATCAATTTTTATTTTTTATAAAAATTCTAGTAGGTGGGTTTAGAATTTATTTTGTAAATTCTAACACATCGGTACAATTAGATTGAGAACAGATAATTAAAATCTAGTAGATGGGTTTAGAATTTACTTTGTAAATTCTAACACATCGGTACAATTAAAGATATTTTATTATAAAAAATCTCTTTAATCTATTCGTTCATAATCTAATTTGTTTTGCAAATTAGATTTAGAATAGATAATTTTTATGTAGTCAATTATAATGGATAAAAAGTATCTAAAATATAAAGATAAATATATTAAACTAAAATATTCACAAGAAGGTGGGGCTATTTTTGATAATGTAGTATATGGTATACTTTTAGTATTATTTGGTATAACAATTAAAAGATTTAATAATTGTCCTTTAGGTGAAGAAGGCTATAGAGATCCAAATACTGGTATTTTAAGATGGAGAGGCAGAAATGACATTAGAGAAGAAATAAAATTATTACTTGATAATCCAAAAATAAAATATAATCCTCAATTTATAGAATTATTAAAGAAAGATAAAATAACAATTGGTGAAATAAAACATGTTTTAAACAAAATTAAATCAAAAGATTTAATTCATGTAGTTAAATCATTTTTTAACAGTTATGGTAATTTACAAACTGAAACCCAAAGATCAATAGATAGTATTATTTCAACAATTGATTGTGGATGTAGTAAAAATAAAGTATTTACAAATAATGAAATAATTAATCCTAAATGTTTAGAAAAACCAAATAAACAATTATTAGATTTAAAAAATATAATTCAACTTAATCCTAATTGTAAAAACTATACAATAAATAGAAAAGTTAGTAGTTTTAACGATGTATCATATAATATTTCATTCCCACAAAATGAAAAATGTTTACAAGATGAACTTAATAAAGATAATGTTACTTATTTAAAATCAGAAGATGAGTATCATAAACTAAAAGATGAAAACAGTTTATTTAATAAAATTAAAAATTTATCTAAATTAATTTTATAAAAAAGCACGATTAAATATTATTAATATTTAAAGGTAATTATATCTTATTATTATTATATGGCACAAACAGTTCTATCATTTGATGTTGGAATTATTCATCTAGCCTATTGTCTATTTACTAAGGAAAATGATAAATGGAAAATTATCGATTGGAATAATATTGATTTATCAGATCGTGAATTTACAAAATGTGACTGTGGATTGAAAGCATCATTTACTCACAATAATAAATATTATTGTAAAGTTCATTCAAAAAAATGCGAACAAATAAAACCATTTGAAGAATTGTTTAAAGAATCAACATTAAATAAATGTACTCATTTAGTTAAAGATTCTCCATGCAATCGTAAAACTAGTTATGATATGGATTCATGCACTTTTTGTACTACACATGCTAAAACAAAATATAAATCATTACAAGCTAGTTATAAATTAAAACCATACAAAAATAAAGCAGTTAGCAATTTAGATTTTGATGAAACAAAATTAAAATTATTCAAAGTATTAGAAAGTAAAAAAGAATTATTAAAAGCAGATATTGTTCTTATTGAGAACCAACCTAGTTTTAAAAATCCTACAATGAAAAGTATATCAATCAGTTTGTATGATTACTATTTAATGCGTGGTATTCTTGATAAAGAAATTACAAAATCAAATATTAGTAAAGTTAAATTTATGTCACCATCTAATAAATTAAAATTAGTTGATGTTGGTCAAACTAAACAAATTGTTGTTTTAAAAGCAACTAATGAATCAAAAGCATATAAATTAACTAAAGAATTAAGTGTAAAATATACAAAAGAATTAATTAGTCATTTACCTAATTGGATGTCATTTTTAGTTGACCAAAAAAAGAAAGATGATTTATGTGATGCTTTCTTACAAGGTGCTTACTATTTTGAAAAAAATCTATAATTCAAAAAATATTATTTTTTGAATTATTAATTTTGATTATCTTTAAGATATTGTTCAAAAATATCTCTAATTTTATCATCTTCGGTAATTTTATCATTAACAAAAATATAATTCTTGTTAAAATCAATTGACCATACTTTTTTATCCTTATTTATCATATAAATGAAAATAGAATCACCTTTACTTTCTGCTTTTAAAAAAAAGCCTCCAAAATATAGTTTATTATTAAATCCAACATATTTAACATATTTATTTTTCATTCCAAAAAACAATTGTGGATCAACTACATATTTAAAACCTTTCAAGTCTTTTTTAAATGTATGTTTTAATTCTTTTATTTTAGATTCTAAATCAATATTAGTTTTTGTTCCTAATATTTTCTGAACTTCCATTAACTTTTTAACATCAATCATTTATTTATTGTAAAGTTATCATTTTAGATCCATATTTGTACCATAATGCAAGTGATATAACAGATCCAACTATCATTCCTTGTGTAATTCCTTCTTTATTTTTTTTAAACATGAAACCAGCACCAGGTGCTAAAGCATATGTAAGTAAAGCGTAAAAAACCATTACTTTCATAAGACTAGATTTGTCAGCAGGACTAATCATTTATATATAATAATCTAGATATTTTTTATTTTTAAAATTAATCTAAATAAATAAAATGTCCATAATCAGACTCGTGAGTGTTTTCTGAGCATTTTATTTTATTACTTGTTTTTTTAGTTTTTTTTTTTATAATTAATTTTTCAGATGATTTAATAATTTTATTTGATGATTTAATAATTTTTTTACTATTTATTTTATGTGGTTTGAACATAGGAATAAAACTTGTGGCATTACAAAATTTATTTTTAATGTTACCAATAAAATTTTTTAAATAGGAAAATCCAAGAGTCAATCTATTGTAGTCAATAATTGCTAGCATAAAAATACAACTTAATTTATGAGAATAATAAATTTTCATTTTTTTCCAAAGAAAATAATAAAAATTGTCTACTCTCAATTCTAAACCCATCTACTAGAATTTTTATATATAATAAAAATTGTCTGCTCTCAATAGAATTAACAAAGTAAATTCTATTATGAGCGAATAGATCTTTATAGAAGAATCAAAGATTCTTCTATAAAAATTGAATAAATAATTTAAACATTCAATAAATTCTATATTTATGCACGAAGAATCAGTTTATAATTATTGGTTAGAAAATGATATTTTTTATAAAAGTATTATTAAAAATGAAGATAAACCATCATATAGATTTTATGATGGTCCACCATTCGCAACTGGTTTACCACATTATGGTCATATTTTAGCAGGATTGATTAAAGACACCTTTACACGTTATCATCATAATCTAGGAAAAAATGTTCCTAGGTATAACGGTTTTGATACACATGGTCTTCCCATCGAATATGAAATTGAAAAAGAAATTCATATTAAGACAACTGAAGAAATTATTAATTATGGAATTGGAAATTATAATGAAAAATGTCGTGGTATCGTTCTACGATATTCAAAAGAGTGGGAGACTACAATGGGGCGCTTAGGCCGTTGGATTGATTTCAAAAATGGTTATAAAACAATGGATAAAAATTATATGAATTCAGTTTGGTGGGTTTTTAAACAATTATATATTAAAAATCGTGTTTATGAAGGTGTAAAGATTATGCCTTTTTCAACAACATGTGGAACTTCATTGTCAAACTTTGAAACACAACAAAATTATCAAGAGGTTCAAGATGACTCTTTATATATTTGTTTACCATTAGTTAATCGAGATGCTAGTATTATGGTTTGGACAACTACACCATGGACATTACCTGCAAATTATGCTTTATGTGTAAATGCAGATATTGAATACTGTTTACTAGATTCTAAACAGATTGTAGCTAAAAATTTAATAAACTCTGTTTTTAAAAAAGACCCTCCCAATATCTGGGAAACATTTAAAGGTTCTGAATTAGTTGGATTAACTTATAAACCACCATTTAGTTTTCTAGATCATGAATTTAAAATTTTAGCTGATAATTATGTAACCGAATCTGATGGTACAGGTATTGTACATATCGCTCCCGCATATGGTGAAGATGATTATCGGGTTTGTTTGGAAAATAATTTAATTACTAAAGAAACTAAATTATTTCAACCACTTGATATTAATGGATATGTCAAAGATATTCCAGAACTAGTTGGTATTTTTTATAAAAATCACAAATTAATTGAAAATCCAACTCGTGATTTAAATACATGGGTTATAATTAAATTAAAAGAATCTGGTTATTATTTTGATAAACGACAAATTAGTCATAAATATCCATTTTGTTGGCGATCAGATACTCCACTTATTTATAGAGCAGTATCTAGTTGGTTTGTTAAAGTTGAAGACTTGCGCGAACAAATGGTTAACTTAAATAGTGATATTAATTGGGTCCCTAAATGGGTTGGTGAAAATAGATTTTCTAGTTGGTTATCTAATGCTAGAGATTGGGGTGTATCTAGATCAAGATTTTGGGGTACCCCAATACCTATTTGGAAATCTGATGATGGTGATATTATTTGTGTGGAATCTAGTTATGAATTAGAAAAATTAACTGGATTGATAATTAATGATTTGCATAGAGATAAACTAGATCATGTAGTCATCATAATAAATGGAAAAGAATATAAAAGAATTGATGATATATTTGATTGTTGGTTTGAATCAGGAGCAATGCCATATGCATCAGTTAGTAAAGTTGGCATTGTTGAATTACTTCGTAACTCAGTACATGGTATTCAATATGATGCTGATAGTAATCCATTTATTAAAACATCTGATGGTGTTACTCATCAAATTTTACCAGCAGATTTCATTGCTGAAGGTATTGACCAAACTAGAGGATGGTTTTATACTTTACTAGTATTATCAGCTTCTTTATTTGATATGATTCCATTTAAAAATGTTATTGTAAATGGATTAATTTTAGCAGAAGATGGTAAAAAGATGTCAAAACGTTTGAAAAACTATCCAGACCCTTTAGATATTATTAACGATTATGGTTCAGATTGTTTACGATTATATTTATTATCATCACCTGCATCGAGAGGTGACACATTAAAATTTTCAAAAGCTGGAGTTCATAATGTAATGAAAGATATTATTATTCCATTAACTAATACTATTATTTTTTGGAAAGAATATAATCAATTATATATCACGGAACATATTATACCAGAATATAATTCTGTTAATAATCCAATTAATATTTGGATTTTAATTGAATATTATAAATTAAGGAAAACATATTTTAAATATATGGATGAATATAATTTGAAAGATGCAATTAGTTGTCTGTATAAAGTTGTTGATCTTGTTAACAATGGATATATCAAATTAGCTCGTAATTTATTAAAAGGAAAAAAAAATAAAACAGAATGGGCTGAATCATTAAATACATTGAAATATATTATTGAATATATTCGTGATGATTTTAAAAGTATTATTCCATTCTTTGCAGACAAAGAATCTAATTCTTTATCTATTCATTTGATTCAAAAAGAAAAATATAAGGAATTTAATAAATCACAGTTTGATCAAGCTACTGATTTTAATATTGTATATAATATTATTTGGAATATACATAAATTACGTGGTCTAGCTAATATTTCACTTAAAAAACCAATTAAATCGGTAACAGTTATTATTGATGATACATTTGAATCAATATATAGTAATAGATATAGAAATTATTTAAATTTTATTTTGGATGAATGTAATATTCTAGAACTGGATATTAAACATCAAGATCAAGTAAATGTAATTAAAAATATTAAACCAGTAAAAGCTTTATTTTTTAAAAAATATGGTAAAGAAATTACTGATGTTTTTGATAAAATTAATAAAATGAGTCGATTAGAAACTATTATTAATACCACTTATGATAATTTTGATATTGATATTTCATTATTTAATATTAATTATGTAGTTGCTGGGGCTTCGTCTAATATTCTTGTTGAAGAGTTTAGTTTTAATGATAACAAATTATTAATTTTATTAGATAAGGAATATGATGAATCATTAGATAGAATTCATTATTATAGATTAGTAGGAACTAGTATTCAAAAAGCTAGGAAAACAGCAGGACTCCATCCATGGGATAAAATTAAAGTATATTGGGAAGTTCTGAGTGGAAATAGTAAATATGATTTAGTATCAGAAGATGCTATTAAATATATTTATAAAATTATTAGAGTTGATTTTGAAAAGGAAAATTCAGATATTGATTCTTTTTATGAAGAAACATTAGTTGACTTAGATATTAAAATATCGTTTGTCAAAATTTAATTTATATACATTATTTATAAATGAACTAATTGTCTAGACAACTATCAATGAACCTTTGAATATCACCAACCATGTCCCTCGTTGCCAAACGAGTAGCATGCGCATTGGCTCTATCTTCGATCAAGTCCCTGATTGCATGCATACTGAGTTTCTTGTCAAAATTCAATGGAGGTCCGGCAATACCCAACTGAGACTTGATTCCAGCAGCTTTCATGTTGTGAACATTGATACAAATTTCAACACTAGCAGAACATGGGTTTAGCCAATAATCGGAATTTTGAAAATCAGGTCCTCTAGAGAGAACATTCCTAAGGACCCAACATTCAAGTTCGTCAAAATTATCAACATCCTTAATGAAATTAGGAATATAATTAAATGCCTTGTACTGACTTAAATCAGAATCAAAGCATCTATCATCAGGCCTCTTCTCGTTACAGATATCAACAATAATAGCTAGCTGTCCAGGCTTCTTCTCAAATGCTGAAATCTTCTTCTTAACTTCTTGGTTCATACCCTTACCCTTGAATCCAGCTTTTGACAAATCATCTGCACTGATAACAAGTGTTTCAAATCCAAGACTAGTAAGATAATCAACCATTATCTTTCGTGTAGTAGTCTTACCATTTCCTGTTATACCCATCAAGTTGAACCTCTTCTTATTAGAAGAAGAAGGTTGAACAAGCTGTGAAAAAACAGTTGGAGTAGTAACACTAACATTTAATGGTCTAGCAAGTGACATACTGTTAGATAGACTGCCAATGTTATCAGAAGCATTAACTAGTTCGAACATATCCAAAGTTGGTCGGAAGTGACACCACAGACAGCCTCTTTGCATAACATAATCCATTTCAGAACCTTCTGAATACCAAGTACAAGTTGTACAACCATTGTGGTTTTTCAACTTGAAAACTCTGTCTCTTGTTTGGAAAGGTTCCAATGTAAAGATTGAATTCTTTGATTCTTCAAATGTCTCTATAATGATATTTCCAGATACTGAATCTTTGTATTGATCACGAATATAACCGAGGAACTTGTCTTCTGTGATTTCGTCACCAAGTAATTGCTTTAGCGGTTCCTCATATTCATTCATCTGTTCATTGAAAATTCCAAACATTGACATCATCAAAGCCCACCATGTAGGCTCACTTAGTCTAAGAGGATTGATCAAAGAATCTGTAAACAATGAAGAATGAGTCTTGGATGGATTCTTGAAGTTGATTGCAATGCGGTTACCATTTTGCCAATGTCTAAAACATCCAATGCCATCGTATTGCCCATTAGAGACAAGAACTTCCATTGAAGCTTGAACAATTGCGATCTTTCGAAGTTCAATCATATGTTCGGTGTCCATAGAAGTACCCTTGATAAACATCAATGCCATATGATTTGCAACGTAGAAGATGATAGAAGGTGAATTCCGAGCATCTTGCACGCGCAATGTATGACAAAGCTCTCGTATGGCAATTCGCGTAGCCTGTGGATTTGCATCTGCACTAAAGTAGGCATTGCCAAATCTGTCCATGGAATTTGGGTTTTGACCCAATGCACCGAACAATTCTAGTGAACCATTGTCAAGAACACAAACACCATTAATAGGTAGACAAATACGCTTGAAACACCCGAGTGTTGTTCCTTGAGAACGTAATTGTGAAACTGCATCAGCAAACTCACCCTTCTTAACAACTGAAGCTTTAACATGTTCGTCAAAGTTAGTCAAAAGAATTGGTTTCTTGTTCTTTGTACAATCAAAACCATACTTCATAATATTAAAAACACGTTCTTCAGTAAAATCAGAAAATCCTGAAATTTGTTGAATAATGTTAGTAATAAAAATCATATTCTCGGGAAAGTTAATAAACAGTACTGACAATAGTTTACCAACTTCAATAATAAACTCTTTCAGAAACTTTTGATCAAGCCCCCAATCAAGTGTAGCCTTATTTTTCTCAACTTCAGCAATAATTTTGCTAATATGTTCAGGAATAAGTCCAGTGAAAGGAACACCCATGAAAGTCAAAGCATTCTTATCAATACTTGAAGATACTGCACCACTGTAGGGAATATCACAATGATGCCTACTGTAGATTGTAAGACTGTCAATTGAATTACCAAGCATGTTAACAAGATCCATTCCTGGAATTTGTTGTTCATTCACGGTAATTTTTGCCATATCTAAATCACTAGTTGCAATTGCAATAATCTCTAGTTTGACACCATATTTCTTAAAATTATTGAGAATACTAGAGAAATCTGCAGGTCGGCTATTTGTTTGACCATCTGTAATAATTCTAATAAAATTTGGTCTTGGTACCATGCTTACTAGTTTATCAGAAATATCTTGGAGTGGAAGATGTGTATTTGTTCCACCTTCTGGTCTAATATTAGGTAAACTGACCAAGTTCTCGCTTCGCAAAACATTAATTTTGCCATAAAATTTAAATGTAGTTTCAAATGTACATAGGTAATGCTCTTCATTAGAATTTCCCAAAATACATACACTTAACACTTCTAATTCTTTATCTAGAACAGTAACCCCGCTTTTGAAAGGATTTCCGGTTGACCCGGAATTATCAACAAGGTCAATAATAACTTTATGGGAACTAATAGGTCCCAATGCGTTGGATGAATTTTTAATAATCTCTATGATAGATGACATAATTCTTATATTCAACATGGTTAAAAATAATTATTTCAATTTTTATTATTCCCTTCAGGGAATAATAAAATTCTAGTAGATGGGTTTAGAATTTACAAAGTAAATTCTATTGAGAGCAGACAATTTTTTTTATTAAAAGAGCTACTAGTTTATTTTTTTAAATCAACAGTAAATGTACTACCTACTTCAAAATTATCTATAGGTTGTACATTATCTTCTAACAAAGCAGTATAAGAGTCTTTTGGAAAGACTTTCTTATCAAAATTATTAAGAGCAAAAGTAATATGTTTAACTGGATTACCAAAATATGCATCTGTACTATCTTGTATAGTAATACCAAGACAAATGAAACGATCAGTAATACCAATATTATTAATAGATATTTTGTAACTTTTGCCAACCAAAGGTTGAAGTTCATTACATCGTTCATTAACTTTACCACCTGTATACAAATTTGTTACATGAAATTCAATATTTAATTTATACTTGATACTATTAACAGTAATGATTCCAGAATCAACTATACCACCTGTTTTTCCTGCAACCAAGTCAATTATTTCTTGATAATGCGTATGATCAATACTGTATTTGTATAGCAAGATATTTTTATAATCTAGTCCTTCAGAAACTGCTTTTGGAATAGGGATGGTCCTAGTTGGTTCCAAAGACAGTTTCCCCAATATTTCTGAAATATCATCAGATGAATCACTTGGAGTAGAATCTGCTTGATCAGTAGTTTCTGGGTTGGGATCTTGTTCATTAAAATCTTTAATATTAGGTTCAGTAGAATCCATTATTTTTTTATTTCAATACCCAACTTAAAAAAAAATCAATTTTTATAAAATTGTCTGTTCTCAATAGAATTTGTTTAACAAATTCTATTATGAACGACTGATCTTTATAGAAGAATCAAAGATTCTTCTATAAAAATTGTACCGATGTGTTAGAATTTACTTTGTAAATTCTAATCCCATCTACTAGAATTTTTAAAAATAATAAAAATTGTCTGCTCTCAATAGAATTTGTTTTACAAATTCTATTATGAGCGACTGATCTTTATAAGAAGAATCAAAGATTCTTCTATAAAAATTGAACTAAATATAACATCATAATTAATCTTATATTAATGAGTAGTAAAGTAAATGTTTACATTATATTACCATCAGGAAATAAATACATTGGAGAATTATTAGATAATATTCCACATGGAGAAGGGGAAATAATATTTTTAAATGAAGAAAATAATAATATATTTGCGAATGGAACAAAATATAAAGGTATATTTAAAAATGGGTTACCAAATGGTAATGGTATTCTAACATTACCAACTGGAGAAACATATAATGGCGTGTGGATTGAAGGAAAAGCAGATGGACCTTTCTCTGTAATTTATTCTAATGGAGTAACATATAATGGTATACTTAAAAATGGAGAACGTAATGGCTATGGAATCTTAAATAGTAATAAATTTGAATATAAGGGTAATTGGGCCAACAGTAAATTTAATGGCTTTGGTATAATGGTGACTGAATCTGGATCTATTTATGAAGGTGAATGGTTAGATAATAAAAGAAGTGGTTCTGGTAAAATAATATATGCTGATGGAGCTGTATATAAAGGCAGTTGGTTAGATGGAAATAGAAACGGTGAAGGGTCTATAATTTATAATGATGGATCATCATATAATGGTTATTGGAAAAATAGTGAAAGGCATGGATATGGTATAATGACATATTGTGATGGAACAATTTATGAAGGATATTGGGAATATGATAAAAATATTGGAATTGGTATTACAATTGGAAAAAATGGAATTACATATAATAATAAATTAGAAAGTGACAATATATATCAAAGATTTAAATATGGAAATATAAATAATTATTATACTCATGTTTTCTTAGATAAAACAATATATTATGGAGAATGGAAAAATAAAAAAAGAGATGGTTATGGTATAATGAAGTATAGTGATGGTATTAGATATAATGGTCACTGGAAAAATGATAAACGTAATGGTGTTGGTATAATTAGATTAGATAACGACGAAACTTATTTATTTGAATTTAAAAATGATATACCTGTTGGGTTAGGTAGTGATTCTAAACTAAATATAATAGATTCGAATGATTTTAAAAGCAAGATTAATTGTGTAGAAAAAATTAAAAAGCGAAAAATAAATTAATTTATATTGCATTATCAATATTTCTACCTAAAACTATAAATAAAATCATTAATAACATATTAAATCTTTGGCGATTTTTTTTATATAATTCAATAGTATCCCAATTTGTATTATTATATTTATTATATTGTAAATATAATGTCAAACAAAAAACACCACTATAAAAAATATCTAATTCTGGATGTAAATGATAAGTTATAATATCATTCATAACGCTGCTATCACTAATAAATTCTTGATTAATATTATTCAATAAAGAAGACTCAAATGCTTTTGTTGTAATAATAGATCGAATATTTGGTGTAAATCCATAAGTTGTGATTGGTAATAAAAATAATGGAAGTTTCAACCAATGCATAATAATATATAATAGATTTTTATAATAAATTTTTTCAATTTTAATCTAACTAAATATAATGCCCGAAATAATAGAGGTTAAAAGTTATGTAGACTTCATCAAAAAATGTACATCAAATCATAAATTATTAAAAATTAAAATATTAAAAGGCAGATACAAAACACATGAACCTTTTGCCCATTTTAAATTATTAAAAAGAAAATTACCAATTAAAATAGAATCTATAAATACTAAAGGTAAATTTACATATTTTAAAATTGATGATTTATATTTAGGTGTTAGCTTAGGTTTATTTGGCGGATGGTTATTTAAAAAAAACAATAGTGAAAAATTTAACTATCCTGATTTCTATGATACATTTGACCCAGAAATCGCTAGTAATTATTTAGACAGAGCGTTAAATCATTTAAATATCGAATTTGTATTTGAAAATGGGTCTTTATTTTATTATGATCAATTAAGTTTTGGTAGTTTTACAGTTTTTACTAGTCAAGAATTACTGGATAAAAAATTAAAACAATTGGGATTAGATATTATGGATCCAGAAACAACTTTAGAAATGTTTACTGACAAATTAATGAAAACAACTAATTTAAAAAAACCAATAGGTTTAGTTTTATTAAATCAAAAAATAATAGCAGGTGTTGGTAATTATCTACGAGCAGACTTATTGTGGTTATGTAAAATTTCACCATTTAGAAAAGTATCAGACTTGACTAATTTAGATTTAAAAAAATTATATAAAAATATTAGATTATTAACATGGGCATCATATGATTATAAATTAGGAGTAAAATTAAAAGTTATAGATAAAGATGATAAATTACCTATTGATTATAAAAATGAATTTTTAGTTTATTCTAGAGATAAGGATATCTATGGAAATGAAATAACTAAAGAAAAATTATACGACGGTAAATTTGTTAGACATATTTTTTGGGTACCTAAACTTCAGAAATAAATAATGCTATATATTTGTAATTTTATCTTGATTATTATATAGCAAAATCTTTATTTTATCAATTTTGTATTTTTTATAATTATCATATTTATGATATTCTTCATAATCAATAAATTCAGTACTATCATCTTGTATTTTATCTAAAAATTTTTAATATAATCTGTTATATTATTTGTTGGTTTCCAATTTAATAATGATTCCAATTTAGTAGTATCACATAATGTTTCATTTAGGTCAACAACTCTTTTCTGACTATGTATTTGTTTATCGGATATTAAATCAGCTAATTCTTTTATTGAATTCATTTTACCTGTTCCTACATTAATAGTTTCATTAGTTATACTGGAAGTCATTGCTAAAATATTTGCTTTTACAACATCATCAACACTAACAAAGTCTCGTGTTTGTGATCCGTCACCATGTATATTTAATGGTAAATTATCTTTTTTATTTTTTAAAAATATACCAGAAACAACTGCATATGATCCTTCATTTGGTTCATTTTTACCATAAACCATAAAATATCTTAATCTAACTGTTGGTACATTATAAAGACTACTAAATAATTCACAATATAACTCACCACAATATTTGCTAACTGCATAGGGTGTTTGGCAATTTGGTAACTGAGTTTCAACGTGTGGTATTGGATTATTACCATAATATGTTGATGAAGCACTATAAATAACTTTAATTGGATTTTTAAATGATGCAGCATATTTTAAAATGTTAATAGTTCCATTAATATTTTGATTTACACAAAAATCAATCATTTCTTTATTTTCTAAAGATGGTAATACTTTACTCATTGCAGCCATATGAAAGATACCATCAACATAACCTATCTTTTTTAATATTGTATTATCTAAAATATCTCCATTAAATAATTGAATATTTATATTATCATATTTATAATCCAAATTATTAAGACTGCCTGTTGTTAAATTATCTAATATAATAACATTATTATTTTCTGATAATTTTTTTACAAGATTGCTACCAATAAATCCACATCCACCAGTAACCAAATAACGTTTTTTTAATAAAAAATCATTTACTGGTATATCACTAAAAACATAAGCTAATAATCTTTCTAAAATCCAACCATTTATTCCATTACAGTTAAAATCATATTCTTCAAAATGAGCCATATTAGTTGTCATACGAATACCATTATTAAAATCCCCTATAATAGTCATTGAATGTATTTTACTATAAAATTGTATTGGTTTATTAAGAATAATATGTTTAGGAATAATATATTGACACCCACTTGAAAAAGATACATTTTCAATTAATTGTGTATTAAAAAATAAAGAAAAATATTGACCTACTTTTAAATCAGGATATTGATTATGATGCTCGTTATTATAATTATGAAACAATGGTAAAGCTGACGTCGGTTTACTATTAATTAATGCATTTATTTGTTGTTGTAAATTATCAGGTGTAATACCATGCATATGATCAAAAGGATTACCTTGTAAAAATATAACATAATCAGGTAAATTATAATAATTTTCAATGATATAGTAAAAAAAACTTTCTACTTCTCGTCCAATATTTTCTCTTTTAATAGCAGTGACATAGTCGCTGCCTTTATTATAAATAATAACATTATCTTTGTTCAAATTATTTACCCAATCTAATTCTTCGTTATATCTTGCAATAACTAATTTATACGACATTATTTATATTAATAAATTATATTAATATAAACACATTTATTAATTATTTCAATAAAAAATAAAATATAACAAAAATAATTAACAATAGTTTTATAATATTAACAATTGTATCTTGTTTGTAAATTGGGTATAGTTTTTTTGAAGTTGGTTCAAGAAAATGTAATAAACTTATTGCATTTGATACAGCTGATTCCATTGATGTAAAATAATAATAACTGTTACCATTTTGTGTTCCAACATTATACAAATTATTGAATCTAATACTTTTAGAGGGTAATATTGTGTTTCTATTAGCAGTTGTTACATAACCAGTATCACTTTCAATCCATTTGTCACCTTTTCTTTTAATTAGAGGATTTAGTATTAAATTAGTAGGTCTAGGTAAATCTGGATAAGATAATCTTAATTGTCTTAAAACTTCTTCTAATAATTCATTTTCTGAACATTCATGTGGTGTTTTGTTATTAAATGATGATTTTGAATCTATTTTTGTAATACCTATACTGATTACTGTTTTTGATCTATCATTTTCAAAATTTATATAATTAGACATGATTGTAGATACAATACCCCAATCTGATTTAGGAAAACCCCATATTTTTTTTAATTTTAAATTAGTATTCCAATGAAATGTTATTCCCAAATCATCAATATATGAATTTTCATCAACCCATTTTTCAAAGTCTTTTTCTATAAAACTATTTTCAATATTTGAGTTCTTTAATATATCTAAAATTGGTTCTGGTGGAATTGCTAAAATAAAATTATTGCCAAAGTATTTAATACCATCTATTGTAATATATTCTATTTTGTTTTCTTTATATTGAATATTAGTTACTTCTTTATTTAATAATATATCAACATTATTAGTTGATAATATGGCGCTTGACCATAGTTTTAATAATCCAATATCATTAGGTTTTGAAGGTAAATATAATTTATATAGTGACATTTGGTTTATTAATTGTAAAAATTCAAATAAGGTATATTTTTCAATATTTGCACCATCTGTTAATCTACATAATCTATCAATAAAATCAATTGCCTTATCAGAAAAATTATGTTTTTCCATAAATTGTTCCATAGAAATATATTTACTATAATCTTCATCAATAAATAATCTGATAAATTCAATAATAAATACTATAATTTCTTTAAATTTAAAATATTTAATTGATTCAATACCAATTGTAGGTATTGAAAAATTATAAGGAACAAATAAATCATTAAATTTACCACCCATGTTTTCTAATAATTTAATAAAATTTAAATATGCGTTTGAATAAACACGTGGACTATGTTCTGTAAATAAACCATTTTTTCTAATTACACGATGGCACCCACCAATTGCTGATTGTTTCTCAACTAATAAACATTTTTTATTTAATTTCCCTAAATAATATGCTAATGTTAAACCAGATGGTCCAGCACCAATTATAATATAATCATAACTCATTAACTTAGAATATAAAATAAATATTATGTTTTAAAATTTAATCATATTTATTTTGTAATATTATTATATGGATGAAAAACTAAATGAAATAATATTGTTACTCAATAAACAAAATGATAAAATAGATGATATAGTAAAAAGATTAGAAAAACTAGAATCTTATGGAAATCGGATGGATAATCATATCTCATTTATAGAATATACTTATCAATCATTAATAAAACCAATAGAATATATTAAATATTTTTTTTCAGATAATAAATCAATTGATAATTAAAGCATATTTATGTTTCAATTATAATGGATAATCTATTATCAAAAAAAGAAGAATTAGTAAAGTTAAAACATAAATATGAAAAAAAAATTTTTCTTATTGAAAATGAACTTATTAAATATGAACAAGAACTAGCTAAATTTAGTGAACTAGAATTAGTTGCATCTTTAAGTTTAAGTGAACAACAAACAAATATAGTAGAAGCTTCAGATGATAATATATTAGTAATTGCATGTCCTGGTGCTGGTAAAACTCATACTTTAATTTCTCGTTATGTTAATTTAATATTAAAAAATAATGTTAAACCAGAATCAGTTTTATTAATTACTTTTACTAAAAAAGCTGGTCAAGAAATGTTACACCGTTTAGAAGATATAATACCTACTAAATTACCATTTCATGTTGGGTCATTACACGGTTTAGGATATAGAATACTCCAAAAATTTAATAACATTAATTATACTGTCTTAGATGAATATGAAGCTAGAGATCTATTAAAACAAGAAACAATTAGTATTTTAACTAATCAAGCTGAATTAGATATTGATGATAGTAATTTAATAAAATCTAAAATTGTATCAATAATTGATCAAGTATCAACAACATATCCATTAAATTTTAAAACAATATTAAAAAAACATAATTTAACAAAGTATAATAATTTAATAAATCAAATTTATAAAGCTTTCTTGAAAAGGAAAAAACAAGAGAATTCTATTGATTTTAATGATTTAATGATACAATTTTGTGATTTTTTGAAATCACCTAAAAGTGAGAATTTTAGAAATGAAATTAAATATATATTCTTTGATGAATATCAAGATATAAATCCAATACAAAATTATATTCTTAGTATTTTTAAAAATAAAAGCAAGATTATGGTTGTTGGAGATGATGCTCAATCAATCTATTCATTTAGAGGTTCATCAGTCAAGTATATTTGTAATTTCCCAAATGAATTTTTACCAAATAATACATATTTTTTAGTTGAAAATTATAGATCATCACCAGCTATTGTAGACTTTTGTGAAAATATAATAAGTAAAAATTTAAATCAGTTTGATAAAAAAGTAAAATCTATACAAATTGAACCGGGATTAAAACCAGAAATACATGCATTTGTTGCTTCTAAATTTAGTACTGCACAAGAAGAACAATATAAATGGATAGTAAAAGATATAATACGAAAAAACCAAAGTGGTGTTCCATTATCAAATATAGTAATATTAGCTAGAACAAATCGAATGTTATCTAATATAGAATTAGAATTAGTTGCTAATAAAATTCCAATAATGAAACAGTTAGGTATTACATTTTTAGATAAATTTCATATAAAAGATTTTTTAGCATTTATTATTATTATCAATAATCCAAAAAGTTCAATTCATTGGAAACGAATTATTAGTTTACATAAAGGATTTAATATAAATAAAGCAAATAAAATAATAGAAGATTGTCCAGATATATTAAATAAAATTATTTCATTATCACAAGAAAATGAAGAATTAGCAAATTTATTAAGTTTTATTAATTCAGTAAAGAAAATTAACCGTGATATTGATAAGGCTAAAAGTATATTATATTATTTGGAAAAATTATGGATTTTACGAATTTCAAATATTGAAGAATATAAGAATGATATCTTAACTTTATTGTATTATTTAAGAAATTCTAGTTTGTTAGAATTTATTAATGATCTATATTTGAATCAAGAAATAGAATCAAATCGTGAAAATGTATTATATTTATCTACAGTGCATGGGTCTAAAGGTTTAGAATGGGATCATGTTTATTTAATTGATGTTAATAATAATGATTTCCCAAGTATTCAAAATGATTATTATACTAATGAATTAGAAACAATGGAGGAAGAAAGAAGATTATTTTATGTAGCATGTTCACGTGCTAAAAAATATTTAATACTTACATACCATACTGATTTTAAAACTACTATGTCTCCTTTTATCAGAGAATTAGATAATGAATTATATTTTTCAACACAAGTAATTAAAAAAGAAATACAATTAGAAAATCATATACCTAGAGATATTACAACTATTTTAAAAAATATTGGTTATGTTAACATTGCTAATCTATTTACAAATCTAAATATAAAAGAAAAATCAATACATACTGAATTAATAATTCCAAAACATATAACTAAATTAAAAGGTAAATTTATAATTGGTAATTTTATAGATTACTTAATACCTAAAATGATTCAAAATAACTATCCAGATAAAATAAAAAAGTTTGATTTAAATATAATTCATAAACATGAAGGATTTCCAAAAAAAATATATTATGAATATAATGATGAAAATAATCATTGGAGTAATTTATTAAATAATATTTTTTTTACAGCTTCATATAATTCTAACTTAGTAGATATTCAATCGTATAATGAATATTTATTAGATCAAATAACATTTTATAAAGAACTAGAAACTGGTATTAAAAAATTAGTTGATATGTTTAAACCAAAAACAATATATAATCATTATAATATTAGTTTTGATTTATTAAAAGCAGAAATAGATTTATTATTCGATGATGTTTTAATAGAAATAAAAGTATCTGCAAATGAAATATGTAGTTTACAATATCTATGTCAAGTTTTTACATATGGTTATTTATTATCAAAGAAAGAAAAGAAAATTAATAAAATAGTATTATATAATGTAGAATCAGGAATAATTAATATAATTGATACTAGTAACTTTGATTTTAAATTATTTTATGAACAGTTATATTTAATAAATAACCAATTATAAACCCATCTACTAGAATTTTATTGCCTGCCCCAATTATGAGCGACTGATAAAAATTCTAAACCCATCTACTAGAATTTTTAAAAATAATAAAAATTGTCTGCTCTCAATATTATGAGCGATTGATCTTCTATAAAAATTGTACCGATGTGTTAGAATTTACTTTGTAAATTCTAAACCCATCTACTAGAATTTTATTATTTCCTAAAGGAAATAATAAAAATTGAATATTTAAATTATGTAACTATATATCACTGTAATATGCTTTCTGAACAATACTTAAATATGGATGTGGATAATTTCTTAGATAGAATAGATAATGAAATTAAGCTTGAAAATATATTATCTTTAGATAGTGAATTTACAAACTTTGAGATTAAGCCTAGAATATATCCAACATGTAAATTTGTTGGTGAATGTATACAAAATGAAACCTTTGGTTTTGATAGTTTTATTTTTTATGATGGTTTCAAATTGGAAGGGTATTTTACATATAATATTTATAACGATATATCAAACGCAGTCTTGATAAATAAAAATGGTAATAGTCATTTTGGGTATTATAGTTATACATTACTTTGTGGTTATCAATTTGATGGATTTTTTAAAAATGGTTTACGTAATGGTAATGGTGTTGAACTTTTTCCAGATGGAACTAAATATAATGGTAATTTTTTAGATGGTAAACGTCACGGTGTAGGTATTGAAATAACTTTTGATAAAATTGAATATCACGGGCGCTTTAAAAATGGATTACGACATGGATATGGTACTGAAACTTATCCAGATGGAAGAAAATTTGGTGGTGAATTTTTTAATGGATTAAGAAACGGTTATGGTATTGATATTTTTCCAGATGGAAGAAAATATGAAGGTAGTTATTATAACGGATTAAAACATGGTAAAGGAATACTTGTATTTTCTGATGGGCACATCTATAATGGTGATTTTGTAAATGATAAAAGAGACGGTAATGGTATTTTTACTTGGTCATCTGGTAATAAATACGAAGGTCAAGTTAAAAATGGCTTGCCAAATGGTAAAGGTACTTATTATTGGGGTAATGGTTTTAAATATTCTGGTAACTTTATTAATGATAAAATGGAAGGTAAAGGAACTTTGATTAACAAAGATAAAAATAAATATATTGGTGAATTTAAAAATAATTTACGTCATGGTAAAGGTAAATATATATTAAATGATGGTACTACAATAAATGGAATATTTTATAAAAATAAGTGTATTAAAAAAATTAACGATTTTTAGTTTAAATAAAATTTTATTTATTAGTATTATTAATGAATAAAAAAGATTTAGAAAATCAAGATAATATTTTAAATTATACACCACCTGATTATAAAGAAATGAATGTATTAACTTACACAATTAAAATAAATTCTAAAGATAGAAATTATTCAAGAGAACCAAACCCTTTTAATTTTGAAATTATTTTTAATGAAGATAAAAATGTGTTAAGTTATAGAAAACCAGTATATACATATGATAATAAATTAAAAAAAAATGTAATAACATCATATATAAATGAATACACTAAACCAGATCAAAAAGCAGTAATAACTAGTAAATTTGAAAATATAAAAAGAATTAGTTTAAGTCAACTTATAGTTCCACGTTATGTACCAAGAGATTATATGGGTGAACCAGTTACTGGCATAACACCAAATTATAATACACCAAATTCTGTTTGTTTATCTTTTTATCCTGGTATAAATATTAATAATACAGTAATCACATTTTATGATACTGAAGGTAATGCAAGTTTAATTGAAGTATTAGAATTAGTTGATTTATCATATAAAAAAATGTATTTAGTTGCATTACAATATAATAATCCATATTATATAGGTAAATATATTACAGTAAAAGCAGAACTATTTAGTCATTTAAATATTAATAATAATATTTATCCAATTACAAATATAGTTGGTAATATAATTAGTTTATCTAATACTACTAATTTTCCATTACCACTTAATACTAATAATAGATTAATTCTTGGTGACTTTTATAAAAATGTAATTATGTCAGATATAAATGGAACAAGAATTGGTATAAATAATACTACTATACAAATATTATCAGCTAATCTTTTAAATTTCCAATATTTATTTGAAGGTCAATATCTTGAATATCAAATTAATTCATCATCTGCAAATATTGTTGATAGAAAATTATTCAAAATATCAAATATAACTTATGAAAATGAAAATTTACCATTAACAGTTGAAAATGTTAGCACGGCTGTATTGATTATTAAAGGTATGTGGACTGATGGTTTACCTTCAACATATAATAATTCACCATTGTTTTTCGATCATATACATATAATTAGATTAAGTCAGTTTAATTTTGGTGTAAAAGATTTATTTGAAGAAAAATTATTTTATTTAAACTTAAGTCCATACAAACCAGCAAAAGATGTTTCAACAGATGAGGAATTAAATAAATCATTTGGTATTTTATTTCCATCTACACCTAATTCTACAAAAGATTATTTATATTTAAGAGGCGATGCATCTGAATCATATACTAATGTCAATTTACAAAATACAAATAATAAGATACAATTTACATTAACAGATTCTAATAATCAATTGTTAGGTAAAATTTATAGTAAATTTTTTAATTTATATCAACCTAATAATAATGTTGAATTAACATCATATTTACCATTTTTACCTGATTTAAATATGGTATTGAAAATAGAAGAATTAGATAAAAAATTTGCAGCATTAGGTTAAAAATATTGTACCTAATGCTAAAAATTATAAACATAGTAAATCTAATTATTAAAAAAATTAATTTATAAATGTATATATATATATGTTTGTAAATAATTATAAAGAAAAATATTTTAAATATAAAAAAAAGTATATAAATTTAAAAAATATGCAAATAGGTGGTGTAGACGGAGATTTAATTGATTTAATTAAAAAAAAAACCCCATCTGAAGAAATAATACAATATATAAATGAACATTCTGATGAAGTTACTAAATATAATGAAATTACAGAAGGTCGGCGTAAAAGAAATGTATACCCTATTGAAATTGCAATAGATAGTAATGCACCTGATGATGTAATTTTAAAGTTAATTAAACTATCTCCAGATGAAGCTAAGAATTTTTATGTTATTGAAAAAGCTATTGAGGAAAAAAGATCATTGGATATTATTAAAGAGTTATTAGAAAAATCTGTATCAGATGAAATAAGCGGACTACCTATTTTCGAAGCCCTTAGGCAATTAGACAAAAAAATTATTAATCTTCTTTTAGAAAAATATCCGGAAGGTGCAAAGATATATAATTCAATGGGTGAATTACCTATCTATTATCTTGTAAGTCTAAATCATAAATCTGGACTTGATATAATTACAGAACTTCATAAAATATATCCTGAGGGAATAAAAGAGATTAATAAAATTACTAAAAGGTTGCCTATTCATTATTCAGTCAGGGATGATTCATGTATAGATACAACAAATTTTCTTATCAAAAATTATCCCAATGGAATTAAAATACAAGATTTTAATGGAAATTTACCTATACATTATTCTTCAATTTATATACAACCAATTACTTGCAAGTTTTTAAAAGAAAATTATCCTGAATCTGTTGATATAAAAAATTATGATGAAAAATTACCAATTGATTTAGCTATAAAAAAAAATGTTTCACCTGAAATAATAAAAATGTTAATGCCTACTGATCCTGAATATGTTAATATAAAAAATAAATATGGCACATTACCAATTGATTTAGCTTTAGAAATAAAGTCACCTGAAATAATAAAAATGTTAATGCCTACTGATCCTGAATATGTTAATATAAAAAATAAATATGGCAATTTACCAATTGATTTAGCTTTAGACATAAATTCACCTGAAATAATAAAAATGTTAATGCCTACTGATCATGAATATGTTAATATAAAAGATGATGATGACAAATTACCAATTGATTATGCTATAGAATTTAATAATTCACCTGAAATAATAAAAATGTTAATGCCTTATGATCCAAAACTTACCGAAAAGTATAAGAAGTATAATTAATAATTATGATAGATATATATAGCATTAATTTTTAATTTAATTTTTAATTATAATTAATTTATAAATGTATATATATTTTTGTAAATAATTATAAAGAAAAATATTTTAAATATAAAAAAAAGTATATAAATTTAAAAAATATGCAAATAGGTGGTGTAGACGGAGATTTACTTGATTTAATTACTAAAAAAAACCCATCTGAATAAATTATAAAATATATAGAAAGTAAAGATAAATTAAATATAATTGAAGAAATAAAAAATTTGACAGCAGTGTTAGAACCAGGCTGGACAGATATTGAACTAACTGGAATTAGTGCAACAATTGCCCTAGGTTCAGACGTAACTGTAATAAAAAAATTAATAGAAATATTTCCAGAAGGAGTTACTAATGAAGACATCCTAAAAATAATACGGTGGAGTGAATTAAAAACAAAAATAACTGAAACTGAGGAATTAATAAATGGAAATCAAATAGCTACTAGAGAAAAATTAAAAAGTGAAAGTTTTAAAGGAATATTATTACATTATGCAGCTGATATAGATGATATACCAATTAGAATAATTAATTCGTTAATAAAAGCATATCCTGAAGGGATTAAAATAAAAAATGATAACGGAAAAATACCAGCTCATTATGCAAATAAACGTAATTCTTCTAATTATTTAGATAAAAAAAACGAAAAAAATAGTTTGGATCAAAAAGCTGTTGTATCAGCTCTGACTGAAGGATTAGATTTAAATGAAATAATTAAAAGTGAAGCAAGCGAAAGGGTAATATTAGAAAAAATAAGTAAAGAACCAGAATCTGTAAAAATAATAGATGAAGAAGGTAGATTACCATTACATAATGCATTAATATTGAGATATTCAAAAGATGTAATAAATTCTCTTTTAGAAAAATATCAAGATGCTATTAAAGTAAAAGATAACGATGGATTATTACCTCTTCATATAGCATCACTTTCCAAAGGTATGAATGAAGGTAATTTTGATGTCTTTAAAATTATTTTAGACAAGTATAAAGATGCAGCTAAAGGAAAAACGAATAAAGGATTATTACCAATAGATTTTGCTACATGGGATAATATTTTTTCAACTAAAGTAAAAAATTTACTATCTGGAATTACTAATCAACAATAAGTATTTAAAAAAGTTAATTAATGAAGCTAAAAGAAGTGATTTTTATTTACCTAAAATAATAAAAATGTTAATACATACTGAATAAAAACTTACTTAAGAATACTAAAAGTATAGCATTGATCTTTATAAAAATATTGAAATTAATATCTATTATTAAATATATATTAATTTTATAACTTATGAACAATATAAATTATAAAAATAAAAAGAATCTAATTCTTGTCGATACATCATACACATTGTTTCATAGATATTATGCTACATTACGATGGCTTTCAATGGCATCAACAGAAATGTATAAAGAGCATATTAATGATGTTGAATACAATTGGCAAGAAAATAAAGTATTCATTGAAAAGTTCGAAAAATTATATTTAGAATCTATAATTAAATTAGTTGGTAAAAGAGTTTATAAAGAGTCTAATGTAATTTTTTGCATGGATACTCCAAAAGAACAAGTATGGAGAACAGAACTAAAATGTGATTATAAAGGTGATAGAATTGATCAATCGACAAAGACTAATTTTATGCCTACCTTTAAATATGCATATAATACTGTTATTCCAAATCTTTTAAAAAATGACAATATTGATGCTATCAGAATTAATAAATTAGAAGCAGATGATGTAATTGCAATTATTTGTAAATATATGGAATCTAAACCAAATATTAAAATATTTTTAGTATCTGGGGATGAAGACTTTTTACAATTAGGAAGACCAAACTTGTATTTTATTAATTTTAAGAAAAAAATTCCATTGGAATTAACAGCCGAAGATGCTGCCATTGCATTACATAAAAAGATATTATTAGGCGATAAATCTGATTGTATCAAATCTATATTTCCTCAAAAATTTCCATTGAAATTAAAAAAATCATTGGTAGAATCTATTGATGAATTTAATAATTATATTAAAACTAATGCTGAATTGGAAAAAAAATATAAAGAAAATTTAGTATTGATAAATTTTGATCATATACCGGAAAAATATAAATCAATAATCATCGATGAATTTGAAAAATTGTTTTAACTTTATTTTTATTTATAAATAAAAATAAAATTATATGTTATACTATACGAGTGCCACTTTAATAACATCTTCAAATGTTTCTACACTCGTTGCAATAAATTCATCATTGAATAGAGTTTTATTTCTTTCTAAAATTTTATCAATATCTTTTTGGTTTTGTTTTGGATAGAGAACGTGAGTTATACCTGCACGTTTAGCACCTTCTAGTTTTTCTTCTAAACCGCCAATTGCAGTTACTTGACCTTGAAGATTAATTTCACCAGTAATTGCAATATTATGTTTAATCTTTTTATCAGTTAATAAAGAATAAATCGCAAGTGTTAATGCAGTACCGGCTGAAGGTCCATCTTTTGGTGTTGAACCATCAGGACAATGAATATGAAACCCCATGCTTTTATCTTTCCATGTTTTGATATATTCGTCTTTTTTATCTTTATCCAAATAATTCCAAGCTAAGCTACATGCAACTTGAGTACTTTCTTTAATAACTTGTTGTAATGAACCAGTTGCTTTTACATTCAATGGTTCAGTTGTAGGAATCCAAACAGTTTCAATTGGTAGAACACCACCAACGCCCATTGATCCAGCATATAAACCATTAACAACTCCTGATTTATCATCTTTGTTAATTACTTCTTTTTCTAATTCATTCTTATTTTTAAGAATATATTTGATATCATCCATAATAACGGTATATGGAAATACAATCTTTGAATTACCAATTTTAGTTTTAATTAAATTGGCAAGATTTAATTCTCTTACAATATTCAATATTAATGATTTAATTTTTCTAACACCGCCTTCACGAGTATATGTTTCAATCACGTGTTTTACTAATGGTTCTGGAAAAATTATGGATTCTTTTTCTAATCCAACCTCTTTTAATATATCTGGTAAAAGATAATTTTTTACAATATGTATTTTTTGATCTACTAACAAATATTTTGTTTCAACTGCCGTTATACGATCCATCAATACACGATCAATCATGTGAGGATTATTGTATGAAAATATCATAGTAGCTTTAGAAAGATCTAGATCAATACCATGGAAATATTTATCTCGGAAATGGCAATTTTGAACTGGATCTGTCAAATGAATTAACAAATTAGTGATTTCTTCACCTTTTGGTGTTTGGCTAATCTTATCTAATTCGTCAAAATAAATAATTGGATCCATACATTTTGCTGCAATTAAACCTTGAGCAATTCTTCCATAAATTGATCCTTCATAAGTATAAGAATGACCTTCCAAAAATGATGCATCAGTTGCACCACCTAGAGAAATAAATATAAATGGTTTACCCATGGCTTTTGCGATACCGTTCTTAATTAAACTAGTATTATGAGTAACTGTAAAGTCACCTAATAGAAATCTGTTATTTCCATCTAATGTAAAACCATAATAATTACCTCTTCCTTTTGAAATTACTTTTATATCATTAACTAAAGCATCTATGTGAGATATTTTTTGTTTTCCTATTTTAATCTTAGTTGGTATTTCTGTTAAATTTTCTCCATAGATACTTAATTTGTAAAAATCACAAATATTATCATTACTCATTTTTTTGATAATATTTTTAGTAATTCCAAAACCTAGTGATCTAACCAAATAAATAATATTATCTGTTAATTTTATAGATTTTTGTACTATTTCAAAATAACTTAAATCTTCATTATAATATCCATCATTATTAATAAATTCAGCTAATACTTGCAGTCTAGTAACTCTATCATTTACCAAGTATTCACATGGAATATTGTCAGTTTCTTTACAATAATTTATAAAATTAGAGTCAAAAGAAACTTTTTTTCTTTCAAATTCAACACCAACTTTATATCCTTTTAAACTTAATTTAATATCATCGGTCAAATTTAAATAGTCTTTTACAGTTATTTCAGTTACAGTACCTGATGATTTTAGACATAAAATATGTTCAGAATTGACAGTATAAGATTCATTCTTATTAGACATAATTTCATACATTTCATCTTCACCACTTCCTAATGATAATACATTTCTTTGTTTAGAATCATCTCCCATCACAATATCACCAACTTGAACATCTTGTACTTTTTTAAATGTTCCATCGTACATTAAAATAGGAGTATCTAATGCAAAACATTTACCATTTCCTGGAGGCCCGTAAATTCCAATATTATTTCCTTTAGAATTTGGATTTCTAAATTGTTGACCCATAATTTGAATAATATGACGTTTGGCTTCGTTATGTCCCCACACAGATTCATCCATTGTTTTCTTGAGATTATCTAGGAAAGTTTTGATTTGACCAGTATTCATAGCTTTAAGATTAATTCCAGTCCAATTTCCAAAAGGAATTGTTGTAACTGAATCAATCCATGCTTTTAGTTTACTAGATTCACCTTTTCCTGCAATAAATGATAAGTACTTTTTCAAGACATGACTCTTTTGATCAATTGGTAAAGCTAATGAAATTAATTTGAAAAGCATTGGTTGATCAGAAGAATGAAAACCATTAATTTCTTTTAATTTGGTAAGGGCAGTTTTCTTTTCATCTTTCTTTAGATCAGAAAAATAATTAAAAATATATCCATTAGTATCATTAACTGATGATTTCATTAGTTCTTCAAGAAACTCTTTGTTCTCTTTTTTACGAAGATCCATTTTTTTGGCAGCAATGTTTTTATTGATAATATTTTTACCTTCACCATCGTCATCATCGTCATCATCGTCATCATCGTCATCATCATCATCGTCGTCATCGTCATCGTCATACTCTTCATCTTCTTCTAGATAATCACAATCTTCTTCTTCGTCAATAAAATCATCTTTTGGTTTTCTTGCTTTCTTAGTATTAGATCTAGTTTTTCTTTTATTATCTTCTTCATCATCAGAAGTTTCATATTCTGAATCTTCTTCAATTTCATCTGATTTGACTTTCTTTGTTTCAACTACATTTAATTCTTTTTTTATTTTTATTAAATAATTTTTAAAATTTAATTTTTTATCTTTAGAATACTCAAATAAAGCAGCAATAATAATTTCTACACAAACATATAATTGTGCAATTAATGCATTCATAACTACTTTATTCTGTAAAATACCTTCTAATTTTTTATTTGATACCATTGAATTAATTAATGTTTCGATATTTGATTTTAAATTTTGTAGATATGTTGATAATTGTTTGCCTTTGTAATTAGGAATATTATTAAGTAATTTATCAATAGCAATAATTTTAAGATCATTGATAATTTCAGTACTTGAAAACTCAAGTATATTCAACTTACGCTTATTACTATTAACAATCATTTCATAAATATCATTCATATCCGGTGGATTTATATCAGATGTAGCCATATCGTTAGGATCCATAGTTATTAACTAAATAAATAACAATTTTTTTAAATGAAAATAGGATAATTATTGTCTTAAAGAACCATAATTAGATATTATATTTAATTTAAATTGTTTGTAACCAACTTGTAGTTTATAGCAGTGTGCTATAAAATATGAAAATAAAATAAATAATCTGGTATTTAATGAATTTGGAAGTGCTGGTAATATAAATGCAATAAATTCAATTATACTAAAAAATAATTTTGGGGTTATAATATCTATCATTTATTATTTATAATTAGATTAATTAAATTTAATTATAAACTATTTTTTAATAATACTTAATGCGTCTTCATTGTTATATTCTTCTGCTGGTAATACGTCATCATTTTTTAAATCAACACATTGATTATTTGGATATAATGGATTTTTAATAATTTCATAATCATCTTTTCCATCGTATAACATTCTGAAATCTTTATTTAATTGTTCTTTATTCTTAAAATAAATATTTTGTTTAGCATTATTATCTAATAAATGATAATCCATCAAATTAATTGGTCCTTCTGATGAATATAATTGTAATTCATAATCATCTGATATTATAGGCGCTGGTTGTGATTGGTAAATATCAACAATTACTGGTACTATATTAGATTTTTCAGATTCTGATGCTGGTAATAAACTTTGATATAAATTATCTTCATTTACTAATCTAACTGGTAATTTATCATATATGGGTTGTTCTGATGATTCATAAATAGGTTGTTCCGATGATTCATAAATGGGTTGTTCAGATGATTCATATATGGGTTGTTCAGATGATTCATATATTGGTTTTTCATATAATGGTTGTTCAGAAGAAGCGTATAATGGTTGTTCATATAATGGTTGTTCAGAAGAAGCGTATAATGGTTGTTCATATAATGGTTGTTCATATAATGGTTGTTCATATAATGGTTGTTCATATAATGGTTGTTCAGAAGAAGCGTATATTGGTTGTTCATATAATGGTTGTTCAGAAGAAGCGTATATTGGTTGTTCATATAATGGTTGTTCAGAAGAAGCGTATATTGGTTGTTCA